GGGGCCGGATCTGCCAGTCCAGGCGCTCGATCTGATCCTTGCGGGTCTCGATCGCGAGCCGGACCAACTCGACGTTCGCGAACGACCGCAGCTGCGCGAAACCGAAGGGCTCGTACGAGCGCGGCGTCGTGACCGTGTTGTGCCCGACCGGGAAGTCGATCCGGCGGACCGGTTGGGCCGGCGTGATCGGCGCGAGCGGGACGCCCGGCGAAAACATCGACCACTGGCCGGAGAAACTGCCCGCCATCGAAGCGGACAGCGATGTGCGCGTCCCGCCGGAAGGAGGCATCGAGATGTCCTGTGCTTATCCGCCGAGGGCGGCTTTCATCGCCTCGACTGAGCCGGCGGCGTAGGTCGGGCCCGAAGGAACGGGCGATCTTGCATCAGCAGCCGTGGCGATTGCATTGTGGACCGCCTCAGCGACCCGAGCCGTTTCGGCCTCCTGGCGCACGAGGTCGAACATGCTCTGCGACCGCGAGTTGATCCGCAGCTTCTCGATTGAATAGCGAAGTGCGTCGATAACGTGGTTCTTCTTGTCCTGAAGAACCGGAAGAACGTTTTCGGTCAGTGGGTCGGTCTTGTATGAGTAGAGCGTTAGCTCATCAATCGTATGCTTGCACCGTGGATGAACGACGATGTCATAAGACTTGAGGAACTCGACACCTTCCTCAACCGAACCCGGACCCTTTGTGGCAGGTTCGATACGGAACCCGCGGCGCTGCATGTATGAGATGGTCTCAGGTCGGGCGCTATCAGCACGGATGATCCATCGTAGTGCGCCGGGAATACCCTCGTAGCCGCGCGTGTTTTCCCAGCGCGGGGGCTGGGCCGTATCGTTGCCCGCAAAGAACGCGGGCGTGTGGTCGATCTCGCAACCGACCGCGTGGACCTCGCGATCAACGAAAAGCGTTCGGTCGCGCACGAAGCAGCGGACCAAAACCGTCGGATCAACGGAGAATCCCCAGTCAGCGCCGAGGTAGAAGACCGCATCAGGCGGTGTTTCGAACTCTTCGGCTTTCCAGTTTTTGAAGACCCGTGCTTCGCTATTGCGCAGGTACTCGCCGAGCCAGACGTGTGCGTACTTATCGGGATCCCGGCGGAGGTCGAACTCCATGTCCGCCCGGAGAACCTCCGGAAAGAATGGATTGTCGTCGAAGTTGACGCGCTCAATAAGCGTGCCCGGCGGCTGGAACGCGCCGCGTAGCATCGCGTCCACAGGGTCAGTGCTGTTCTTCGGGTTCCAAGTGAACCAGATCTCGGATCCGGGCTTGCGCACCGTGGGAATCAGCAGGTCGAGCGATCGCTGTGAGACCGTGTTGGCCTCCTCGACCCAGGCTAGGTCGAGCCCTTCCATTGATTTCACGGAGTCCGGGTTCGATCGCAGCCCCTCGAAAAGGAAGAGCGTATCGCGCGGCCCGCGGATCTCTGTCTCGGTCTCGCTGTAGAGGTGCGAGAGGCCGGTTGATCGGATCTTGTCGGAGAGAAGCCGTTTGACGGAGGACTTCAGCGACTTCTGAATCTCGCGGCAGCAGAGCGCTCTCGTCGTGCGGTTAGCGCCACGGATGACGAGGGCCTGGGCGAAAGCGTGCGACTTGCCGGAGCCGCGCCCGCCATAGGCAGCGCGGTACCGGATCGGGACCTGCCGACCTTCGTGCTCGACCAAGCCAGACCGGTAGAGGTACCGGAAGACGGCTGGGACCCGGATTTTATTCGCCGCCGGCGTCGGGCTCCCCAGCATTGGTGGCACCCGGTTCTACGAACTCGATAAGAACGGTCTGCTGCGTCTCGATCGCACCACCATCCTTGCCGGTGTTCTCGACGACCGTGGTCTCCTTCCAGCGACCGCGGGTCTTCATCCAGAAGATCGCGGCCGTGACGCCCTTCATGCCGGAAGCCGGGTTCGTGGCATGGCTGAAGAGGGACTGCGCGACTTTGGCATTCGCGCGGATGTGCGCGGTGTCGAGCTCGTCGCGGTAGTATTTCCGCAGCGTCTTCGGGTCGATGCCGATGATCACCGCGATATCGGCCTCGGGCGTCCCGCAGGCCGCGTAGCCCTCGACGAGGCCACGGGTCTTGGCGGTCGGCTCGTGCGGGGCACGGCTCATGTCGGCCTCACGCGCTTGGGATCGGACAGCGCGAAGATCAGGGCCGCGTCGCTGGTATCGGCCGGGTCGGGTGCGAGGGGCATGGGCCGGGGCGACGCGGAGGGCGTCGGTGCGGCGGCGGCCAAGTCCGTGCCGCGCGCGGCGCGCAGGACCTCAGCCCGGCGCGCGAGCACCTTGAGGATGTAGGGCTTCATGATGGGGGAGACCCGGGGCGAGGACGCCTGAGCCCGGACGCGAAAAAGCCCCGCGCGGTGGGTACCGCCGGGGCCGCAGAACTGCGTTCTCAGGTTCTCTTATACGTCAAGGGATAGTTGGACGCTAGGGGACAGGGCGCGGACCCGAAAACACTGTTCCGGGCCGCCGCCGCAGTCCGGGCGCCTTTGCCTGAACCCTCGTTCCAAGGGATCAAGGTGGGGGCCGAACGCGGTGTTTGTCTACTGTGCAACCAATCCGGCGATGCCGGGGCTCGTCAAGATCGGGATGACCTTCGACCAGCCGACTGCGCGCATGATGCAGCTGAGCACACCGACAGGGATCCCAATGCGGTTCGAGTGCGCATGGTCCTTCCCATCGGCAAATCCTCGCCTTGACGAGAAACGCCTACACGCGGCGCTTCAGAAAAACCGGCTCAACGGCAAGCGCGAGTTCTTCCGCTGCACCCCGGATTTCGCGCTGGCGGAGGCTCAGCGGCTGGGCATGACAGGCGACGCACTAAGCAAGCCGTCACCGAAGCGACGGATGAATTATGGGCCTAGGGCGGCGAGTTTAGACATTGGTCAGGCTCTGGCCATTGCCCTGGTATTTGCCGTGCTTACCCCAATATCCATTATTCACTGCTTCGGCATTTCATGGATATATGCAACCGCCACCGTGATTATAACCTACATTGCTGCGGTATTAATCATTACGTTGGTCGAGTTTATCGGCGTGCCGCCCAAGAATATCGCCACGTCTCAAGACGGTGACGAAGGGGCAGCTCGGCCGATGCGTTACCCCTACCAGGACAAATCCGAGACACCAGTCTCTTAAATACATCTCGTAAACCGCGAGATTGATAGTCCATTTCGCTTGCTCGGAACAGCAACTCGGAGTTTATTACAAGCAACGGAGCACTTGCACCGTAGGGCAACGCCCAACTCTATAGGAGACCCATCATGGCCGCTCAGAGCGCCACGCTCGCCCCCGCCCGCATCATGGCCCGCGCCTGGGCGCTGTTCCGCGAGCGCTATGCCTATCCGAAAGTCCCCTTCCGCTCGATCGGCCGCGCCTGCTTCGCCTCCTGCCTCAAGGCGGCATGGCACGAGGCCAAGGAGATCGTCCGGATCGCCGCCGACGGCGCCGAGCGCATCAAGGCCACGATCACCCGCCTCAAGACGCCGGTCCACCGCGTCGGCCTCTCGACGAGCTTCCGCGAGGACGCCGCCGACATGGTGCGGCGGACCTACCAGATCCGCATCCTGACCGCTGCGCTGGCGCTCGCCGCCTGAACCCATCGCCGGGCCACGCCCAACTCACGAGGAGTCCGCTATGACCAAGACCTGCAGCAGCAAGTTCAACGCACAGCGCGCCGCCAAGCGCCTCGGCCTCGACATCGCGACGCTCGACTTCGCCCGTGTGGCGGACGGCTCGTGGGGCTGGAGCGAGAAGGCGCAGCTGGCGCTGATCGACGCGCCGACGGTTGAAGAAATTTCGGTCGTGCAGATCGAGCCCGCCGCGATCGCCACCAACGTCACGGTGCTGACGACGCCGCTCGGCCGCGCCCCGAAGGGCAAGACGCGCCTGGTGCTCGAGGCCGCAACCGCGCTGGACGGCGTGACGACAACAGAGCTGAAGGCCCTGACGGGCTGGACGAAGTTCGGGGGATTCTACAACGCGGTCGAGGCAGCGGGCTTGAAGCTCCACCGCTGCCGTGAGGGCCACGATACCCGCTGGTTCGCGGTGCCGGCCGACGAGCGCGAGGTCCGGGCCTACGTCGAGATCGACGGCCGCTGGACGCTGTTCGGGATCTTCGACACCGCCGCCGGGGCGCTCGACGCCGCCAACGAGGCCGCGGAGCCCGAGGGCGAGACCTGCACGGCGACCACCGGCAAGCGCGGGGAAGTGCTGCTGCGCGCGGCTGAGACAAACACACAAGGGATGGCGAAGGCCGCTTGAGGGCTTTTCCTCGCGGCAAGCCGTCCGACACGGCAAGATTTCACGACATCAAGGAGACGACCATGAGCACGAACACCGTGGCTCCAGGGCGCACGAGCCTGTCCGCGTCCATGCAGACCCCCACCACAAAGCCCCTCGACCCGGCCTCGGGCGCTGAAGCGCTGCGGGAAGTCGAACCGACCGTCGAATTCATGCGGGTAAAAAACAATACGAGCCTCGTCGGTCCCGTAGTCGAGCAAAGCGAAGGTTCGATCACCATTGTGGTCGCAACCACCGAAGAGGTCACCCGTGTTCCGGAGGCCTTCGAACCCGTCCCCGCACCGAGGCCGCTTACCGAGGCCGAGAGCTTCATGGTGAACGCCGCCGTGTTTCACGGTTTTGAGCACCTAGACGAGTACGCGACGATCTACGTTGCCAGTCCAGCCGCGATCGTAGCGCTCGTGTCCGCCGCCAGAGAGCAGGGTCGCCAGGACGCCCTCGCCCCGACCGCCGCCTCCGCATCCGGGGATCTGCGGGCGCTCAGCGAGAAAGCTACGCCGGGCATGATGAGTGTTTTTGAAGGTCAGCCTTGCGATCACTCAGACGACGGCGGTGGCGGGTTTACGGCTTGTATTGGAGATTTAGCGCGAGTTGGGTCCGGCCGCCCTTCTCGGCGCTTCGCCATAGCCGATGACACCTACCCCGATATTGATGCCGAAGTTTATTCGGAGGCGAGATCGAACTTCGATTTCATATCTGCGCTCTGGAATGCCTATCGCTTCGGCGAACTTGTCCTCGCCCGTCCCACAGCCCCAGACACCGCCCCGCCCGCCGCTGCGTGGGAGGTCGAGGCGCTGGAGGCCGTTGTTCCGATTGGCCCCAATGATCGCCTAGCTGAGCCCGGCTGGTACGTGGTTGATTTTGGCAAGGGTGATCACGCTTTCCGCACCTTGCTAAGGGTCGACGACGTTCATCTCGAAATGAATACTTACGAGGATGTAACCCTCGTCGCCCGCGTTTACCCGGATCGCTTTCAATTCGTCCTCACCCCCAAGGCGGAAGGGGCTGCAAGCCGGGGCGGACTGGATCGGGAGGCGGTCCGAACCATCGTCGCACGGCTGCACTGCCATGCCGAAGGCTTAGACCCCGACGATGCGATCTCAGATGCCGGACACACCGTCCTAGACGGGCTGCTTGGTGGCCTTGCTAAGCGGGAACTCGTCCGCGTTGATCAGGCAACCGACGCCATCCTCGCCCTCCGACCCGACCCGGCACCGGTCGTCGGAGAGGCGGTCGAGGCGGACCCTCAGGGCCGGATTGCCGACACGCTGATGCTCCACCTGCCGGTGAGCCGGCCACTCGCTGTGGAGGCCGCACGGTGGGTGTTTTGGGTCATCCTCTACGACGGCTACGTCCTGCCGCTTGAAAGAGCTAAGGCCGCCCTCGCCGCCCTAGAGGCGCGGACCGGGACGGGGCAGACGGCAGCGGCTCGCGACGTCCTGGCCGAGCGTCGTCGACAGGTCGAGGCGGAAGGCTGGAAGCCGGAGCATGACGATCAGCATGGGGCCGGCGAGCTTGCCCTGGCGGCCTCTTGCTACGCATCTCGCGCTCACGACAAAAGGAAGGATGACAGGCCGTTGCTCTGGCCCTGGTCGCGTCCCGAATGGAAGCCCGGTGATCCGCGCCGCATGCTCATAAAGGCCGGCGCACTGATCCTCGCCGAGATCGAGCGGTGGGATCGCGCCGCCCCGCCCTCCCCGACGAGCGAGGGGGTCTGAGCCGATGAACGACGCGATCACACGCACGCTAGACTTGCTTGGTAGAGAAATTCGGCCAGCGCCAGAGCCTACACCAAATAAGGCCGAGTTCTGCCGTCGCTTCGTCGCCTACATGGTCAAGCGTGCAGGCTTCACGCACTTCGACGATGACAAATCGGTCGAGGAATATGCACAGGAAACCGCCCCGACATATTGGGCAGACAAGGACCAGCGACAGGAAGGCCCCGAAGAATGCGCCGATGCTGATATGAGCTACTGGGGGGAAGAATGACCCCCGCCCCCACCCGAGCCGAAACGGCAGCGCTCCGGGAGGTGCTGGCCGTCCTTATCGAAGCATCGAGGCTGGCCGGAAAGCTTCCGCAGGAGGCAGCGGACATGCTGATCGCCGGCCCGCTAGCGTCCGTCCTCGCCGAACGCAACGCCGCCTTGGCCGAGCGGGATGAGGCGCGGCGCGCCCTGGAGCGCGACCGCAGCACAGTCGCCGTCACCGTCAACAAGATGCGCGAGTCCCTGCGCGGGCGAGCGTGGCTCTTGGAAGGCGGGCGCGGTCCCTACGAATGGGACGACGATCGCTTTCGCGAAGAGTTCTCTCAGGCCCTCGACGAGATCGCCGCGCCGCTGGACGTGCTGCGCGGGATAGCCCGCGACTGGTCGAACTGCCCTACCGACCAAGCCGAAATCGATCTTGCCCGCGCCGATCGCGCAGAAACCGAGCCAGCGGCCCTCAAGGCGAGGATCGCGGCGTTGGAGGCGGCGCTGGACCAAGCCGAAGCCTGCATGTCCATCGTCCAACCGCGCTCCCATACCGCCGAGTACCTGCGGACCCTCAACTTCATCCGCACCGCTCTCGCAGAAGGAACAGCCCATGCCGACGCAAGCTGAACTGATCGGGCTGGCAAATCGCATCGCCGAGCGGATGAAGGGCGAGGATCCGCACGAAGGCTCAAAGCCGATGCTCGGGTTCTCAGTCGGCGAATGGACCCTCATCGAAGCCGCCCTCCGAGCGAGCCCGGACCGGGACGAGGGCGAGCGGGTGCGGACACTCGACGACCGGCTCAAAGCTGCGGGCCTGTACACCTTGCCCGAGATGATGGGCGTCACACCGCTGACGCGGTGGAAGATCCCCGTCGGGATGGCCGGCGATCTTGAGTTCTTCGGCAGATGGCTCGACCGCCGCGCGTCCGAGTATCTGCGGATGCGGGCCTCACGCGACCTGGCCGACAAAGGTGAGGCCGACGAGCTTCATGAGTGGGTGCTGGCGCACTCGGCCGCGTTCTCCGAGATCCGGACGAACTTTAAGGCGGCAACCGGCGCCATCGCGCAGGAGGAGAAGCCAAGATGAAGCGAGCCTCATCGACTGCCGAACAGCGCATCGCCGCCCTGGAAAACATCATTCGCGACACGCTCTGGATGGCGCGTCGCTACGCTCATGGCCGTCAGAGCTACGCGGTTGGCATGTACAACGACGCGGCTCGGCGCGCGCAGCATCTGAACGTGCAGTTGCAGATGACGGACGGTTCAATCTTCGCGCTTGACGGCACGCGCGACGGAGCCGGCGGCGCAGAGATGTCCGCCCTCTCACCCGAAGAGTTCGCCGCAGCTGCTGATGGTCTAAATCGGGTCGGCATCACGCCGCATCCCGATCGGTTTTCGCCCGCCGGCCGCAAAGCCCTCGACACCCTGGAGCAGGGGGGAGGCGAGCGTGGCTGATGCCCATCTGGGCCCTCGCCAGCCGTTCCGCCGCCGTGCTTGATGGGGCCGAGGACCTTCGGCGAGGAGCTACCCCATGCCCATGTACGTCGCCTACTGCGGACGCCTGACCGTCACCGAACGAGACCTCGCTGGCGCGGACGAGAATGGGACGATCACACTCTATCCAGACGAGCACGTTACGCAGGAGGACTACAGGCTAGCGGCCTCGTTCAGTTCGCACGACCAGAGCGGTGTGCACGAGATGCTGCGCTCGTTCATCGGTCAGAAGGTCCGGATCACGGTCGAGGTGGAGAGCTGACGATCAGGCCGCCCGCGCTGCCGCCCGAGACACCGTGAGCCCCGGCGCGTAGCCGAGCAACTCCAGATCCGGCCGGGACAGCGGAGGCCGCCCGAACGACGGCTCCCAGGTCGCGACGGCCTCGTCCTGCGGCTGCCGGCGCATGATGCCGACGTTCAGATCCCACAGTGCGGCCTCGATCAGGCGCAGGCCGAGCGGGGCGAGCTTACCGCGCCAGAGGTCGGCGGGGTTCTCGCCGGTCTCGACGAAGACGAAATCCTGGGCCGCGATGTCGCCGCCGTCGACGCGCTCGGACAGCCAGAACACGGTGCCGCCGGTGACGGCATCGCCCATGGCGAGCGTCCAGCGGATGGCGTCGCGGCCGCGGTGCCGGGGCAGGAGAGAAGGGTGGTAGCCGAGCGCCCCGAACCGAGCCCGCATCCGGGTTTTGCGGCCGATGAACTCGTGGCTGTGCGCGGCGAGGATCAGGTCGACGCCCTCGGGCAGGGTGTGCGCGTCGAGCCGCCCGGATTCGAGCCACGGCACACCGGCGAGGCCAGCCGCGGCGCGGAGCTTGTCCTCTCGTTGACCGGTCCCGTCGAACGCGGGAGACGAGACGCCGGCGATGGTGTGACCGAGACGCTGGACCAGCCGAAACACGTCGGCGCCGAACATCTTCTGGCCGGAGATGTAGATCTTCACGCTGTACCCTCGAAGCGGACCCGAACGGCGATGGTCGCCTACAATTTCCCGGACTGGATGGTCCCCGGCATCCTGTCCGGCGCGAAGACGCACACGGTGCGCAAGCCGAAGACGCCGCCCTATCGGCACGCTGCGCCGGGTGACCGGATCCGGCTCTACGCCGGCATGCGCACCAAGGCGTCGCGGATCATCCTCGAGCCGGTGTGCTCAACGCTGCAGGCCGCGGATTTCGTGTTCCCTGCACGTGCCGGCGCGACGACCTTCACGCTCGACGGCCAGCACGTCGATCCCGAGGCCTTCGCGATCGCCGACGGCTTCCGCGACCTCGCGCACATGCGGGGGTTCTGGTTCGCGACGCACGCGCCGCGCGGCGCCGAGACGCTCGTGTTCAGCGGGGCGCTGATCGCTTGGACTTCGGAAGCTTGATCGTCGGGACGGCGTCGAGGCCCTTCTGGCCGTAGAACCGGAAGCCTTGGACCGCCCTCATATGGCCGCCATAGCCGACGGCAGAGATCGCCGCGCCCGTTTGGGGTTGGCACCGCGATGAGGCGTTGATCGAGGCCTTAGACTTTCCCTTGTGAACGCCGTGCAGCACGGCCGACAGCTGCCGCCAGCGCCGATCCCGACGGAATACGGCACACAGCTGCGGGTGCGAGGTGTGGAAGATCGTCGTCGTCTTGCGACCGGGTAGGCGGGCGAACTCGTCGCCCCGCTCCTGCATCGCGCAGATCTCGTTCAAGAATCGGAAGCCGACGCCGGCGCCTTGCCATTCCGGCATGACGACGAGGCGGCAGGCTCGGGCCTCTACAGACTTGCCCTTCACGTTCGATGCGACACCGAGATGGCAGACCAGTTCGCCATCCACCGTCCCGACGTAATAGCTCGCCCCGACCATGCGGGGCAGTTTCAGATAGTGATGCGGCTCAAAGAGCGGCCAGTAACGTCCGTCGACCTTCCAGATTTGCAGATTAAACTGAGGTCGTCGAAGACGCCCCCTTGCGAAGGTCTTCTTCGCCGTGTCGAAAACCCAGTCGGGTTCCAGCCACTCGATCACGTCGTAGTGCGGCGTGAGCAGGACGACCTTGCGGTCAAGGAGCCGGCGCCATGACTTCGAGAAGGCCAGGGCACCGAATTTCGCGATCTGCCGGTCCACGACCGACGTGAACTCGTCGACCACCGCCGTGGCGGGTGCCTCGCAAATCAGGCGCGCGAGATCCGCGCGGAATTTCTCGCCGTTCGACAGCACCTGGTAGGGGCGCAGCCAGGTCGGCACCGAGCCGAGCCCGACCGAGCCCAGCGCCGCGGTGACGTCGTTGAAGTCGCCCCCGGGCGCCAGTGCGTCGACGATGGGGCGATCGTTCGGCCACTCGGGCTGCCACAGCGCCTCGGGGCCGCCGAACACCTTGCAGCCGATCGAGGTCTTGCCCGAGCCCGACGGCCCGACCACTACGCCGATCTGCCACTTGCCGTCGTCGATATCGAGGTCGGCATCGAGGTCGAAATCACAGCCCTTTTCTGCGTTGAAGAGCGAACGGACTCGGGCTGCACGGTAGCTCTGAAAATCAGAGCATCGGTTTCGAACTTGGATCTTCACCGGCGCCCCCTCACGTGGTCACGACCTTCACGGTCAGGCCCTCGCCCTGCAGCCGCTCGAACATCGCCTTCTGCTCGACCTCGTCCCCGCAGATGACGATGACGCCGAACTGCTCCTGGTATTTGTCGTCGGGCGGATCCTCGATGCCGTCGTCCGGAGCGGCCTCGTCCGGGTCCAGCACCACGGAGATCTCCCCGACGTCGAAGCCGGTCAGTCCGAGGTCGAAGTCCATGGCCTGAAGCTCCTGAAATTCGATCTTCAGAAGCTCGTTGTCCCACTTTGCCCAGTTGGCCGACTTGTTCGCCAGCAGCCGGAACGCCTTCACCTGCGCTTCCGATAGATCATCGGCGATCGCGACGGAGACTTTGGGCAGGCCGAGCTTCCGTGCTGCCTTCAGCCGAAGGTGGCCGTCAATGACCGTGCCGTCGGATTTGGCGACGATCGGTATGCGGAATCCGAACTCGCGGATCGCCGCACACATCTCGTCGACGACGTCATCGTTCTTCCGTGGATTCCTCGCGTACTCAACCAGTCGGTCGATCGCCCATTCTTGGACCTTCAAGCTCACGCCAAACCTCCAGAAGCATCATGCGTGTCGCGTCTCGGCGCTCCGCGAGCATGCTTCGCCAAGCGAAGCGCTCCACCGGCCCGAACCCGAATTTTTCCGTTTCCACCAAGGCCATCTCGACCACCTTGTGGTGGCGGGTGCACAGCACGGCGAGATTCGGTTGGCGGTTGTCGAACGTGAGGCGCCAGGGAATGATGTGGTGGACCTGAAGGCGCTTCGTCGTCCCGCACAGCCAGCAATACGGCGTCAGGCGAAGCGCCTCTTTGCGTACCTTGGCCCACTGGCTCCCGCGCCCAGTCTTTCGATCAGTCCGGCACAGGTGTCGTTCGTAGCAGGGGCGAGAACAGAAGCGAGCCGAGCTGTTCGTTTTGCCCGAGAGCTTGGACCGCGGCACCCGAAATGCTGTGTGGCAGGTCTCACAGACACGCTCAACCGATCTGGCCAATCGGGAGCACGTGACAGAGCAATATCGCCGTCCCGTGGAAGGCACAGTACGGAACTTCGTTCGGCAATGCTGGCAGCTTACGATGAGCGCGTGCCCGTCCGTGTGCTTCTTGCGGGTTAGCGCGCCCCTTGGGCCGCATTCCTTCGCTGCACATGGCTTGCATCGTAGAGCGATGTTGTCCTTTCGAACCGTCTCCACCAAGCCGCATGTGATGCATGTTCGAATACGAGTGTAGGGCATCAGGCATTTTGCCTGGAAATGCTGCGTAATACTACGAGACGACCACTTTTCTCTTGCGCGGATTGAGTCGCCTTTCGAAAGACAGGACAGCCTCGAAAAGGTCGCCCCCGGCGTTTAGATCCGCCAGCATCGTATCGAAGTCACTGCGCCCGCGCGTGAGACGAATGAAGTCCGGCGGCGTGTAGATCCGCTCACCGGTCTCCGCGATCGTGATCCAGAAGCGCTTCTGGTACTTGGTGAGGGCGAAGCTCACCGGCGCAGGACGATCTGCGGCGCTTCCGGAGAAGGCGCCGGCCGGGTAGGTTTGGTCATGGATAGTCGAAGCCTTTTATAGGCGGGAATTTGGTAGGTATCGATCGTTATCAAGCCGTGATCGACTTTACCGCCCACATGACCGCCTCTTCGATTTTCGTCTTGGCGAGGCTGACTTCCCGGCTGTTGCCGAGGCCGTCAACGAGTTCGAGGAATTCGAGGCCTTTATCTTTTACCGCAACCATGTTGGCCTTCTCGGCATCATTGAGGACGCGGTACTGGTGGCGCACGGAGTTGTTCGCCGTCCGCTGATCGGAGGCGCTTTCGATGGAAGCCATCTGGCTGTTCCTTCTGCTGAAGCCGGATCATCCACCGGCACGGATTATTTATTGCTTCCGGAACCGCCCGAGCCGATCGCGCTGAGGCACCGGCTTCAGGTCACCGGCCTGGACCAGCACGGCGGCGCGGGGCTCGCGTAGCACCATCCCGAACAGCACCACCGAGAACGCCAAGAGTGCGACGAGTCCAAGGCTAGTGGCTTCGACCGGCGCCCAGAGCTGATCCCGCACGCGCTCCTCGACGGTCGCGTAGCACAGGGCACCGATGATCGCGCCGACGGCGGCGGCGAGAGACGTGCGCAGCATGGCGGCCTCCGGTCAGTGGGCGGTCGGCACGACGGCGGGCGAGAACTCGCCACACCAGTGCTTGTCGAGCGTGACCGGCCATTCCCCCGCGACGGTCTCGCCGAAAGTCGGCGCGAACCGGCGGCATTCGCCGCCCTTGCTCGTCACCGGCATGTAGAAGCGGCAGGCCGCGCAAGTCTCCGGCGCGTGCAGCGCGGTCAGGCCTAGAGCCGGCACGTCCTCGGGGCGGACCAGGCTTACGTTCGGCGGGGCAGGCGGCTCCGGCATCGGGTCGAGCGGGGCCGCTTTCGCGACGACCGGCGTGGGCGCCTGGGCGGCGAGGACGGCCGTGGCTGCGACCATGGCGAGGGTCGCGAGGCCGTTGAGACGCGACGGACGAAGGCGAGCGGACATCAGGCGTCTCCAGGTAAAGGATCGTCGAAGCCGCCCGGCGCGCTGTCGCGCTGCGGGATCGGCGGGGCGAGGCGCGCGAGCCGTGCGCGAATGACGGGGTCGGGCTGCCAGCCTTGGACGGCCGCCATGTCGACGTAGTCGCGCGAGCTGATGAAGCCGGCGTCGCACAGCGCACGCACGGTGGCTTGGTCGAGTGCAGGCGCAGCGGCGCGAGGGACCGCCTCGCCGATCGGGGCGTGGTGCTTACCCATGGCGCTTCTCGCAAACGATCTTGATGTACCGGCGCTCGGCGCGATCGACGCCAAGGGAATCGGCGGCCACGACCTGACCGGCCATGCCGCATTCGGTCGGCATGGCGACGGGTCGGGTGACGACATCGAGGGCGGTGGCGCGGGTGCAGTCGGCGGGCGCCGTCGAAAACATGCAGACGAGGATGACGGCGAGCATCACGCGCTCCGAAGTTCGAGGACGGGCGCGCAGCGGGCTTGGATCGCGACTGCCCGGCGGGGAGGGCGGGCGGCTTCAGCGCGCCAGCCCGGATGCCCGCGATGATGAGGTCGAGGCGTGCGCGGCAGGCGTCGCGCTTCCGCCAAGGCGTCCGCGATGCGCCGAGCAGTCGGCAGACCTCGCCCTGGCAGGCCCGCATCTCCAGGCGATAGCCGGTGATGGTCAGGTCCTCGTCGGCGGCGCGGGCCCGTCCCGGCAGGGGCAGGAGCAGGCCGAGACCGAAGCCGATCAGGGCGAAAGGAACGAGCGGGCGCAGCCCGCGGGGCTTGGATGCGAGCATGACGACCACCGAAGGGGAGGGCTGGTCCGGGCCGAGACCCGGTAGGGGTTAGCGGCGGGCGAAGTCGCGCCGGCCGGAATCGGCAAAGCGGCCGCGGGCCGGCTGAGCCGTGCGGCGCGGAGCCTGCGCGCGCTCGGACGCCCCGAGATCGAAGCCCTCGTCGTAGGAGGCCGGGCAGATCGTGGCGGCGAGCGCGACGACGCGCGACTTACCGTGCCGACCGCGCCAGCGGCCGACAGCGAAGGAGACAGAGCACATGGAGGTTCTCGCGGTGAGCGCCGGGGCGGCGGCTTAGTGGACCGGGTAGGATCGGGGCTTCCGGCCGGGGACGGGCTCGACCCGGCTGGTGAGGATGGCGACGATCGGCGGGACCTTCGGCGCCGGCGGAGCAGGGGGCGCCGGCGGCGCGGCCAGCACCGCGATGGTGAGGAGGGCGGGGATCATGCGGTAGCCCCGCGCAGGATGACGCGATCGGCGTCGCCGACCCGCATCGCGAGGTAGAAGGACAGCGGCTGGTAGCCGGACAGCGTGACATGCGGCGGGACGAGGTAGATCCCGTTCGGCAGCGGGCCGTTCTCGTCGAGCTCGGCCGCGGATGCCGTCGGCACCAGCAGCCAGGAGAACCAGCGCTTTAGAAAACCGGTCATGCTGCCATCCTCATCGCGACGGGGCTGCCGCCGAGGTCGTCGGTCGGAATGCCGCGCGACGGCGCGACGACAACCGCCCAGCGATCGTGCCCGAGGTGCTCGCGGGCGTAGGCGCCAGCGCTCTCTTCGGATGAGAACAGTTCGGCCCGCTGGATGTCCTTGGCCCAGATGAAGGGCCGCCAGCCCTTGGCATGCTCGCCGACGGTGTCCGGCAGGGTGAGGTAGCGGACGGCGCGGCCGGCGCCGAAGCGGATTGCGAACGCGGCCATCAGGCCCTCCAGACTTGGCCGAGTGCAGCGGCGTAGGCACGCTGCGCGGCGAGGAAGGGCCCGCGCACGATGCGGGGGGTCACGCCGGAGAACGGAGCTTCGTCAGCCTCGGTCGGGGCGGCGACGATACGGGTTGCCTCGGCGACGTCGACACCGCGCCGGACCTGCACGAGGCGGCGCATCGCCGGCAGCTCGGCGTGGGAGTGCACGAGCAGGATCGCCCCCTTCGCGGGGAGCGCGTCGACTGCTTTGTTCAGGGCGCGAAGGTGCGTTTGCTCGAGCGTGCCCGTGCGGGCCGCTGCCGAGCGATCAGGTGATGGCATGTTGGGGGAAGCCGGATGCGAGCGTGCGTCAGACGCCGGGGGCGTCGCGAAACGAGGAGCCGGGCCGGCTCAGGGCTGGGCGTCACCGAAGACGAGGCTGCGGATCACTTCCGGCGGCAGCACCGCGCGGACGCGGTCACTGATCGCGGCCAGGTCGGCCGACCGCTTGGCGGCGGCCCGTTCGAGCCGCTCGACCCGACGCTGCTGTGCGCGGACACGGTTCAGAACGACGCCGGCCGGCCGGATGACCGGCAGCGTCTGGCCGGTGAGATGAGCGCGCTCGGCGTCCGCCGTTTCGGCGACGACGACCCAGACCCAACGCAGGGTCTCGATCTCGTACCGGTCCCGGAGCAAGCGGATGATGTACTCCGCCATCGCCTTCGACGTGGTGACGATGATGGCGCCGTCGTTCGGAACCGCATCGAGCGTCGCGAGCAAGGTGGCCCGGGCGACCGTGCGCTCAGCGGCGCGTGCCGCGCGCAGGGCAGGTGCAGTGCTCACGCGCGCATCCCCTTGTCGCCGACGAGTGAGCGGCGGGTGGCGCTCTCGATGTTGAGGCGGCGGAGCCGCTTCATGTTCGGCGGCAGCTTCCCCGGGTTGGCGCGCGCGAAGGCGATGGCCGCATTGTGCAGCTGAGCGCGCTGCTCGGCGACGGCCTTGATTTGCAGGATCTTGGGCATCCGTTTCCCCATGCGGAAATGACCCGCGAGCGGATGCGCGCAGGTCGAAAGCGGTCGTGACCGCGGTGGTGATGAAGGTGACCGAGTGGGCAGGGCCCGCGGCGTGCTATGTCAGCGGCCGGTGCGGTGCTCTCCCGAGTTGTCCCGAAAAGCCGTATGCGCCTGTGGCCACGGGAAAGAAGGAACCGGCTGCGCCGGCTCGCCCGCGTTCAGACGATCGGGGCGATCCAGAGCACGGTCGCGACGAACGCGGCGCCGAGAACCATCGTGGTCGCGAGAATCGCGGCCGAACCGCCGTCCATTGTCATGACCTTAGAGGAAGCCGCGGCCGGCGTGGTCGCGGAAAGCTTGGGCGCGCTGGTCATAGCCTTTGAGCGTCTGCACCTGGGTGTGGCGGGTCACGCTCATAACCTTCAGGACGTCGGCCCCTGCGGCGAGTGCCGATGTGACGAAGCCGGACCGAAGCGAGTGCCCGGCGAAAAACTTCGGGTCGAGCCCGACCGCCTTGGCCCGCCCCTTCACGATCTCCGCGACGGCGTGATCCTTCAGGCGTTCTTCCGTCAGGTTGTCGCCCTTGCGGATATGACGAAACAGCGCGCCGGAGCGGATGCACGACGCGGCAAGCCATTCCTCCAGAGCCTTGACCGGGCGAAGCTTCGAGCCTGCGAGGACGGCCACCGACTGGCCAGCGCCCTCCTGGTCGGTCTTGGACTTGCTGATGTGAACGATCATGCCCTCGGGCGTGCGCTCGATGTGCTCGACGTCGAGAGCGACGAGCTCTGAGCGACGCAGCGCGGCGGCGAAGCCGATCGCGATCAGGGCCGCATCGCGCTTCCCGATCAGCGTGTCCGGCAGCCGTTTCAGCATGCGCTTCACGTGCTCGGCGGTTGCCGGCGCTTTCTTGTCCGGTTTGGTGCCGACGCGATTACGGATGCCGCGGATGGTCTTGCGCACCTTCGTGTCGGCAGTCGGCGGCTCCAGTCCGGTCGCACGATGCTTGAAGGCGATCGCGGCGGCCCGGGCGTCGATGGTCGCCGGCTTCAGCCCGCGGTCGGCGAGTTCAGCGAGGTAGGCCCGAACCGCTTCCGGGTGGGCCGGGAGGGCAAGCGCCCCGTGTTTCGTGCACCAAGCCTCGAACAGGCGAAACCCGGCCGCGTATTCGATGCGGGTCCGATCGGCCGTGGCGTTCTCGGCATAAGCCTCGGCGCTGGCGATCGAGGCCGCGAGTTCCGGCGAGACGATCAGCGCGGCGTGGGCCGGTGCCGGATCGGGCTCGATCGTCGCGATGATGGCCGGAACCGACTGAGCCGAACCGTCGCCGGAGGCCGGAATCGTGACGGCGCAGTCTTCGAGCATTCGACGCGCCTCCACGGCCACGGGCGCCGCACGGTTTCACGGTTCGGTTAACGGATTCTTACCGCCAAAGCAGGTATTTTCGGAGCCCTGGATAGGGTCCGCTAAGCCGAGTTTGCGGGGGTTAAATCCGCTACGCGCCGGGGCAGGGGACCTCAGGAATTTTTGAGGTCCGATTTCAGCTCGGAACGATCAATCCGGACCGATCCGCCAGGGCCTGCTTTCCGGCCTCGGTCGAGGTGTCGATTTCGGGTTCCGAGACCGACCGAATGACGACCCCGAACAGGTCCAGAAGATCCGCAACAGCCTCTGCCGCGGCAAAGGCATGCCCCGAAAGGTCGGCAGCGCGGCTGACGAGCAGCGTGCCGAAGCGACCGGCCTCGGCGGCACCGTAGACGTTCGCGAAGCCCGGGCGGCTCGTCGGCTTCGCAACCATGGCACCGACGGCCTCGCGCACCACCTCGACCAGTTCGAGCCCGTGGCGCTCGGCGAAGGCACGTACCGCCCGTTCGCCATCGACCGAGGCCGACCCGCCGGCGACGTAACCGATGGCCATCCGACGATGTGCGGCCGGCGCCGCGCGATGCGCCTGCCGCCTCACCTCGAAGTCAGCAAGCACCTTCCCATCGGGAAACGCGTCGCCGACGTAAATCTCGCTCATGATTGCACCCGCTGTAGTGATCAGCGAGCAATATAGGCGATCTTAGCCGCAACGCCATTGTAGGATCCGAGACCGGATCAATCCTCGATTTCTCGTAATGCAGCGGTCAAATTCAGGATCAACCTTCGGACCTTCGCCGCCGGCAGGTCGACACAAGTCTCTGCTGCACCGTCATCCGCCGACAGGATGATAACCCGATCTTGCAGCGACGGCGTCACGATCAGGCGGGACTCGTCGATCTCGATGACGGCTTCGGCAACGCACACGTCAGGCAGCCTTCGCCAAGCCGATGACGCCGCCGACGCGCGGCCGCTGCACGGTGACCTTCACCGGACTCGCAGGCTTGCCGGTGCGCGCCGCGAACACGGTCTCGGCCCGGATGATCCCGCGCTCGGCCGGATCTTCGCGCCTCATCACCTCGGCGGCGCGGGCGCGCATCTCCTGCGCCAGGGCGATCTTCGCGACGATCGGCCTCTCCGGGTCCTTCCGGTCGGCCAGTTCGAGCGCGTCAACGCGATCGGCATAGGTGCGCAGTTCGCTTGCGTACTCGAAGCGGCGTTTCAGGGCGGCGGACATCGGCAGGTTCCGTGGGCGGCGTCGCGCCCGATGCTGGCAAAGGTCGAATGATGCGTGTCGGCGCTACAGCAGGGCCGCAGGCGGTATGCCGTTCGGCATGCGCGCGCCTGCCCCGGGTGTTTCGGGCATCCTGATCGCCGACGGTACTGAGAGGCCTTTTTCCCCGCGCTCACGCGCGCCGCATCAACTGGGTGCCCGGAAGGGCGAAGCGGATCCGAAACGCCAGCGGCCCCGGACGGGGTTACCGCCGGGGCCGCTAGAACTTCGCAGGGTCAGATGTGGCACAAGTCATAGTTGGAGGGCAAGTCCCCACGCTCGACCTCAGGATCCCATCTTCCAGAGTTTCACCGCCATCTTGCCGCCCGAGCTGGCGGCGTGGATAACCATGGTGGCAAAGATACCAATAACACCTCGAACGTGGGTCCAGCGAGCTTTCTTTACATCGCCAGATCTAAGTGCTTCGCAGTGCTCGAAACGCATATCCTCTATGATTGGCTCAAAGACACGTTCGAACGATTTTTTAGTGTAAAGGAAGCTAAGCGCCGATTTAAGATCAGATCCAGGTGGCTTCTTAATCACCGAGTGAGCGGCCTTCACGTCCACGTGAATTTCCGCATGCGCGACTTCGTGATGTATTATGAGGTTCGCGTCATTCAGGCTTGGCCAGGCCGCCTTCATCTCCCTTAGAATGTCTTCTTTGTCGCCGTCTAATAGCGGTTTATCGGTGTCACGAAAGTTTTCATGAATAAGCTTGATCTCTCTATAAGTGTCACATGCTTCCACCGCCCCATCTCACACCCCCATCGGAAGCGCGGCATCGGCCCAAGCCGTCTGCGCGGTGCGGAAGGCCTGAAGAGCACGCTGCCCAAGCCCTTTGATGCGGTATCTACGACGAGCCAAGCCCGACCCATCCGACGCTTCTTTCTCCGATGAGATGAAGCCTTGTGTCTCAAGCCGATCGAGCACGACGTAGATCGTACCACGCTTCAACTTGCCGCCTGACGCATTCACCATTTCTAGTCCGTACATTTCGCCTCCGCTTACAAGCATTTCGAGCACCTCGGCCTCTTTTGGGCTGGGAAGCCCATTCGCTAGATTCATCGCATCTCTCGCTGCTATCGCCACGGTCTTACAACGTGTAAGACTCATGCCGGTTCCTGCGTCGTCACGGCGCTATTTGGTAGCGTTCTGGCATCTCAAGCCGCCGCGTTCGCCCGCGCCAAATCGGCATCGATCGCCTCGAGCGCCGCCCGCTTCCGATCGAGTTCCCCCTGCAGGTCAAACGCCTTGCCGATGCTGGGCTCCGTCCCCCGGACGAGGTTTTCGTAATAGGCCAGATTCTCGCGCCGGGATTGGAGGCGGCCTGGGAGAGCATCAAGCGCCTCTTCGACCTGACCGATGGCCACGACACCGGGCGTGTTCGCGCGGGTGGTCAGGGAGAGCCAGAGCCCGGTCGTCTGGATGCGGCAGTCCGCGACGATCGACCCGTCGGAAGTCGCTCGGCTGGTGTAGACGATGTCGAAGCCGCGGAACGTCGCGATGGGCCGATCGACGATGCCCTGCCCGCGGACGTAGCGAGCCATCACCTCCTGGTTGATCGTCCGCATCGCAGTCGTCAGCGCCTTGCCGGCAAACTTGCGGTCGGTGAACTCGGCGTCCCCTACGGTGATCACAAACGGCGTGTCCTCGGGCGGCAGCCGCGCCACGTCTGCTTCGAGCAGCGGGATCACGCGCAGGTCCTCCTCGATCGCGTGCCGCGCGGAGGCGAGGCGCGACCGGAACCGGTGCTGCTCGTCGGAATGCGCCGAGCGCAGCCGTTCGAGGCGGGTGATGTCCGCCTCCAGGCCAGCCTTCTGCATCAGCCGGGGATCGCCGGACGCGATCGCCTTCGCCAGGGCGAACTGGTCGGCGCTCGATTCCCCGACGTCCTCGATGCGGCGCACCGATCGATCGCCGGACAGCGCCGCCGCGATGAAGCGGGCCTTGCGCTCGTTGGTCTGCCACATCTGGGCGTCCATCGAGCCCTCGGTCGCATAGGCGTAGAGCTCGATCTCCGCGTTCTGATTGCCCTGCCGGTCGATGCGGCCTTCGCGCTGCTCGATGTCGGAGGGCAGCCACGGCACGTCGAGATGGTGGAGTGCCTTCAGCCGATTCTGGGCGTTGACGCCGGTCCCCATCTTCTTCGTCGAGCCCAGCACGATGCGCACCTTGCCGGCGCGCATGTCGGCGAACAGTCGGGCCTTGGCCTTGGCGCCCTTGAAGTCGTGCACGAAGGCGATCTCGGCCGCCGGGACGCCCAAAGCGATGAGGCGGTGGCGCGCCCAGAGGTATGCCGAGAACCCGCGTTTCTCGAACGCCGCCGGCGTGCCAAGATCTGAGAAGATCATCTGCGTCGCGCCGGGCCGCTCGAACGGCTTCCCGAACGGGTCGAGGTAGGTCTCGGCCGCCGTCTCCTTCCAGATCCGGTGGACCTCGCGCACCATGCGGTTCAGCTTGTTGTCGGGCTCGTCGTCGTGCCCTGGCACCACGAAGCGCATGTCGATGGCTGCGTGCCGCCCGTCGGTGATGACGGACAGCAGGATGTCGTCGCCCTTCTGCGGAGGCCCACCGCGCGCCTCGATCGCCTCGATGCGATCGGCCAGCACCTCCTGGTAGTCGCGGAAGCCGTCGCTCGGCGGCACTGCGATGATTTCGCGCCGCCCGCCGCGGATGGGCGGCCGTCTTACCAGCTTCTTGAGGTCGTCAGCCGACACGACGTCCGCAACCGAGCGGAACATCGCGATGAGCTCCGGCACGTTCACGAACTCGGCGAAGCGGGTCACCGGCTTGTAGCGGCCGGACGCCTGCAGCTCGAGTTCGGTCCGGGTCTCGCCGAACGACGAAGCCCAGGCGTCGAACTCATGCAGGTTGCGGGCGCGCAGCCGGACCGGATCCATGAAGCGCTGGATCGTGAACATCTCGCCCAGCGTGTTCGTGATGGGCGTACCCGACGACATGATCACCGCCCGATCGACGGCCTCGGCTGCGACGCCGGCCCGTTCCGCGCGCAACGCCCGCACGAAGCGGATCTTCGCGTAGAGGTCCCAGGACAGTTGCGAGCCGTTCGGATCGATGCCCTTCAGCGTCGACATCGAACTGGTGAAGCTGAGCTTGCGGTACTCGTGGGCCTCGTCCGGGATGATCTGGTCGATGCCGATCTCCGACAGCGTGAGGAAGTCGTCCTTCCGGTCAGACAGCAAGTTGAGCTTCTTCTCGAATCCCTCCTTCATCGCCTCGACCCGCTTGCGGGTCAGCCGCTCGTGCTCAGGGATGTCGAGGAGCACGGCCTCGTACTCATCGATCATCTCGCGGATCATGCGCCGCTCGAAGTCGATTGGGATGGGGATCAGCTTGAACGCTGCGTGCGTGATGACGATCGCGTCCCAGGCGCCGGTGGCGGCGCGCGCCAGGAAGCGGCGGCGCCTGTCGCGGGCGAAGTTCTGCTCGTCGGCGACCAGGATCCGCGCCAGCGGATAGAGCGTCAGGAACTCGCGGGCGAACTGCACGAGGCAGTGCCCCGGCACCGCGATGATCGGCTTATGGACAAGGCCCAGGCGCCGTTGTTCGAGCACCGCGGCGGCGAGGGCCGCACTCTTGCCCGCACCGACGGCGTGGGCGAGGTACGTCGAGCCCGCCGCCAGCACTCGCCAGATCGCGTTCTTCTGATGCGGCCGAAGCTGGAATTCCGACGACGCCCCGGGCAGGCGGAGGTGGCCTCCGTCAAAGCGTCGGGTCACGAGATCGTTGAAGTTGTCATTGTAGATGCGCGCGAGCCGGTCGCACTGCGCCGGGTCCTGCCAGACCCATTCCTGAAAAAGCCCCTTCAGGATCGCGAGCTTCTCCTTGGCGGCCTCGGTCTCGATGGCGTTGAGGACGCGGCTCATGGTGCCGCGGTCGTTCGGCTCCTCGTCGTAGATCGCCGGGATGTGAGCGTTCAGCGCATCAAGCAGCACCTTGCCGCAGTCGTAGCGGTGCGTACCCCAACGGGCGTTGGCTTGGGCGTCGCCGGAGAAGGCGCGCGCATTGATCGACCACGACGCCACCTCGGGCGCGTGGCCGACCTCGGCCGAGTGGACGCGCATGACCTCGCGCGCGAAGCGGGTAACGACGTCGACCGGGATCCAGGGCGCGCCGAGCCGCGCGGTGATGTCGGAAGGCGGAATGTCGCTCGGCTGAACGGCTTCGAGCGCGGCGACGTTGCGGGCATAGGCCGGATCGATGGCTGCAGCCTGTCGCGCGGCCGCCAACTTCACGCGGACCGTGCCGGACAGGTATTCGTCGGCGGTGACCCACGATTCCGAGTCCGGGTCGAGGTAGATCAGGTCGCCGAGTTCGTCGACGACGCCGGCCTCGGCGGTCCCGCGCAGCTGCGCGATCCGCGGGACATCGACGAAGCCGAGTTCGTGCAGGCAGCGGGCGAGCGCATCGGACGCGGACTGGATCGCCGGCTCGGGCTGGTGCGCGATGACGGTGCCGGTGAAGATTAGCGCCTTCGTCGCGTTGCCGCTTTCCAGATCGTAGTGCTCGATCGAGGCGACCAGCCAGCAGTCGGGATCGTCGCGGAAGGGTTCGAGGTTCGGCTGCCGGTGCGTCTCGTGCCGAGTGCCGTCGTCCGCGATGCGCTCCTGGATCGTCGTGAAGTTGATCGCGCCGTGCCGCGCCACGAACACGTCGTAGAGGTCGCCGAGCCGCGCCTGCGCTGCCGCCGAGTCCTTGCGGCCCTCCTGCAGCGCCAGGACGGCGCGGACCGCATCGCGGATCGGGATCAGGGCGCGGATCAGCCCGGCATGCTTGCCGACGAGACCCGTAACACCCGGCGCACGCAGCGGTACCGCTTGGCCAGCACCGTCGATGACCTGCATCAGCACGCCGTCGGCCGAGACGAAGTAGGAGCCCTCGCGCAGCCGGTCGTTGTCGTTCACGGCCGGTGCCGGCCGAACGGCATCGACCCTGGCGAGGCCTACCCCGGAATCGCAGGTCGCGACGTCCTTGGGCAGATTCGCGATGGCGGCGGAGAGGCGTGCGTCGAGTTCGCCCGGATAGGCCCGGCAGGTATAGACTGGGTCAGGACCGTAGGGACCGCGGGCGGCCGAGTGCTGGCCCAACACCATGCTGGGGTGCGCGAGGAAGTAGCGGTTGATCGCGATCTTCGGGTGACCCGCGATGACGCCGGCTCGGGTCTCGGTCCAGATCGGCGCAACAGGGCTCTCGTCCGCCATGCGCTTGCGGAAGAAGAGGACGTCGACGCCGACCTCCGTCCCGGCGCTCTCCCGGAACGCGCCGGCCGGCAACCGGATCGCGCCCATGAGATCGGCGACCGAGGCCAAGCGTCGACGCACCGAGGCATCGGCCTTGTCCATCGTGCCCTGCGAGGTGACGAACGCGGCAAGGCCGCCGGGCAGGACGTGGTCGAGCGCCTTCACGATGAAGAAGTCGTGCAGGCGGTAGCCGGCTGAGCGGTAGCGGGGGTCGCCGTTGACGACGCGCGACGAGAACGGGGGATTGCCGACGGCCAGCGCGTAACCGGATTCGAGCCGGGTCAGCGCGAAATCTTCGGTGCGGATATCGGCCTCCGGCAGCAGCTGCCGCGCGATGCGGGCAGTGACCGGGTCGGCCTCGATGCCGGTGATCCGGCAAAGCGACCGCAGGGGCTCGGGCTGCAGCGACAGAAACAGCCCGATCCCGCATCCAGGCTCAAGGATATGGCCGCCGCGGAAACCAAGGCGGGTGAGACCATCCCAAATCGCGCGGATGATCAATTCCGGGGTATAGTGCGCGTATTGCGTGCTTCGAGCGAGCGCAGCGTGTTCGGATTTGCTGACTAGACCCTCCATCCGGCGTCCAAGATCGGACCAGCCCTGCCGGTAATCTGTGTTATTTGGTGAGGGGAAGCAGCTATTTGCAAGTTCACTGGCACCAAAGCCGGTGAAGATCGATAGCTTTTCCTGTTCATCGCGTGTCGCAGGCCGAGCATCGCCCGCGACAGAGAGTGAAAGTTCAATTGCCGCGAGGTTTGCTTCGGCTCTGGCGCGCCAGCCCTTCGGCAAAGGGCGGTCGCCGTCGAGGTAGAAGTTTCCGGCCGGCGCCGATACCGCGGGGGCCGCCTCGTGCGCGGCATCAGGCCGGCTCGGTGGTAGCGCATCGCCGGGCCCGAACAGCCCGAACATATCGAATTGGAGGTGAGCCAGGGCGGATCGCGCCCGCGCAAAGCAGATCGAGCCGACACGTTCAAGCCATCCGAGAGGCCACGGGAAAGATGAGGCGAGCCGTCATGCACATACGTGCAAGATCAAGCGTGCGGATCCGTGGCGAAATTCGGAGAATAGCATCGACGCGGCTCCTGCAGAGTTGGGCGTTGCCCTCAACTCCACCACGCTAGTCAGCGTCAGACCTCGGAGCCACGAAAATCAATCAAATCGATGATTTCAGCCTGACATATCCCTTGTCAGATGCGGTCGAGCCCGGAATCGCGGCTCAGGCCGCTTTCAGCCACGCCGCCTGATAGGCTGGCGGCAGGTAAGTCAGCGTCCGCCGCTCGGCCTCGGTGAGCGGGATCGGCACGCCGCCGTTGTTCCAGCCGAAGTGGGTCGTAAACGGCAGGCGGCTCAGGCCGGGGAACACGGCGCGGTCCGCCCACCCTTTCATGCCGGCGCAATCGGCTTGGCGGCGCGACCAGGTGGTGACGCGGACCGTGCCATCGCGCTCGACGCCGACCAACACCGCGGTGCCGAGACCCAGCGGCTGGGTAAGGTCCAGCCGCTCGCACAGCATGTCGGTGAAGCCCTCGGCCCAGAGCGCCAGCGCGATCCGTTGGTGCTCGGTCTCGGCGACGCAGGCCGGGCGCCCGACATACGCTCGGGAGCCGATGAACACCGCGAGCCCCCTGCCCTGCCGTTCGCTCAGGATGCTGCGCAGCGCGTCCGGCGCGAGCTGCGCATCCATCGCGCGTCGGGCGTCGGCGATGGTGAATTCGGTCACGATGTCCATCTCAAGTCACCCGCCGCCCGGCGAAAGCATTCATCATCGTCCGGTTCATGTTGCCGTCCGCCTTGAAGGACAATTGGTCCCGCACGGCCCGCCACGTTTCGGGATGCATCACCAGGGCGCCGTCGATCGCGTAGCCGCCTGGCTTTGGCCGCTGGACGTACCGGATGCGCTGGCGGTGTCCCTGTCGCCGGCGGCGAGCCGCGCGGGATGGTGACCTGACCTCCGACCAGTCTTCGACCGTCTCCGTCAGTGAGGCGTCTTCGATGATGCGCATCGATGCGGACGGCCCGATGCTCTTGCGGTGGATGCTTTCAAGCCCGACGACGAGTTGCGGACGAGCCGGAAAGCCGTGGAGCGCTTTCAGCGAGCGGAGCATCTCCGTCACGGTCGGCTGCACGTCAGGAGCCACCACTACGTCCGTCATGCCGCCAAGCGAGAATCGAGAAGTCATGTTGCTCGCCCGGTCAGCGCGTCGATCAGCTCACCACGGATCTCGATCACCTCAACCGGTCCGCCGGGCACATCATCGTCGAACACGCCGATGCACAAGCGACCGGTGTGCCAGGCCAGCGTATCGAGGTTGGTCCTGCCGGGCCGGCGGTCAGGGCCATCGGGCAGCGGCGTATGCCCGTGGACGACGTGCTTGCCCTCGAAGCCGTCGTCGAAGGCGCCGTGGTCTCGCATCCAGAGCATCGTCTTCTTCGACTGCGCGGTGAACGGCAGCGTCGGATCGATTCCGGCGTGGACGTAGATCCGGTGCTCGTCCGCGAAGAGCAGACCGAGGCGGTCGAGCCACGCGACGTGCTCAGACGGCACCACGGACAGGTCGACCGCTTCGCAGCGACGCGGATGCCCATAGGAGACCAGTGTCGAGCCGCCGCCGTTCTGCACCCAGAGTTCGATCGGCGCGCGGCCGCGGCAGACCTCGACCATCATGTCTTCGTGGTTGCCCTTGAGGATGAGCCAGCGCTGTCCCTCCGGCGCGCCCGCCATCAACCGTTCGATGATCTGCCGGGAGGTCGGGCCGCGATCGACATAGTCGCCAGTGAACACGACGGTACCGCCGCCACGCGCCGTGACCGCGGCGAGGGCGAGGTCGAGCAGGTCAGCACGGCCGTGGAGGTCGGGAACGGCGAACGTAAATGCCATGATCAGGCCCGGCTCAGCTGCGCGGCGCGCTCCGGCATCGGAAGAGACCCGGCGTAGTGGCGGATGATAGCGCGGGTGAGCAGGGCGCCTCCGCCGAGCGCGAAGACGACGATCGCCAGCACCGTGATCACCACCAGGATCCCGGCGCCGTCCTCATCGTCGTCGGTCACGGACGAGAAAAACGTGAACACGCTGCCGAACGCGTCGCCGATGCCCGATGATGCTTGGTAGAGGTTATGGGCCATCGCTACCGTGTTGTAGGCGGCCGACGCCATGTCGAGCAGGTTCCGCTCCCGGTAGGCGACGATCCAGGAATGGATCGTGATCAGGAACCCGGTCCCGAGTGTGGGGAAGATGATCGCGAGGTACCAGAGCGAGAGCGTCGCCTTCATCGCCTTGTCCGGCAGGATCCCCATGCCGTGCGCTGCATAGGCGCCGGCGAAGATCAGGATCGACGAGAAGCCGATCGCCGACTGGATCGCCGCCGACCAGATCACCAGGAACAGGAACGGCCCGGACTGCTCGCGCTCCGCCCACATCTGCCCGCAGGCGCGGGCGTTGAAGAAGGAGACGACGAGGTTCAGGGCGAGGATCAGCAGCAGGCCGAGCATGTGTGCGCCCTCACGCGGCCAGCGGGTAATCGGCGGGATCGATCCGGCGCAGCGGGTAGCTGACCCGGGGCTTCGGTCCGATCGCCTTGACCGCCGGCTTGCCGAGGTCCGGGCTCCGGGCGACGAGGCTGAGCAGCACCCGGCGAGCCGGTGGGGCGGCGATCCAGGGCGTCGGCGGTGCGATGGGCGGCTTCACCTTGAGGTAGGACAGCTTGCCGTCGAGGATTTCGGCGAGGCGGACCAGGGCCGCGTGCTCGAAGGCGTAGCCCGCGCGGTCCTCGGCGATATCGTCCGCGCCGCGAATCCAGTGCAGCTTGCAGAAGGTGCCGGGGCGGTACTGCCCGGCGCGGACCGGCGTCGTCGTCGAATCCTGTGTCACGTACCAGGGCTCGCCGCCGGGGCCGGCGCCGCACTCGACCTGCTGCTTCAGCCAGAGGGTTACCTGACCCTGCCGGCCCTTGGCGGGTTCGCAGATCGCGCCTTCGTCCTCGAACGACCACTTGCCCTGCTTGGCGTGGTGAACGAGCCACCCGATGAGATCGCCGCGGCTGCGGACCGCGGCGGTGACCCGTTCGACATTGCAGTGCGGCCCGAGGCCGTAGCTGATGTCGTAGCCCGAGATGTCGAGATCCTCGGCGCGGATCTCGCGCAGCGCCTCTTCCATCACAAGGGCGTCGGGGTGGGCATCGCCCATGGCAGCCGGCATGCCGGGTTCGCGATTCCAGTTGTCGACGCGGACACCCAGGAGCGCGATCGATGAGATGGATGACGGCAGCGAGGACAGCGGCGCGTCGTAGCGGCGCTTCGGTAGCTCGTCGCGGATCATCCAGCGCAAGGCTTCCTCGATCGGAAGTGCGAGACGATCGGACAGAGTAGAGGACGACACACGGGCCGACGCGTTCACTTTAAGACCCCCATGAAGCTGCCGGCTTGTATTGCCGGATGTAGATGCTGGGTCGCCGGGGCATTTTATCCATGTCAAGCGGAAACTAGGCTGCTGCGACGTATCGACAGTCGATTGTGTTCTTCGCGGCGACGACACGTTCGCAGGCTCGTCGGCGGGTCTTCTCGAATCTCGATCGCGACCAATCCATTTCCCGGCAGAACTCCGACACCGAGCTACCGATTTCCCCCCGTGTACCGTTCACGCGGGCCCAGAACAGCAGCGCCAATCGTTCCTTCGACTTGTCGCCCAGTACAGTGCCGGTGAAGGCGACGATGTCGAAGGTCGCATCAGCCTGATCCGGGTTGCAGGTCTTCAGCGTGTTTCCGCGCGGGGCAAAGACAGGCGTGAACGGCATCGCGCGGAAGGCGGCCTTCAGCCAGAATTCGACGTCCGCGCAGGTCCAGGGATCACCTGTGCGGGCTGGTGGATCGGGTCCCCGTGGACGTCGCGGCATTCGTCGCTTTGCTTTTTGACAACTTCAGCGAAAGAGGCCGGCGGCAACGCCGCCAGCCCTCTCGGTCCTGGAGGATGTGACGATCAGGCCGCCGCCTGATCCGCCCGGGCGCCCGGCTGTCCGAGCCCGATCGATTTCGCGAGGGCCGAGCGCTGCGCCGAGTAGTTCGCCGCCGTCATCGGATAGTCGGCCGGCAGGCCCCACTTCGCCCTGTAGCCGTCCGGCGAGAGACCGCGCAGGGTCAGGTGCCGGCGCAGCGTCTTGTAGGATTTGCCGTCCTCGAAGCTGACCAGCGCGTCGGGCGTGACCGATTTCCGGATCTCGGACGCCGTGGCCTTCTGGGTCTCGGGCTCGGCCGGCGCCGCGGGGGCGCCGCCGAGCTGCATCACGGTCTCGAACACCGTGCCCAACAGCTTCGGCAGTTCGGCGGCGGGCAGGGAGTTGTGCGCCACGTAGGAGGACACGATGCCGACGGCGAGGTCGGTGGCGGTGTTCGGTGTGATCGTCGTCGTCGTCATGGGCATTTCCTTCAGGTCCGGTGTTCAGGGGTGTGAGCCCCCGGCGAGGCCGCCGCAGGGGTTTCGAACCGCCGGACGCGGTTCGGATCTCGTTGGGTGAGGGTGCGAAAGCGCGCCACGGCGGTGCAGAGTGAGACGCGCACGCTGGCGCGCGCCGCAGCGGCCTTTGCGGGATCGGCGCTCGGCCAGCCGCGGACCTCGGCCATGAGGGCCTCGTACTGCGGCCAGAGCAGACCACTGTTCCAGACGAGCCCGCCCTCGACGGCGATCAGGATGTGGTGTGCCCAGGCATCCCGGAGCGCTTCCCAAAACGTGCACCGGACCATCGGGCGGTCGGTCCAGTAGACCTCCGGCCGAGCCGGGCTGCGAAACCCGAAGAACGCGACCATGCCGGCGTCGCTGTTCCAGACGTCGGGATGGTTCAGGGCGCCGTGCGTGGTGTGGCCGGTCGTCCAAAGATGGACGTCGGCGAGGTCGCCCACCGCGTCGCGCGCGCCGGGGATGACCTTCGGCAGGTCGCATTCGAAGGTGTCGGACCAGAACGGCCGCCCGCTCATGGCCGCGCTCCATGTGCGATCGCGACGGCCAGCACCCACTCCGCGAAGCGCAGCAACTCCTTCGGATCGAGATGGGCGTCGACGTCGATACCCTCGCCCGGGACGCCCATGGTGATGACCGCCCCCTCGGCCGTGCGCTCGGCTGCGATGTCGGCCGAGCCGTAGGTGCCGGCGATGACGATGCGATGCAGGCCGTCCTGCGATTCAGCGGGCATGGTGCACTCCCTTGAATTCCCAGAGCGGGATCGCGTCCCCCGGGTTCGTCACCCCGCGGAAGGTCGAACGGGTCTCCTTGCGGCCGAGCACGATCTCGGTGCCCGTCATCGCGACCACCCGGTGCGGGTAGACCGTGACGAGCGCGCCCGTGCTGTCGACGCGCAGCGCGCCGGCGGCGCGGTGCACCCCGAAGAGGCCGTTCGTGTCCCAGCCGAGCCGCACGGCCTCCTCGCCCCATTCGTCGAGGAAGGCGAGCATGGCGCGATGGACAGCGGTCCAGACGCCCGTCCGCCCGCGCGGGCCCGGCTCGGTCCAGATGAAGCCGGGGCACGGAATGCGATCCGGTGACAGCGACAGGACGCCCGCGCGCCAAGCTGCAACGACCTGCTGCTCGGGGGAGAGGGCGATTGCAGCGCTCATGCGGCACCCCGCGCGAGGTAACGTTCGGCCAGGAGGCGTATGCGGGACTCGTCGGAATAGACGTGCTGCACGCCGGCCAGCGGGTCGGTGACGCCCCATTGCGGTGCCGGTCGAGCCGCTTCGAGCGCGAGGTCGGCGACAACATCGACGCTGGTCTCCTCGCCGCGGGCGACCATGCGCAGTGCGACCGCCGCCCAGTCGAACAGGAACCAGGGGTTCCCGCAGCACCGCCGGCAGTGATCGCACCAGCGGGTCAGCGCCCGCAGCCAGACGTCCTGCTGGCCGCGCTGCTCTGGAACGATCTGAGCCAACGTCGATGGCGGCAGCCGGCCGAGGTGATAGATCGTCGGCCAGCGCACCGGGTGCAGCACGCTCGGGACGAGGCGGCGCAGCTGGTAGCCGCAGCCGTAAAAGCTCATCACGTCGCGCAGCTTGTCGCCGCGCTCGCACTTCATCCGCATCGGCGGCCCAGCGAACATCTGCGCGCTGCGCGCCGCCCGTGCCCCGGTGTGCCCGGCGTTGGCGGACAGCACGATCACGGGGGCCTGCCCGATGTAGTCGAGCGCTCGGGGGTGACAGCCGGCCATCGCCGCCGCCACGCGGTGCAGGGCGGAATTGCCGAACATCTTCTTCGCCGTGCGCTCGGCGGTCCCACGGTCCCAGGCCGTGCTCGCGTTCATGCCCGCGCTCCCGAAGCATGGTCGCCCGGCGGGACGTACCGCTGCGCCGCCGCCTCGACCCGCGCGATCAGGTCGTCGAAGATCGTGGCGAGGGCGGTGTTCTCGTCCTTCGAGAGATCGTCGCGGAAGGCCTGGAGCGCGGCAGCGCCCAGATCGGCCGCGGCCCGTGCGTCGGCGAAAAGCCGTTCCCGACCGGCGGCCGGTCGAGGGGATGCGGCAGCCCCAGGCAGGGCCCGTCCCGCTTGGGCACTGCCGCGGCCGCTCTTCGCATCGAGGCGCCCCATCAGGTCGCCCAGCGCGAAGTGCCCGTCGAACCGCTTCAGGTCGGCGACGCCCGCGCGGAACGTCGCCTCGCGGACCTCGGCGATGTGGGTCGGCGTCGGGCGGGCGCGGTCGGCGTCCTCCGCGAAGGCGGCCCGCTCGCGGGCGAACCGCGCCATCTCGGCGGCGACCCGCGCCTGATCGGCTTCGGTCGGCGGATCGTAGACCTCCGCCTCGAGCACCCGCCGGATGTGCAGGAGCTTCGTGCGCAGCGGGATCAGCCCGGCCCGGACCTCGTCGGCGAACTGGGCCGAGTTCGGCCGCCACTTCGGGTCCCAGGCCGTGAGCGTCGTCTTGGCCCCGAACCGCCGAGCCGCCGCCTCGATGCCCGCGAGCGGCAGGCCTTTGACCGCCTCGACGAACTCGTTGTCCCGGATTCGGGCGTCGATCTCGCTGACGCGCCCGATCTCGAAGTTGAGGTTGAGCCGCGTCACGATCACCTCGACCGCCCCACGATCGGTCCAGGGCGCCAGGTCCTGCTCAAGCCGGTTTTGCACGGCGCAGAGTGCGCGCCGCTCGGTGGTCGTAGCCGCCAGCGAACGCAGCACGACGAACCGGTTCGGACGGCTCGGCATCGCCTCCAGACGGCCATGGAGGGTCTCGATCTTCGCCTCCGCTTCCCGAAAGGTCATCGAGCGGGATGAGGTCGTCGTCGGAACGAGGTCCTGAGCCATGGTCCTGGGCTCCCGAGAGCTGTGCGTGGAGGTCGATGAGGCGGGCGGCGCGGGGGGAGACGCGGTCGGGGGGCGGGTCGCGGGGGGAGCGCCGGAGGCCCTGGTCGCCGGACAGCTGCTCCTGGCGGCGACGGATCTGGCCCTCGACCCACATCGTCGGGTCGGCGACTTCGCGTTCGTCGGCAGCCTCGACGAGGTCGAGCACCACCTTCGCGTCGTCTTGGACACGGGACAGCCAGATCCCGACTGTGCCGCGGGCAGAGCGATCGTTCTTCCCGGTGATCGCGCACAAAATGGCGACCGACCGTTCGATCATCTTCCGACGTGACGAGGGTTTCCGTTCGACGTCCTGATCGTCGCGAGCATCTGCGGCTTCCGGGAAAAGCGGAACCGGTAGGGAATCCTTCTGTCGGTTCCCTTGTCGGTTAGATGTCGGTTCAAACGTAGTGTGTCCGGAACGGCGTTCCGGGGGGGCCGGAAACCGGTTCCTACCCCCCTGGAAGCTCTTTCCGGGGGGGGCGCTGCTGTTGTCCTGACATGCGTTGGCGGAGAGAAGACTTGGTTGGGCTGCTCCAAGTCTCAAGGTCAGGATGTCCGTAGAGCGGCCACCGTCTTTCCGCGATCGCTCCTCACGCACCAGCAGGCCGCGTTCTTCCAGCGTGGCTAGTGCAGCGCGAACAGTCCGATCTGTCAGTTCGGTGTGGCGCGCGATCTCCCCCTGAGAACGCCAAGTCTGGCCGTCGTCATCAGCAAAAAAAGCGACAGCGTTCAAGACAGCTTTGACGGAGGAACTACCCGCTTTGATGTGCTGCGCCCAGATCTGCGCCTTATAGGACATCGATGTCCTCCGCCGATGGCGCAATCTTGCTCGAAGACTGTTGCCACTCCTCGATGAGCTTGGCGCCCTTCGAGCGGTTACAGGGGCGGCAGGCCACGCCGAGGTTGTCCGGATGATCCGAACCTCCCCGCGCGCGGGCCAAGATGTGATCGATTTCGAATGGGCCTTCGTCGTCGAGGCAGTACCGACAAAAGGAGCCGTCACGGCCGAAGACGAGCTCGCGGAGGGCCTGCCAGTTCGGTGGCGCCCGCCGACCGATCAGGTAAGGGTTTGGCTCGAGCAGGTGTGCGGCATGTGATCCGCGCCACGCTAGTTCCGCGTGGGTTTCCGGCATGTCGAGGCGGCCGTCGACGGTAAGAACGACCTTACCAGCCTCACCCAGAACCGCGAGCGTTTCCGCAACCTTGCGAGGCGGCAACTTGGTAGCCGCTGCGAGCGACCCGACGTCATCGGCGACTGGACCGCCTTGGGCATGGATCCGAAGCATGAGGGTGACGTACGTCCACCCTTCGTGCGTAAGCATGCCAGCGATCTCGCTGAGCGCAGCCGACGGCCTAAGGCGGAACCAGGATATGCGCCTCGTCATGACGCCTCCCCGTCCGGCTCAACCGGATCGAACAGCGGCGTCTCCGCCTCCCAGGCGTAGCGGCGGATGTCCTCGACGGTCAGGAAGCGGCGCTTCTGGCCCGGCGGCAGCCAGACGAAGGCGGGATCGCGCGCAGCGTGGAAGCCCGCAGTGGCGCGCTCCTTGACCCAGACGACCCAGACGTAGTCCGTCGCCGTCGAGCCGCCGGGAACCCAGCGGCCGCGGTGCATCGGGACGCGCTCGGCGTACTGGACGATGAGCGTCGGCGGATGGTGCGCGAAGACCTCGAGGTAGCGGTCCTCGGTGGCGAGCCACTGGGTGCGCACGAGGACGGCGACGCCCACCCGTGCCAGTTCCAGTCCGTGCAGGACGAACTGAGCAGCCGGATTGAAAGGCGGGTTGGTGACGAGCCAGTCGATGCCGTAGGGCGCCGGCAGGGCGTCATCGAGGAAGTCGCGCACGCCGCCCCAGCCGGGCGGGTGGGGTTCGCGGACGCCGCCATGCGCGAAGACGTCGGTGGCCAGGACCTCGCCGAAGTAGTCCTGCAGCGGGCCCGACATATGCCCCTGCCCGCAAGCCGGATCCCAAGCGTGTTGGTACCGGTTCGCGAGATGGCGTTCCTGCAGCAGCGTGCAGAAGGCCCGCGTCGCCCACGGGGGCGTCGGGAAGAACTCCAGCGAGTCCGGCGGCTCGCGGCGCTGGCCCATGATCGAGCGGGCGCCACCGGGGAGAACCGCCGGCGTGCAGGCTTTGGCACCGGCCGTGACGATCTTCGGGGCGCTCATGCCGATGCTCCGATGAGAAGCGGCTGCACGGTCCCGTCGGGGAAGATCGCGTCCATCGGGAGATCGGCGACCGGCTCGTCACCGGTCCAGCGCTGCGGCCATGTGCCGAGGTCGATCAGCTCGCGGATGCGAGCCTCCTCCTCCCCGTTCAGCAGATCGACGACGGGCCGATCGAGGCGGGCGGCCTCCGCATTGCAGGTGGCCTGGATCGCCAGGATGCGTTCGAGCGCGTCGAGCCGGGCCGGAAGCGTGATTGGCCCCATGCGCTGCTGGTTCGGGACAAGTGTCCCGTCGCGGCGGGTCTCGCCGCCGGGCTGGCGCAGACGGTTTCGGGGCAGCCGAAGCTCCCGGTAGATCGGGCGCAGACCGAGCAGCGGGCGCAGGTACGACCAGGCCGGAAGCTCGACAACGGCTTCGAGCGCCTTGTCCTGGCTCGCGAGCGGGCAGCCGATGCAGCCGGTTCGGGCGTTGCGATCCTCGGCGTCGTCACCACCGTAGGCGTCGGCGAGCATGGCCGTCGCCCATCCGCCGTAGGCCTGCATCGGCGCGAAGACCTTCAGCCAGTCCCAGACGTTGCAGACCCGCCAGTGCAGGATCGGCGCAAGCGTCGCGATCCGGCCGCGGATGCCCTTCATCCCGGGCAGGACCTGCTGGTACCAACCCTGCCCGCACTCAGCACCGTCCTTCGAGCATGACATCTCGATGCGGCGATCGCGGATCGCGCTTTCGCCCTGACGGACGCCCGTGATCGTCAGCACGGTCTCGGTAACGGGCAGGTGCGCGAGGTCCGCCTCGATCGCCGCCGCCATCGGGTCGATCTTGATCTGCCGCGTGCACCAGCGCAGCGTGTTGTTGTTCGGCGGCGGAACACCGCGGCCGAGGATGTAGACCAGGAACCGGCGGTCGAGCGGCGCCGTGACGACCCGGACGCGGATCCAGGGGAAGCGCGCCAGTCGAGCCATCACGTCGGCGGCGGCGATCGCCAGCGGCGTCAGTTCGAGCCGCGTGTCGGCATAGTAGACCGTGAGCGTCTTCGGACGGGCCAGTCGGCCGGTCTCGATCAGGTGGACGATCAGGGTCAGCGTTGCCGTCGAGTCCTTGCCGCCCGACCACGCGATCGCCCAGTGGTCGTGCTTCGCCCCGTACTCGGCGAGCGACATCAGCGTCATCTCGACGGCGTCGTCGTAGACGAGGCGCGTCGCGGTCGCCGTGAACAGGTCGGATTGCGCGCGCGCGTTCATGCCCCGGCTCCTTCAGCCCGAAGCCGGGCTACATGCGCCCTCCCTGTCTCGGTCAGCGCCCACCAGTTCGGGCGGACGCGAGCGACAAAGCCGGACTCCTTCAGCGCGGTGAGGCGCACGCTGCCGATCGACCGCGTCGGCCGATCCGCCGACCGGCCGGTCATCGCGACGCCGAACTGCATGGCGGTGCCGCCGGCATGGCCGAGGCCGGCGAAGACGAGCAGCAGGCGATCGAGGGCGGTGCGCTGGCGCTCCGCGGCCGTGCGCGCGGCTGTCGGCGAGACCCGGCAGCCAAGACGATGCAGTTCGGCGAGCCCAGCGTCGGTGAGGGTGTAGCGGGCGTGGCCGGTGCGCGTGACGAGGCCGTGCCGGACGAGCGCCGCCAGAAGGCTGCCGCCGAGAGCGCCGGCTTCGGCCGTGATCAGCGTCGGCTCGAGCGCATGACCGAGCGTGAGCGGCGAGACGTTGCCGCCGAGATCCGACACGGTCAGCAGGGCGAGTTCGCGCGAGGACTGTCGGGTCGCATCCGGCTCGCACGATCCGCTCGCGTGGTCCGCGGGCACAGCCTGGAGGCCGGTCCGGACGACGTCGATCCGCGCGAGCACGGCCTCGGCCGGCGCACCGGCGCGAACGGCATCGGCAACGGAGGCGATGAGGGTGAGAAGGTCGGCGCTCATCGGATCACCCCGAGATGCGCGGGCCGGCGGACCACGTCGGAGCAGGCGTCGGAGGGCCGGACGTCGCGAACGGCAGAGGCCCCGAACGGGCTGCCGCAGACGACGCCGCGCCGGCACGTGCCGGTGAGGTCGCGGCCGACGAAGGCGGTGGCGTAGGCGTCGAGCTCGCTGCAGCGCAGGGGCGCGTAGCCGCGGATCACCACATCCCTGAAGCCGTAGCGCTCGGCGGTGTTGCGGGCGCCGTCGGGATCGCTGCCGCAGGCTGACAGCGGCAGCAGGAGCGCGAGGCCGGCCACGGCGCCGACGGTAGGGCTCGAAATAGCTGTGGCCTTCAGGCTGCCAATGAAAGCATCCCGGGCAGCAATCGCATCATCTATCGTTGCGAACCATCCAACATTAACGCGAATATTGAACCGCCTTACCCGCACACGATAAGGTTTTGCGCTGTTCATTGCAGGCGCATACGCAATGCATGCGTGGCCGGTCCTATTGTCTTTACGTACGCTTAGATTCCCATTCTGGACGAAACGATTAGCAGGACGAAGATTTCCAATTCGATTGTTGCCGCGATCTCTATCTCTGTGGTCAATTTCTTCTGACGGCCAATTCCCTTTGATCAACAGCCAGGCGACACGATGGACTAAGAATCGCTGTCCCTTGAAGCCGAGTCGTCGATAGCCGTCACCGTTATCGCCGCCGGCTTCGTTGCCGCGCCGGGCATTGGCCGCAACGTCCTTCGACCAAAAGAGCTTGCCGGTAGCGGCCTCATACCTGAGGCACGACATAAGCTCGGTCGCTACATCGTCGGTCTCCGACCGATAGTCGTTATCATCTGCGTTCTGAGACGCGCCGGAGCGCGAAAGGGAAAAGGCGATCATGCCGCGCGCGCCTCCGCGTTGAGGTGGCTGGCGGCGGCACGCGCCTCGTCATGCCGGTAGAGGCAGGCCCGGATGCCGTCGCCGTAGGCCAGTGCGTTGGCGCCGTCGGAACCGGCGACGATCCAGAGCCCGTCGTGCGGCTTGGTGGTGTCGGCCGGCGCGGCCCGGAACGGCTCCTGGCCGGACGCGAGCAGGACGGCGTTGCCGAGGCGGATCATCCTGCGCATGAGGCGGCCTCGCATTCGTCGTTGAGGCGTCGCGCGGCCTCTGCGCCGGCCGGCGTGATCCGCCAGCCGTCGGGGTCCTTGCGGGCGTGGCCCAGCGCGATGAGCTGCCCGAGGCGCAGTCGGCCATGGCGCTCGACCGCGACCGGCGGCGTGCCCGGCAGGAGCTTGATCCCCAGCGCCGACGGGCTGCCGATGTGCTGCAGGCGCGCCATCACGCGCAGGGCCGGGGCGAGTTCGGGCGAGCCGGCGCGGGGCCGGCGGCGAAGCGCCGGCTGCAGGTCGACCTCGACCGCGCGCAGCAGGCGCACGAGCTCGGCGCGCGCCGGCATCGGCTGCATCGTGCCGTCGAGGCGGGCGATGAGGGTGCGGACGTCGGCGAGGGCTGTCATCCGCCCACCTCGACGACTTCGAAGCCACCGACGCCGGCCTTCGACGGCCACGCGAAGAAGAACCGAAATGGGTAGACTTCACCCGCGATCTTCATCTTCGCGTTGGCGTCTTCCTCGATGAGGTGCTTCGCGCCTTTGGTGTCGTGAAATTCGAACACGCCGGTCGACGGCAGCACGGCGAAATCCGGCGTCAGGTGCGTGTTGTCGGCGAGCCGAAGCTTGATTGCCTGGAACGCCCACCAGAAGACCTCGCCCGAGGCGCGGCGCGCTTCGAGCACGGCCGCGTAGCGGGTCTCGGTCCGGTTCATGCGGCCGGCCTTCATCCGGCCGAGCGCGCGGTAGGCCTTGCCGGGGCCCGACCGGGTCGCGCCGGTCAGCACGCGGTAGGCGGCCGCGGTGATGACGGCGGGACGCACAGCGTTGGCGGGGCCGCGGCGCATGGCTCAGACCACCATCCCGAGGGCCTGCTGATACAGTTCGAGGATCGCCTCCTCTTCCTGGCGTTCAGCGTGGTCCTTCTTGCGCAGGCGCAGGATCGTGCGAACAGCCTTTACGTCGAAGCCGCGACCCTTCATCTCGGCGAACACTTCTTTGATGTCGCCGGAAATAGCTGCTTTTTCTTCTTCCAGGCGTTCGACGCGTTCGATGAACTGTCTAAGCTCATCGGCGGCGACGCCTTCGGACGACACGTCTTGCGTCGAAACGGAATGTGTGCTTTGCATTGCGAAACCTCAGAGCGTGAATTCACCGCTCGGTCCCCGCTTGGCGGTTGGGGACCGGGCGGTTTTCGTTTGGGGTCAGGGGTGCCGTCGGCGCCCGTAGAGCGGCCGGTAGCCGGGCTTCGGCTCCGTACGGGCCGGCTGGCCGCCACCACCGCCGCCGACCGTGCGCATCACGAGACGCAGCGTCGGCGGTTCGGGCGCGCCGGCACCGTTGTCGAGCCGCAGCAGCGCGTCTTTCATCCGCGCCACGGTCTCGATCCGGGCGAGCTCGTTCAGCATCTCGCGATTGAAGCGCAGCAGCGTCAGCGCGACCGGGGCCGCATTGCCGCGCAGGTGCTCGTTCTCGGCCATGAGCGCATCGCTGAGCACCCGGACGCGCTGGACCTCCGAGCCGCAGGACAGCGCCGCCGCAAGATCCAGGGTATCGCCGCCGGCCGCCGTTTCCGATTTCTCGGAGTATAGCGAATGGACCGCGGCTGTACCCGAAAGCTCAGCCTGCGTATCCAAGACGGGCGGCAAGTCGAACCGCAGAGCGAGAGCGCCTCTAGACATGAGCCGATCCCCGGGTTTCCCGATAAAGCTTCTGGTGCGTGGCGGCGGCAGTTTCGGCCGCGATCTCGCGGTGCCGGGCCAAGTGGTGCCGCCGGCAGAACCACGTCACAACGAGCGGGCGGGCGTAGTCCTCGTGATGGGCCTCGACGCGCTTCGTCGTTCCGCAGGTCGCGCAGGGGCCCTTCGTCAGGGTGCCGCTGCGCAGCGCCCGGCACACCGCCTGATGCGCGCGGCGTTTCTCTGGGTTCGCGCACTGCCAGCGGCGGTTCTTCGTCGTCGAGAAGCCGGGATGTGCGGCGCGGTAGGCCTTCTGCTTGGCGCTGTTGCAGCCCGAGCAGAACAGACGGAACCCCACGCCGGAGCCGTCGGAACGGCGCACCAGCTGTCGCTCGCCGCCGCAGGCTGGGCAGTGGCGCAGGGGCGCCCTGCCGTCGCGCAAAGGGGAACCCTGCGGTGGCACGTCGGTAGGGGGAACCACCGCAGGGATCGGCCCGTGCATTCGGGCGCGATGGGGATTGGGGGTGAGAGCCGACATCAGGCGACCCTCTTTTCGAGGATCCGCTGGCGCCGTCTCGGTACACGCAGTGCGTGGATGCGGACGAGACAGTCGTTGTCGATCGGTAGAGCGTTCGCCGTCGCGTAGTCGACGATGCAGGGCCAGTAATCGACCGGAATGGAGCCGCGGGCGAGGATATCGCTCCCTCGAGCACCGGGATTTTTCAGAAAGCCGCAGATGCGCCCAAACTTGGTTGGACCACCCAGCGCTTCCACGATTTCGCGTACGGAGTTCATGGCGGGGCAAGCATTACGCCTAATGCGTAACGACTGTCAACGCACAATGCGTAACAGGCCGTGCGTATCTCGGCGGATGGATACCCCGGCCGAACGCCTCCAATTTCTCCGTAAGCGCGCTGGCTTCGAAACAGCCTCGGATGCGGCCCGAGCCTACGGTTGGACGAAGTCCACCTATCTTGGGCACGAAAACGGGGACCGAAACCCGTCGCGTGAAAGCGCGAAACGCTATGCGAAGGCGTACAAGGAGCGGTGGGAGTGGATCATCGACGGCGAGCAAAAGTCGCCGGGCGGTGATGCCGACACGGTGCCGATACTCGGCGATGTCGGCGCAGGGGGGAAAGTCTACTTCTCTGGCGCGCCCGAAGGTGGCTACGACCGCGCACCGCGTCCGCCTGGTGGTTCCGCAACGACTGTTGCCGCCCGGGTCCGTGGAGATTCGATGCCCGGCATCGCCGAAGACCAGTGGCTGATCTACTACGACAGCCGCGTGGCGAGCGTGCCGGACGAGTTCCTCGGCGAGTTGTGCGTCGTGTGGCTCTCCGACGATCGCGTCTACGTCAAGAAGGTGTACCGGGGGCGAGACCCCGGCACCTTCGATTTGATCTCCTCGGGCTACGAACCGTTGCGCAACGAGGACGTCGAGTGGTGCGCGAAAGTGACCTGGATCAAGCCGCGCTAGTAGTCGTCGTGCTCGGGCACGTCACCGATTCTGGACAAGAATGTAGGCACCGTACACTCGTCTGATCTGTCGTCACTCGATGTTGAGAAAGCCAAGGCTCCGATGGCATGTCGCTGTTCGACGAGCCTTTCGGCGAGCCGTTTAGCGCTATCAGCTGTACTGCACATTTGGATTGGCGCGGTCTTGATCGGTCCGCGACCGGTTCGCACGAACGGTTGAACGCCGAAACTCTGGGAACGCGCCATCTGAAACTCCTCGTGGAGACCAGAAGCTGATCCTAAAAACGGAACGAAACAAGAACAAAAGTGCGCTTTGGGTTACGCATGCTGCGGCCCTGTGGATAACGGTGACGAAAAAATCTCGGACATGTTACGCATTTTGCGTTGACGTATATTACGCATTCGGCGTAACGTCTGGTCATTCCGAAGCCGGAGCGACCGATGTCCCAGAGCGCGCCGAACCCGAAGCCCCTTGCACCGCCGGACCGCCTCACGGCGTTCTTCGCGACACTCGACCGCCAGCTCGCCTTCCTCGCGCGGCCTGATCACCAGATCGACGAGCTGAACCTGCGCATCGCCCACAACGAGCGGTGCAAGAGCTACCTCTGCCGGGTCGGTTCGCAGAACTATGACGCCTTCGATCTGACCGCGATCGACGCCGGGCTCCACGGTCGGTTGGCCGATGCCATGGCGCGGCGCGACGCACCTGCGATGCAGGAGGCCGCATAGATGGCCACCCACACCTTCAAGACCCAACTGAAGCTCGGCTTTGGTGCCGGCCCGGCGATCCCGGTCGATCTGCTCCTGACCTACGATGTGGTCGACGGGACCGAGATCGATATCCTCTCGGCCACCGCCACCGGCAGCCCCCTGCCGGCGGGTATGCTCCGCCTGATCGAACTCTACCCCGGGCTCAAGAGCGAGCTTCTCGCGAAGGCGAGGCAGGATGCCGTCGACCGCCGCCGCAGCACGGTCCGGTCCCTCGCGAGGGCGGCATGAACCCGCTCGCCGCCGTCTCCCTCTTCCTCGTCGGCACGATCGCGGTCGGGATGATCCTGATCCCGATCCTCGATGATCAGTATCGCCGCGCCGTCGACGCCTGGGCCAGCGCCCGGGTTCGCGCCGCCAACCCCGTGACCGTCGAGAGCGAGGCCGACCGTGGCTGATCTCCTCGACGACGCCACCGCCCTCCGCCTTGTCGCGGACGGCCGCAAGATCCCGAGGTCGAAGTTCACCTGCCTCGTGAAGCGCGGGCTGATCCGCCTGCGCGGGCACGGTGCCAAGACGCGGCCGGTGCTCACCGGCTCCGGCGAGGCAGCGCTCCGCACGGTCCGCCGCGCGGCGCGCCGGGCTCGGCCCGACGCCCACGCCCACCATCCCTGATCCTGCTCAAGGGCCACGCCCTGCTCTCGTGGAGTCCATCATGTTTTCGATCCTCGCCACCCTGCCCGCCACCACCGCGATCGCCGTCACCCTCCTGGGACCGCCGGTCCTGGTCCTCGTGACCGTCTTCGGTCTCAGCGAGGGTGTGCGGGTCGTGCGCTTTGCTCGGGCTCGGGGGCGCTGATCATGGCCGGCCACCCCCCAACCGCCATCGACGTCCGTGTCGGCCGCCGCCTCGCCGAGGCCCGAAAGGCCGCCGGCCTGTCCTGCAAGGAGATCGGCGCCGTGCTCGGCATCAGCGCCTCCCTGTTCTGGCGGTATGAAACCGGCCAGCGACGCATCAGCGTCGGCCACATGCAGATGGTGGCCGACCTCCTCTACCTGCCGGTCACGACGTTCTTCGACCCGCCCGCCCCGGCCGGCGTCGAGCCGCCCTCCCCTGCCCTCTCCACCGATGCCGCGGGGATCTGATCATGGGCATCCGTCGCTCATCAAGATCGATCGAGGTCTTCGTCAATGTCGGGGATGTACTCGGCGAACTGACCGACGAGGAACTAGTCGAGGAACTGAAGTCACGGCGGATCGACGACCCGAACTTGCTGGGTTGCGATCGGTCAGATGCCGAACACGCGATCGACCTTATGCGGTCGCGACACTTCAAGGATGCGCTCACGCTCTTGGAGCGCGCCCTCTACCCGAAATTTCAGTCTCGTGACGCATGCGCAAGCGCCATCGCCGAGATCCGCTTGAGGGCGTCACACCGATGAGCCGTCGCAGCGCCCTCTCCCACCGAGCTGTCGCCGACCTTCTTGTCGACGCAGGCTTCACGGACCGCCTGCCCGCCGACGATCTCGGCATGGCGCACCTGATCTGCCGGGCGGTCGACCGCACCGAGCACAAGCTCGGTCAGGTCCCCGGCACGCCCGACGACTTCGACGAGATACGGTTCGAGCACCGGCTGCTGGTCGGGGCCCGCGAGGCCGCGCCGGTCCGCACCATCCATGCGGGGGTGCACTGACCATGGCCGCGATGAACCCCGCCGCCGCGGTCGTCTGGGTGATCCTGCTGGGTCTGCCCATCGGCTTCGCGTTCCTGGCGCTGTCGCGCCTGAGCTCACCGCCCGCGGCCACCGGGGGCGATCTCGACACCAACGAACAGCGGGGGCCGCGCTCATGAAGATCTTTCGCCTCGAAGCCGAGAACGTGAAGCGGCTCAAGGCCGTCTCCATCACGCCCGACGGCAATCTCGTGGAGATCACGGGCCGTAACGGCCAAGGCAAGTCGTCGGTCCTCGACGCGATCTGGTGGGCGTTGTCCGGAACGAAGCCGATTCAGGCCGTGCCGATCCGGAAGGGTCAGGATGAGGCCCGCATCCGGCTCGACCTCGGCGAGATCCGGGTCACCCGCACCTTCAAGAAGCGCGATGGCGCCGAGTTCACCACGGCGGTGGTCGTCGAGAACGCAGACGGCGCGCGCTTCGCCCGTCCGCAGGAGCTTCTCGACAAGCTGCTCGGCCAGTTGTCGTTCGATCCGCTTGCCTTCACCCGCATGGACGGCCGGCAGCAGCTCGACGCGATGAAGCGTTTCGTGCCGGGCTTCGACTTCGCCGGCACGGAGAAGGCGAACAAGGACGATTTCGCCGGGCGGACCGAGGTGAACCGTTCTGCGAAAGCGCTGCGCGCTCAAGCCGACGGCATCACGGTCCCGTCCGGCACGCCCGAGGCCCGCATCGACACCGCCGCGCTCGTCGCGGAGATGGAACAGGCCGGCGAGCACAACACCGACATCGAACGGCGGCGTGGCCGGCGTGAGCAGGCCGAGCGTGCCATCGAGGCCTATGCCGAGACCGCCGCGGGGAGCCGCAACCGGGCCGCCGCGTTGCGGAAGGAAGCGGACGAAGCCGAGGCTCGTGCCGACCGCGACGATGCCGAGGCCGGGCGGATCCGGGCAAGCCTCGCTGAGGCCTCTGCCCTGCCCGATCCCATCGACACCTCGGCGCTGCGCCAGCGCATCGCCGCCGCCGGCGAGACCAACGCCGCCGTGGCGCGCCGCGAGGAGCGTGACCGGATCGACGCCCGCGCCAAGGAGGCCGAGGCGAAAGCGGCCGCGCTCACCAAGGCCATCGAGGGCCGCGTCGCCGGTATGCGCTCCGCCATCGCCCAAGCCGACCTGCCGGTACCGGGCATTGCCTTCGGTGACGACGAGATCCTGCTGAACGGCGTGCCGTTCGATCAGGCCTCGTCCGCTGAGCAGCTGCGCACCTCCGTCGCGATCGCCATGGCGGCCAATCCGAAGCTGCGCGTGATCCGCGTCCAGGACGGGTCGCTGCTCGATGCCGAAGCGATGGCGATCCTCGGCGAGATGGCCGACGCGGCCGACTGCCAGGTCTGGGTCGAGTGTGTGCAGTCGGGCCGCTCGACCGCGATCGTCATCGAGGACGGCGAAGTCCTCGGCGCAACCGCCACCCCCATCGCCGCGGAGTAGCCCCCATGAAGATCGAACGCATTCCCTACACCACGCGCGATGCCTGGCTTGCCGGCCGCGCGAAGGACATCACCGCCTCGGTCGCCGGCGCGGTGCTCGGCGCCCACGAATACACAACCGCCTTCGAACTCTGGGCGCTGAAAAGTGGTCTCCTGTCGGAGGATCCGACCGAGACGCCGGCGATGCGCCGCGGCCGCCTCCTCGAGGACGACGCCCTGCAGATGCTGGCCGAGGATCGCCCGACCTGGACGGTCGAGCCGGGCGGCAACGTCTACCTGCGGGCGCCGGACTTTCGCATCGGCGCGACCCCGGACGCCTACGCCGTGGATCCGAACCGACCAGGCCGTGGCGTCGTGCAGGTCAAGACCGTCTCCGATCTGATCTTCCGCAAGAAGTGGAAGGATGACGACGGGTCCCTGAACCTGCCGGTCTGGATCGCCTGCCAAGCCATCGTCGAGGCGAAGCTCACCGGGGCATCCTGGGCCTGTGTCGTGCTGATGGTCGTCGGCCACGGCCTCGACCTCCACGTGATCGACATCCCGCTTCACGCCGGAATCTGGGACCGCCTCGTCGATGAGGCCGCGGCTTTCTGGGCTCGTGTCGACAGCGGCGAGGCGCCCCCCGCCGACTACGCTCGCGACGGCGACACCATCGCCGATCTCTGGCCGCCGGATGCGACCCGCGAGGTCCTCGATCTGTCCGGCGACAACCTCATCCCGATGCTCGTCGACGAACTCGACGACGCCAAGGGCCGCATCAATCTCGACGAGACCCGCGTCAAAGAGATCAAGGCCGAACTCGTCGAGAAGCTCGCCGGCGCCACCGTCGGCCGCCTCGCCGACGGCCGCGAGATCACCCGCACGATCCAGCGGCGCGGCGAATTCACGGTCAAGGCGACCAGCTTCCCCGTCCTGAAAATCCGCGCACCGCGAAAGGCCGCAGCATGAGCCACGCTCTCGAACTCACCCAAACCGAACGCAAGATCGCGGAACGCATCGATCCGTCCTCGATGGACGGGCTGACGGTTTCGTCGTCCGCCGGCGGCATCGTGTTCGCCAACGCCGCCGAGGTCATGAACTACGCGAAGATGATGGCCGTCGCGAATAGTGGCGTCCGTAAGCACCTCCGCGGAAACGTTGGCGCCTGCCTCGCGATCGTGACCCAGGCCGTCGAGTGGGGCATGTCGGCCTACGCGGTGGCGAACAAGAGCTACTTCTTCAACGACCAGATCGCCTTCGAGTCTCAGCTCGTCCAGGCCGTGATCCTGAAGCGGGCGCCGATCAAGGGCCGGATCAAGTTCGAATTCACTGGCGAGGGCGAGAAGCGCAAGTGCCGGGCCTGGGCGCGCCTTGCCGACGATCCCGAAGAGATCGCCGAGTACATCTCGCCCGAGTTCGGCAAGATCACCCCGAAGAACTCGCCGCTTTGGAAGTCCGACCCGGATCAGCAGCACTGCTATTATGCCGGTCGCGCCCTGTGCCGCCGCCATTTCCCCGACGTGCTGCTCGGCGTCTACGGCGAGGACGAACTGACCCCTCCTCCGCCCGGGCCGGACAACGCGCGCGACGTCACGCCCGCGAAGGGGTTGAACGCGAAGCTCGATGCCCTCGCCGCCCGGCCGAAGTCGCAGATCGATCACGCCGAGGATGCCGAGTTCAGCGAGGCGTTCACCGGTGGCGACCATGAGACCGGCGCCAACGAGACGGTACCCGAGTCGGACGGAGGCGGTGACGATCCGGCCCCCGACATCGATCCGCAGAGCGCCGCCTACAAGCTCGGCCACGACGGCGGGATGAAAGGCTTTCGGAAAGGGCTGACGGCCGCGATCAAGGAAGATCCGGCGCAGTTGGCGAACTACGAAGCCGGGTATTCGGCCGCCCTGCATGAAAAGAACCGGGAGGACGACTGATGTCGGTCTCCCCGGACCCCAAGACCAGCGCCGCCGCCGCCGTGGACAAGCTGCCTATCGTCATCACGCGCGATGATGGCCGGTACTTCGCGATCGAGGCCGCAGGGCGCCGTGCTGTCGGTCTCGGCTTCGACGAGATGCTCGGCGCCGTGGTCGGGCTCGCGCACCCCGAACTCACGACGGTGCCCGCGTACATGCGGGGTGCCGGATCTCTCGCCGTCGCGAAGGATGCGCCCTCAGCCACGATCACGATCCCGCTCGCTCTCGCGGAGAGCATTTCGGCGGAGATGGCCGACCTGCTCTGCTGGTGCCGCGGCTTCGTCACTGCTCTTCCCGACAATGCCGATCGTCACCCGATGGGGCTCGACCTGACCCGTGAAATGCGGATCAGGCTCGATGTGGCGATCGCGGCGGCGAAGGGCATCGAACCGCAGGAATTCCCCTTCTGATGTCGATCCCCGCTCGCGCGGCCGAGCAGGCCGTCACCGTCAGTGTCGCTCGCTGCCCGTGCGGGCTCTGCGACCACGTCATCGGCCTGCTGCACGACGAGACCGGCGAGGTTTTCGCCGAATTCTCCCTCGCGCCGGATGCGGCCCGCGGCTTCATCGCCGACGTCCAGACGGTTCTGGACGCCCTGCCCCCCGTCGGAAGCCTCACCGGCATCCGCTGCGAGGGCACGGCCTGAACGACCTTCCCCTCCCCTCCTGACCCACGGTCACCGCTCATGGCGCCCCCGATCCTGACCTCATCCTCCACCGTCTGCCGCGGCCAGATCCAGGCCCGCGAATACGGCTCCGAAGCCGAGATGCGGTCCTCCTATGCCGCGATCCAGAAACGCATGATGGCGCCCTCGCCACCGCCTTGCCCTCGGCCGGCACCGCGTGCCCCATCCGGCGCGCCGGCATGCTCCTGGGATGCCCAGGTCGTCGCCACGCTCGGCGCCGACCGGATCTACCGGGAGCCCCGGCGCATCATCGCCCGCATCGCCGAGGCGCACGGAGTGACCTCGGCCGACATCACCGGGCCGAGCCGTAAGACCCTCCACTTCAAGGCCCGTCTCGCCGCGATCGCAGAGGTGCTCGACCTCAACCCGCGGCTGTCGATTCCGCAGCTCGGCAAGATCTTCGGGGGGCGGGACAGCACGACGATCCGCAACGCCTTCCGGCACCTCGGACACGAGCCGCAGCCCGTGGGGGCCCGCCAGTGAACCTCACGGTGCGCACTGCATTCCCCGCCTCGGCAATACCGATGCCGCCGGGCCTCGACCGACCGTTCGCCGGCAAGACCGGGGTCATCGCCGACCGCCTCGTTGCGGCCGAGGGCAACGCCGTTCCGGCCGGCGTGCTGGCGGAGACGGCATTCGGTGCGGACAACCTCCGCTGCCGGCAGTCCCTGCGCGGGGCCGTCCAGACGCTCCGCAAGGCGTTGGCGCGCACCGGATCGGACGACCGGATCATCGAGACCGGCCGGGGGCCGACGCTGACCTATGCGTGGGTGCGGTCGACGCCGAAACCCGAGATAGAACCCGTCGCACCACCCGCCGCCATGCCGGTGCACGCCTCGAACCCGCGCGCGATCACCCTGGCGCCATGCGGCTACGCGGCGTGGTCGTATGTGCCTGGCACGAACATCCGCGGGCCGGTTCAGGTGATCCGCCGGCACGGCGAGGACGAGGAGCGCCGGCTGACGCAACTCGACATCGCGAACGGCCGGCCGACGACGGAGCACGCGCGGTTTGCGACCGAGGATGACGATGGGGGCGAGGCTTGAGCGCGCCCGAGATCATCGATCGGCGGCTCGACCGGCCTAAGGACGTGAAGGCTTTCCGGCGCTGGCTCGCCCGGAACGGTGCCGAGATGCTCGACCCAACGAACGCGTACGAGGTGGTTCGATTCCGGGGCACGGCGGGGCTGTCGATCGTCTACGCGAATGGCAGCGGACGGTCCCACGCGCTGACCGGTCAGGCCGAGGACGCTTGGACGGCCTTCTGCGACGGGCGGTCGCTCGACCTCGCGCCGCAGGCGGCCTGGATCGACGATCCCGATCAGCGTCCCGCTGCGATGTCAGATGCGGACCTGATCGAACAGGCCGGTCGCATGCCCATCACCATCGCGTTCCTGATGGAGCACGACGCCTTGCCGATGCGGGAGGCGTCCCAGCGCCTCTTCGGACTCGAACGTAGCGGCCGACTGGTTCGCTCCGGCGGCCGGCCCGGCACGGCCCTGACGTGGAACGTCGCTGCCGAGGTGCGGGCATGATCCGCCACGAGGACGTCATTACTCGCGAGATGGTTAGATCTGAGCCAAATACCTTGTTCGTATTTGGCGATAACCTGCAGCGTCGTGGGCGAGGCGGTCAAGCTAAAGAGATGCGCGGCGAACCGAACGCCGTTGGCATCCCTACGAAGCGATGGCCGAGCCGAAACATCAACGCATACTTCTCCGATGCGGATTTTGCAGAGGTGAAGGCCGCAGCATCGCCTGATCTCCAAAGATTGGCCGATCATCTGCGCGCGGGCGGCACCATCGTCTGGCCTTATGCCGGCATCGGCACCGGTCGGGCCGAACTCAAGGAGCGAGCGCCCCACGTCTGGTTTTGGCTGTTCCGCGCCAAGCATCGCCTTCTGCAGATCGTAGCGGAGCGCGAGGGCCATGCAGTTTGCTCGCTCGAATCCGCCCTTGGGGCCGAGGATTACGCGCGGTTCGTAGCGATGGGGGCCGGTCATGCCTGATACGCTTGACCGAGGTGCACCGGTATGACGGCACCCATCTGCCCGACCTGTGCGACAGCGGCCGTCCTGACCACCGGCGCCGCTGTCTACCCGAACCGTCCCGATCTGGCCGCGAAGCCGATCTGGCGATGCGAGGGCTGCGGCGCCTATGTTGCCTGCCATCCCGACACGACCGTTCCGCTCGGCACGCCGGCCGATGCCGCGACACGCGCGGCTCGGATGAACCTGCACCAGAAGCGTCTCGATCCACTGTGGAAGGAGGCTTGGCGCGAGCCGGCCTATGCCAAGAACGGCTGCGGGCCGAAGACGCGCCGGAGCATCCAGAAGGCCGCCCGCGAGCGTGTCTATGCCTACCTCGCGGGCCGGATGCGGCTGACGCCGGCCGAGTGCCACACCGGCCTGTTCACACGCGAGCAGTGCCGCGTCGCCTGGGGCGTCCTGTCGGCAACCTCCTACGCGGAGATCCGCACCTGGGCTCGGGCCCTGAACCCGAAGCCGCGCCGCGAGCGCAAAGCCCCCTCCCCTTCTTCCGACATCCAGCGGATTGCCCGGTGATCCAGACCCCTATCATCGATTCCCTCGCTGGGCCCGGCGGGCGCCGCGCAGCGCCCAGACGCAAGCTCCTCGTCGCCGACCTCCTCTGCGGAGCCGGCGGATCCTCAACCGGCTGCCAGCGTGCGCTGGCCGAGCTCGGGCTCGAAATGGACCTCGTCGCGGTCAATCACTGGCCGACCGCCATCGCGACGCACGAGAAGAACCACCCGACCGCCCGGCACTACGTCCAGGACATCGCGACGGTGCGCCCGCACTTGCTGGTGCCGGAGGGCTACCTCGACCTGCTGATGGCCTCGCCAACCTGCACGCACCATTCGGTGGCGCGCGGCGGCAAGCCGACCTCGGACCAGCAGCGTAGCGATCCCTGGCACATCATCACCTGGCTCACCGAGCTGCGGGTGAAGCGCCTCATCATCGAGAACGTGTGGGAGTTCGTCGGCTGGGGCCCGATCGACCACCGCACCGGCAAGCCCGTCGCCTCGCGCAAGGGCGAATACTTCCGCGCCTGGATCGACACAATCAAGCGGCTTGGCTTCCAGCCAGAGTGGCGCAAGCTCAACGCGGCCGACTTCGGCGACGCCACGACGCGATCGCGCTTCATCCTGATGGCGCGCTCGGACCGCAAGCGACTGGTCTGGCCGGTCGCGACGCACCGCCGCCGTGACGGCACCATCGACCTGTTCTCAGGCGCGAAGCCGTGGCGCCCGGCCCGCGAGATCATCGACTGGTCGATCACCGGCCGATCGATCTTCGATCGGAAGAAGGCCCTAGCCCCGAAGACGCTCGCACGCATCTACGCTGGCGCCGTGAAGTTCCGCTGGCCGGAGCCGTTCTTGGTAATCCTGCGCAATCACATGGCGGCGCAGGGCATGGATGGGCCGCTGCCGGCGATCACCGCTGGCGGGACGCATATCGGCCTCGCGCAGCCGATGCTGATCAAGCAGAACTTCCGGCGTGACGTGCAGGGCGTGGATGAGCCGGCACCAACGGTCATGACGCAGGCGCGGATAGGTGTCGCCGAGCCCGTCATCGTGAATATGAAGGGGCAGTCGCTGGCGGATGGCGTTGGCCTACCGCTCCCGACGCAGACGGCTCATGCCGCGCATATCTACCTCGCAGAGCCGTTCGTGATGGCCCCGGGAAGCACCGGCGCGCCGCGCGCTACCGAGTCCCCCCTTCCAACGATCACCACCGGGGGTGCTGAGTCCGAAGACCCGGGGTGCGCACGGCCCATGCCGGTCGAGCCGTTCGTCGTCTCGGCCGCCCACGGCGTCGATGCGTCCGAGGCGGACCCGCACAGCCGTCGCACGAAGAGCGTCGACGAGCCGATTGGCACCGTGCACGCCGGCGGGGGCAACTTCGGTGTCGTCGAACCCTTCGTTTTCTCGCGCCACGCCGAGGGCGCGCCGCGATCGATCGACGAACCGACGCCGACCCAGGTCGCCAAGCACTCGCACGTCCTGATCTCGCCCTATTACGGCTCCGGCTCGGGCGAGACCTGCACCGAGGCAGAAGTTCCGCTGCCGACAGTTACTTCAAAGGGCCGGTTCGGCATGGTCGTGCCGGTGACCCAGTCGAACGGTGGCGCGCTCGCGAGAGACGTCGCCGAGCCGGTGCCGACGATGACTACGGCCAAGGGCGGCGAATTCGCTGTCGTCATGCCCATCACACATCACGACAGCAGCTACCGTGTACGCGACGCCGCGATCGACCCTTTGCCGACGGTCACCGGCGCGAACCGGGGCGAGCTCGCCTTCATCGCCGCGCATTTCGGCGAGCGCGATGGTCAGGCGCCGCGCACCCACGACATCGAGGAGCCTGCGCCGACACTCTGCGCCACTGGCCGCGTGAACCTCGTCCGGGGCACCGACCGCTACGACATCCTCTTCCGGATGCTGGAGCCGCACGAACTGGCGGCTGCCATGGGCTTCAACGAGGGCGAGGCCCGCTACGAGTTCACCGGGACGAAGACGGAGCAGATCAAGCAGATCGGAAACGCTGTCTCGGTCGCGAAGATGAAGGCCTGCGTCAGCGCCATCATGGCCGACGCGGCCCCAGTCCGGCGCGACGATGCGCCCGTCATTCTGATCGCGGCTGAGTAAGGCGATGTCCGACTTCACGCGCGGATCTTGGGCCGGTGGGCTCGCGGAATGGATCGATGGCGACACCGTCTTCCTGTCGGTCGCCTTCACATGGAAGCTCGATGACGCCTACCAGCGGGCGATCTTCTGGAAGGCGCAAGGCTACAGGGTTCGCGCGGGCGGACCGGGGATCTTCACGCGCAAGCACTACCTCGCCGACGTCGCCGAGATCGGCGGAAGCGCCCCTGATGCCGTGATCCGTCACAACCCGATGGCGACGGTCGCCAGCCGGGGTTGCTCGGTCGGCTGCTGGTTCTGCATCGTCCCAAAGATGGAGGGGCGCACCTACACCGAACTCCCGGATTTTCCGGTGCGGCCGGTGCTCTGCGACAACAATCTCTCCGACCTGTCACGCGAGTACCAGGAGCACATCGTGTCCCGGTACCGCGCAACGGGCGTGCCTCTCCTCGATGCGAACAGCGGTTTCGAGCCGCGCACCTTCGACGACGAGGTCTACCGGCGCTGGCAGCCGATCCTGCGCGGCCCATGGCGGTTCGGCTTCGATGAGGCGACCGAGGGTGCCGATGTCGAGCGGGCTTTCCGTCTGCTGAGAGATGTCTCGTCGCGTCGGAAGCAAGTCTACACGATGATCGGCCATGAGCCGTTTGCCGTGTGCATGGAGCGGATCCGGCGCGTGATCGCATGGGGCGGGGAGCCGTACGCCCAGCCGTTCATGAAGCTCAACGCGCTCGAGAAGCGTCCGCACGTCCGGCACGACTGGACACCGCGCCTGCTGAGCGACGTGGCCCGCTGGGTGAACCGACGCGGGTGGAAGTCCGGCGACTTCGACACGTACCGTCGCTCCGCTCGCAATCGGCACCCGGCCCAGGCCGACCAATTGGAGCTCGCCGCCTGATGACCGACCGACCCATGATCTTCTCCGCACCGATGGTGCGCGCTTTGCTCGAAGGGCGGAAGTCGCAGACGCGGCGGCTGCTGAAGGGTGGCGTGCCCGAGGCGCCGGGGATGGGCGTCCACCCGAGCCACGTTGCCAATCGCCCGGCACCGTACCTCGACGCCTATTGCAGCGAGCGCAAGTCCGTCGCGAACCCGCGGGGCATGTCGACCCTATGGTGCTGGTGGACGCGCGACGACCGGATGGGGCGGGACTTCCGGGTGGCCTACAAGCCGGGCGACCGGCTCTGGGTCCGCGAGAACTGCCGGGCTGAAGAATTGCCGGAAGGCCAAGACGGTGTCCGGTTTCGGGCTGACGACACCTTCGTCAACATCGCAGCGAACCGTGACGCGGCCGACGCCTGGCTCGCGCTCTTCTACTATCGCGGGCGAGGCAAAGCCGGGATCGGTAATCCGGTCCCTTCAATCCACATGCCGCGCTGGGCCTCGCGCCTCACGCTTCTCGTCACCGACGTGAAGGTCGAGCGGCTTCAGGACATCAGCGAGGCGGACGCCCAAGCCGAGGGCGCGGTGGGCATGCCGACCTGGGGTAGCCACCGCAACGGCTTCAACGCGATCTGGCTCGACATCCACGGTGCCGAATCCTGGAACGCGAACCCATGGATCGTGGGCGTTTCGTTCGAAGTGGTCCGCGCGAACATCGATGCGCTTCCGGCAGCGAGGGCGGCATGACGCGCTGCTACGCCGCCGACACGTCAGTCCCGATGGACCGCAGCATTTCGGAGATCCGCACGACGGTGCGCCGCTACGGGGCGACTGAGTTCGCGCACATGGAGAGCGACGACCAGGCTGCGATCACCTTCACGATGAAGGGCCGGCGCATACTATTCCGGCTGGCCATGCCGGACCGCAAGAGCCGCGAGTTCACGCACACCGAGGCAAAGCGCCAGGCGCGCAGTGCCACGGCCGCCGAGGCCGCCTGGGAGCAAGCCTGCCGATCTCGGTGGCGGGCTCTCGCGCTCGTCATCAAAGCAAAGCTGGAGGCGGTCGAAGTCGGAATCGTGGTGTTTGAAGATGAGTTTTTAGCGAACACTGTCCCCCCAGGGGCCTCGGTCACCTTCGGCGAAACCGTGCGCGAGAGCATGCGGATCGCCCACGAGACCCGCGAACTGACGCCGCTCCTCCCGCACATCAGAGGGGGGGACCCTCGTGGTTGACTTAAAAGGCAACACGACCGCCCGTCCTGTGATCCAAGGATCCGCGGAATTCTCCGACTGCGGCTTCTACCGTCATCGGCTCGACCGGTGGTGGGGCGAGGCCCCGCGCGCCCTTGTGATCGGCGCGAACCCGAGCCGCGCCGGCGCCGACGATAACGACCCGACGATCTGCCGGCTGATCGCGCTGCTGTCCTGGCGGACCGACATCGGCGGGTTCACGATGATGAACGCCGACGACTTCATCGCGACCGACCCGGCCGATCATGTCCGCTGGCGCGACGGCCTCGACATCACGGCGCTGAAGTTCGTGCGGGGGCAGAACCTGCAGCGCATCCGCGATGTGTCGACCACGGCGGCCGTTCGCATCGTTGCCTTCGGCAACCTGCTGACGCCCGGTCTCCACCGCGACCGCGTACTGGCCGCCCTCAGTCTCGACGGCCGACACCCCCTGTTCGCCTTCGGTCTGACCGACAGTGGGGCACCGAAGCATCCGCTGGCGCGCGGTCACCACCGGATCCCGAACGACGCGCCGCTGATCGAATGGCGGCCGGCCTTGAGGAGCGCGGCATGAGCGAGACCCCTGCCCTCACCCGCGTGTTCCTCACGCTGCCCGACGTTCTCGAAACCGGCATCGTCGAGATCGAGGTGGAGATCGTCAGCGCCGAGGTGATCCGTCGGAGCGACGGCTTCTTGCTCGGCGGCTTCGGCGTCACCTGGCATCGCCATCGGGCCAGCGCCTGGCGTCGTGCTGGCGAGATCCGGCGCGCGCGCGTCGAAAGCCTCCTGACCGAGATCGATCGCGTCAACGCCCTCGACTTCGGGGCCAGCAGCGGAGGCTTCCGTGGCTGAAGTGCGCCCTGCCCTGCCTTGTCACCCGGAGCACCTTCGATGACGGCCCCGTCGCTGATCACCGCTGCCCGCAACGCGCCTGACGCCCGTGACCGCATCCTCGAAATGGCGGTCCTGATGCAGGAGCACCGTTTCGGCCCCGAGGGCGGCTGCACCGACCATCACCTCGAGGTCGCCGGGTTCACGCGAGCCGAAATCGAGGTCTACGCGAACTCCGCCCGCGCGGTGCTGGCGCGCCGGCCGTCTGAGTTGCGCACCACGCGGCCCGGCCGCGTCACGGGACGCACGCTGGCAAAGCGCGCCGAAGCGATCCGGGCTCGGATCAAGGGAGGCGGCCGTGGCTGAGACTACAGGCATCTCGTGGTGCGACCGGACGTGGTCGCCTTGGATCGGTTGCACCAAGATCAGCCCGGCGTGCGACGGCTGCTATGCCGCGCACCTGATGGACACCCGGATGGGTCGCGTCGAGTGGGGCCCGCATGGTGTCCGGCAGCGGACCAGCGAGACCTACTGGCGCAACCTTGGAAAGTGGGATCGGGAGGCGAAGGCTGCCGGCAGGATCATCACCGTGTTCCCGTCGCTCTGCGACCCATGGGACAACGCGGCCGACCCAGGTATCCGGCGCGAGTGGTTCGCCGTCATGCGCGAGACGCCGAGCCTGATGCACCTGCTGCTTTCGAAGCGACCGCAGAACGCGGTCGCCATGGCGCGGGCTGCCGGCGGATTGCCGAAGAACGCAGCGCTTGGCGCGACTTGTGAAAATCAGGAGGTAGCGAACCGGAACGTACGCCACCTGCTCGACGCCGCACGCGAACTCTACCCGGCCTTCACCTTCGTCTCGGCCGAGCCGCTGCTCGGGCCGATTGACTTCACCCGGATCGACTACGGCACCATTCGCGGCCACACGGTCATTCGCGATGCCCTGAAGGCATCCGACATCGAACGTATCGATTGGGTAATCACGGGTGGAGAAACGGGTCAGGGCCAGCACAAAGCTAGACCGTCCCATCCGGATTGGTTTCGATTGATCCAGGAACAGTGCACTGCCGCTGGCGTCCCCTACCACCATAAGCAGAACGGCGAATGGTCCACCACGCATCCGAATTGGCCGCGCGCCCACCCGACCGTCATGGCGAACGACGGTACGCTCTACCGGCCCGAGGACCTCGCCTACCCTGACGGTCCTCGATACGGCGAGGCCATTCGCGCGAACCACGACAAGGCGCACCTGACCAACATCTACCGCGTCGGCAAGAAGCTCTCTGGCCGGCTCTTGGACGGCGTCGAGTACAACGGCATGCCGGAGTTACGGCCATGAACATTACGGTCCCCTGCCCTCGCTGCTCCGGCACCGGGTACGACACGTTCGAGGACCGGCACGCTGAGACCAATCACGACGTCTGCAAGGCGTGCGGCGGCGAGGGCGTGATCCCGGCACGGACAGGCGAGACGCGGGAGGCGTCAGCCGTGCCGGAGGGTGGGCTAGCGCCCTCGCGACGGGATTGTGTGCTCGCGATCGCCGACGGCGAGGTGATCGGCGCGGGGCCAGTCAACGAAGCCGGCTCCTGGTTCGCCCAGGAGCCCGCGGTGACGGAGGTCGTGCGCATGCCCGCCGAGGCTGCCGGCCGATTCCTATTCCGAGCATGGCCCGGCCGAGCGGCTGCGCTGAACATCCTCGGCGAGACTGGCTCCGCCGTGGCGCTGTAGGATCATCGAATGGCGAAGATCATCGAACTGAAGCAATTCCGCCGCGGTAGCGTCCGGTGCCCGGCGATCGGGCTCGTGTTCCCGCAATTGTACCGCCGGCGTGGGGTGAACTGGACCTATCCGCCCGGCAAGGACGATAGCAATTTCGAAGAGCTCATTCCGGGCATTCATCCTGATATCAATTACACCCTGACCACCGAGGATGATGGCACCGTCGCCAATCCCGAGTGGGATCCCATCGAGCATCCCTCGCCCGAGTACGAGACCGGGTGGATCATCGTCCGGCATCACCAATCCCATGCCCACGTCGAAGGCTATCTGGATGGGTATGGCGACATGGTCGCCACGGACCGTCTCGGCAGAATGGTGTTCGAGACATCGACTGGTCTTTTCACGGTTCTGCAGCGTGATCCTCTCCCGGGACAACCGCAACCGCTCATCGCGTACGCGACGAAGGTCCCCCATCCGATGGTCGGGGAAGATCACTGGTACAAGGTGCTCGGCATCGATGGCGTCGAGCATGAGTCGAGCGTGCTCTTGCCGGACATCATGTTCTGACCGGCGAGGACGCCGGACGAGCGGCTCTTGCTTTTGACTCGACACCCTTCCCCGAATCGGCGTTCTTGCTTAACGCTTAAAGTTTCTCGGTCCGATTGGCCGATTTTCTGAAAACGTGTTCGGGGCAATGAACCAACGTGCGGTCGTAGTACCACCCACGGAACGGGCGATCGAGGCGCCAGGCGCCCTCATCGGCCACGACGCTGCGACTCTGCGTAATCGGCTGCAGTCGATCAGCTCCGGCCTGTTTCCACCGGACGCCGCGAAGACGCTTCGGCGGTTCGCGGCAAGCGAGGCGGCCAAGATCCTCGGGGTGACGGTTCAGCGGCTCAGCCAGCTGGAGGGCGACGAGGCCGTTCCGGACCCGGAGGTTTCGAACACGGGTCGGCGCTCCTACAGCCTCGATGACATCCATGCGATCCGGCTGCACCTAGACAAGGTGACGAAGACCGACCGGCGGTACGATCCCCGCCGCGAGGACGGCGAGCACCTTCAGGTCATCTCGGTCGTCAACTTCAAGGGCGGGTCCGGCAAGACCACCACGGCGGCGCATCTCGCGCAGTCGCTGGCGCTGCGCGGCTACCGGGTGCTGGCGATCGATCTCGACCCGCAGGCCAGCCTGTCCGCGCTGCTTGGCGTGCAGCCCGAGATCGACGTCGCGCCGAACCAGACGCTCTACGCCGCCATCCGCTACGACGACGACCGCCGGGCGTTGAGCGAGGTGATCCGCAGGACCTACTTCGCCGGTCTGGATCTGGTCCCGGCCAACCTCGAACTGCAGGACTTCGAATTCGACACGCCGCGGGCTTTGACCAGCCGGCAGCCGGGCGAACCGCTGTTCTTCGAGCGGATGGCGCGGGTGCTGGACGAGGTCGAGGCCGAGTACGACGTCGTGGTCGTCGATTGCCCGCCGCAGCTCGGCTACCTGACGCTCTCCGCGCTCAGCGCCGCGACCGCACTCCTGGTCACGGTCCACCCGCAGATGCTGGACGTCGCCTCGATGAGCCAGTTCCTGGCGATGGTCGAGGACCTGCTGTCCGTCATCTCGGAGCAGGGCGCCACACTGAGCTACGATTGGATCAGCTACCTGATCACGCGCTACGAGCCCCAGGACGGCCCGCAGACGCAGGTCGTCGGCATGCTCCGCGACCTGTTCGGCGATCGCGTCCTGACGAGCCCGATGTTGAAGTCGTCAGCTGTGTCCGATGCCGGGCTCTCGAAGCAGACCCTCTACGAAATGGGACGCGCCGGGGTGACGCGCTCGACCTATGACCGTGCCCTCGAGGCGGTCGATCTGGTCAACAGCGAGATTGAAGCCAAGATGCAGCGCGGTTGGGGCCGGGCATGAGCAGAAAGGCGAACCTCAGCGCCCTGCTCGCCGGCAAGACTGCGCCTGCCCCAGGGCCGCAGACGGACGCGCCGGCGGGGAACTTGGCAGCTGCCAAGATCACCCCTGCCCCCACTGACAAGCCCGACTTGGCAGCTGCCAAGAAAGCGCCGCCGGACTGGTCGGCGCGGCCTCGAAGCGGCGCGATCCGCGGCATGGAAGCGACGCTTCGGACGCTGGCAGACGGACCAGGGCGGCCCGAGGACGGCACGTCGGTCGTCGAACTGGATCCGACCCTGCTCGACCCGTCCATGGTCGTCGACCGCGTTGCCGATCCCGGTGATCCGTCTTTCGCGGCGCTCGTCGACAGCATGCGTGATGGCGGACAGCAGGTCCCGATCCTGGTGCGCCGACATCCGCAGAGCACCGGCCGGTTCCAGATCGCCTATGGGCACCGTCGCTGGCGCGCCGCAGCCGAACTCGGCCGGCCGGTTCGGGCCCTCATCAAGCCCCTGACGGACGATGAACTCGTCGTCGCGCAAGGCAAGGAAAACCTCGAACGGCGTGACCTCAGCTATATCGAGCGGGCACTGTTCGCCGCCCGCATGGAAGCCCAGGGGTTCAAGCGCGAGACGATCTGGTCCGCGATGGGGACCGTCGAGTCGGAGATCAGCCGGTACGTCGCGATCGTCGCCAACGTGCCCGAGCATCTCATCGCGGCGATCGGGCCGGCCCCGAAAATCGGGCGCCCGCGCTGGGTGGCTTTCAGCGATCGGTTGAGGGCGGTGGGCGCTGGTCTTGCCGAAGCCGCCGTGGCTGAGCCCGGTTTCGCAGAGAAGGCGACCGACGACCGGTTCGCCGCCGTGTTCGCGGCGCTGACCGCGAAGCCGGCAGCGAAGGCACAGAGGCCGCAAGTCTGGAAGGACCCCAGAGGTCGCAAGGTCGCGCGCGTCGAGCGCAGCGGCGGCCGCTTCATTCTGTCGATCGATGAGACGCTGGCGCCCAGACTTGGGCCCGCTCTGTTCGAACGGCTTCCCGAGATCCTGGCCGCCCTTGAGGCCGGCGAGGACGAACCCGTTCCGCAACGCGAACCGAAAGGAGACCGACCCCCGGAATAAGAAAAGGCCCCCCGAACCGCGTCCGGAAGGCCCTCTCTATTAGTCCTGGCAGACGTAGAGAATCATACCTCCCGGCACATCGTCAAGCGATTTGACGCCGACCCGTTTCGGCGAACGCCCGATCTTTGCCCGGCTTCGGCCACGCCATGATCGATCATTTCACGACGCCCTTTGGGCGGCGATCGCTGACGGCTGCGCAGATCCAAGCGCAGGCGAAGGCAGCCGCATGCCCGCCCGAGACCACCGCCGACAAATGGGCAGTGGTCCGCCACGTCTCGACGGCCCGCTGCGAACTGGGGTTGGCCGATCGCGCCATCGCGATCCTCTCGGCCCTGGTGAGCTTCCATCCGGAGACCAACCTCCAAGCCGGGGAGGGGGCACAACTCGTCGTCTTCCCGTCCAATGCGCAGATCCGGCTGCGCGCCCACGGCATCGCTGAGACGACCCTGCGGTACCACCTCGGGGCGCTCGTCGAGGCCGGCATCCTCATTCGCCGCGATAGCCCGAACGGGAAACGCTACGCCCGGAAAGGACAGGGCGGCGAGATCGCTGAAGCCTTCGGCTTCGACCTGACGCCGCTGGTGGCGCGTGCCGCCGAGTTCGCGGCAATTGCCGACCGGATCGCGGCGGCCGAACGCGCCGAGCGCCTGGCCAAGGAGCGGGTGAGTCTGAAGCGGCGCGATCTCCGCAAGCTGATCGAATGGGCGGCCGAGGCCGGCGCTGCTGGTCCGTGGGGAGCCCTGTCCCGGCAGCTTGAGGATCTGATCGACGGCTTTCCGCGCCGCCCGTCCGGCGAGGCCCTGGCGACGATGGATGCCGCGCTCGGCTCGCTCCTGACCGAAGCCCACAAGCATCTGGATGTCGTTGCGGAATCCACGATTCACGATGGCAATGCCAGCGAAACACGACGGCACCATCATAATTCAAAACCAGAGACCGTTAGAATCGAACATACAAACGGCGGGAGCCCAGAAGAACCGGTGGCGCCACAGGACCGAGAGGGCAGGGCCGGGTCGACGTACCCGTTGCCCATGGTGATCGAGGCCTGCCCCGACATCGTCGACTATGCTCGGGGTGGCGTCAGGACGTGGGGCGACTTGATCGATGCTGCCGAGCTCGTCCGCGGCATGCTCGGGATCAGCCCAACCGCCTGGCGCGAGGCTCGCGACGCAATGGGACCGGAAACGGCGGCCGTAACGGTGGCGGCGATCCTGCAGCGGGCCGAGCACATCCGAAGCCCAGGCGGCTACTTGCGGTCTCTGGTCGAACGAAAGCGGGGAGGGCTGTTCAGCCTGGGACCGGTCCTGCAGGCGCTGCTGCGAGCCCGCGATCCGGCGACGATGCACGCGGGGAGGGATAAGTTCGGCGTTCCGCGGCCGTCAGGGGTGCCCAGCATGGCCCCGCGCAGGGCAGGCGGGTAGGTTTTCGTCACGGGCAACGCCCGGCTCTGAAGGAGACCTGACCCATGGCCGATATGCACCGCAAGCTCGACATCAACCTGTACGACACGCACATCGGCATCTGGCAGGACGATGCGAACGATCCTTCGTTCCAGAAAGAGATCTTCGGACCGCTCATCCGCCTGCTGCACGATCACGGCTGGGTCGTCCGAGCCGACGGTCTGACGCGCTACCGGTCCCTGCGGCCAAACTATCGCCTCGGATGGCGTGGCGACTTGCGGGTCGCGATCCAAATCAGTGGGCGTTGCATTGAATTGGTTTTCTGGTCGGGGCTCGCCGAGCCGAGCAATCCGAACGGCCTCCGGTACGACTTCGACAAACGGAAGCGTGCCCCGTACCTCGACCGGGTCCGCATTGATCTGGAAACCCGGCGCATCCTCACATGGCTGCGCCAGCGCGCGGCGCTCACGATCTCGCCGCCGCGTCACGTCCCATGCGGGATCGGTTTTGGTGAGATGAGCGCCGACACTTACATTGATCGATCGATCCGCTCATCCGGCCACTACGTGCCGGAACTCGGGCGCGCACGCTTCTACAACGAGCCGCGCGAGCAGACGTCCGGGGACCGCCGGCAGCTCTCGCACGACTCCACCGTGTGGTTCCGCGACCGGAAAGGCCGCGTCCTGCGCGGGCGCGCCTTCTATAGCCTGGGTCAGAATTGGCTCGTCGCGGCGGGTCGCTGGGGCGTCTACCACGTCCAGCATTGGGATCTGTTCGTGGCGCCACCCGCGGACCTTCGCGGCAAGAGCAATGCGCGCGCGCGCCGCTCCCGCCTCGAGGGCGAGTTGACGAGGGCCTTGCGGCGCGACGACTACCGCCGCGCCGAGGTGCTGAAGCAGATCCTGTTCGGTAATGCCCCGATCTACCGGATCTGGTCGCGGAAGAACGACTGCTACTACGCGCCGAATTCGAGCGGCTACACGAGCGACGCCTTAGGCGCCGGCCGGTACATGCGCGACGAGGCTGAGAGCGAGGTCCGTCGTGTCCCGCACATCCTCAGTTTGGTAACGCCGGATGGGCGACACCTCCGGGCGGAAGAACTCGATCAGGCGAAGGCCGCATGACACCGGAAGAAATGACGGCCGCGCGCCATGCGCTCAGCAAGCTCTGGGGGCTCGGCCGTCTGCTGACCTACGGCGAGATGGCGCACATCCTCCGGCTCCGGCCGGAGAACGGGTCCGACACCGTCACCAAGTGGGAATCCGGGAGGTCGCCGATCAGCGGGCCGGTCTCGGTCGCGGTCGAGATGATGCTGGCCGGCGCGATCCCGCCGACGAAAGATGAGGCGCTGGCGCTGACCCATGCGCGCACCAGCCCGCGGGGGCCGTTGGGAGAGAACGCAGTGGGGTGGAAGAAGGGGCAGCGAGGAAAGCACGATGAATGACGGGGAGGCTCCTCAACCCGAAGACCGGATTGAAAACCATCGACCGTATCAATATCTCGCGGCATACGTGAAGTTACGCAACGACATCAGCGAAATATGGTATGACAAGTCCGCAGACGCACTAAAACACTCTGTTGAGTTTAGTAAGCTCATAATCACCAACCTTCAGATCATCAATGCAGGCGGTCTTCTGGCGGTGCCAACCGTATCGGCAAGCGTTCTTGGGCTGACCGGACTGAATCATACTGAAAGGTTGTTATACCTTGGTCTTCCGATGGCTGTTTTTGCCCTTGGGCTCCTGCTCGCTACCCTATGCTCCTACTTTACATACCGGAACTATCTCGCGCACGCGCACACAGCGGATGCCCAGGCATGGAGATCGACTCTTGAAGTAGAGAATGCGCTGCCGAACCTTGCACTTGATCGAATAGAGCAGACAATCAGAAACTTGGAGGAGATTGACAAGCTACAGCTGGGGAATCTGGCTGCTGTTCAAAATAATTACATCCGCGTCTTGGTCTGTGGGTGGCTATCGGTCACTTGCTTTGTAGCTGCTTGCATTATTCTGGCTTTGTTTTCAAAATAGGAATCTCAGCAATGCGCGATGACGCGGAGCAGGCAATTAACCGTGCCGAAGCCGTCTTCGTACTGATTGATCCGGCCTATGCCGGCCGCCTCCGTTACGTTGAAATCACCAAGGAGACCGCACTTCGCCTCGTCCTGGCGGATGCGCCCGGACGGGAGCTCCGACTGGATTGGGCCGACACGGCTCTGTATCTGTTGCCGCCTCTGGGCTGACGCGGCGCTCAGCGCCTCCCCCGGACAAGCGGCCTGTGCAGCCGTAGCGACGTAGTGACGACGCCCCAGATTTCGGCTTCGGCGATGTCCTCGATCGGTGTCGCCGGCAGATCTGGGCTGTCGAAGGACAGAAGCGCCCGGTTGCCTTTCAGGCGATAGCGTTTCAGCGAAGCGGTCCCGTCTATGATCGCGAGCACGATGTCGTCGTGCGCCGGGGTGACGCTGCGATCGACCACGACGATGTCTCCATCGTGGATGCCGGCGCGGATGACCGACGAGCCCGATACGCGCCATAGGAAGGTCGCCGGCGGATTCGGCACCAGCCAGCGCGGCAACCCAAGCGCCTCCTCCATGAAGTCGTCGGCCGGGGACGGAAACCCGGCGCACACGGCCGGCCCCATGAGGGGCACCTCGATCGTTCCGAGGCTGTCCACGGGTAGTTCGTCGTACGTGACGAGATGCACCTTGTTCTCCCTCGCAGACAGGAACACAACGGGAACAAGCAGCCGGCGGTTCAATGGTCAAGGCGGCCTTTGGGCAGCCTGTGGAAAGCGGGGACGACGATGGCGATCAAGACCACCCACCTCGTGCAGAGCTTCGTGATCAAGCGGAAGCGACTGGTGCCCGGCGACCAGCAGCTGGCGCCGACCGAAAGCGGGGCGCTGAAACGCGCCGAGGCCATGGCCGGGCGGATACCGGGAACGGCCGCGATCCGGATCATGGCCGACGATGAAACCGGCGAGTTGGAGAGCGCGACGATCCTCGGTCAGTTCGGCCAGGTGCCGGACGACTTCGCCGAGCAGCTTCAAGGCGGCTGAGATAGCTCGGCCCCGCCGCCCGATCTGATCACGGGCTGGCGGGGGAGCGCTTGAATCTCACCAGCGGGTTGGGCCGATACGCAACATGGCCCGGAGAGCATAAGGCCGGCGGCCGGTTAGCCCGGGATCAACGGTGCCGCCTCAAGCATGTGTCGGTCTGAGACGACCCGAGGCGTCGGCTGCTTGAGGCCGGCGTGTGGATAGCGGGGATTGCGGGCAAACCTCTGCGTGCCGTGAACCCAACTTCATCCATCCAACGTTGAGCACCCTGATCGTTCGAGGCCCACCGATGTTCGAGTTCTGGGAAAACGCGCCGGGCTGCTGGCGCTGGGCCTTCGTCTTCCGGGGCGAACAATTGGCGCGCGCCGAGGAAGACTACACGAGCCGGGGCAAGGCCGCGGCTGCTGCGGAGGTCTTCGCACGAGACGTCGATCGTGCTCGGAAGCGAATGGACGTTCGCTAGGTCCAGGAACGCCAAAAGCGCCCGCCACCTCGAAAGGCAGCGGGCGCTATCGCATCGTGACGGCGGAGATCGGACTTACGGCGGCGGCCGGCTCCCAGCCTCGACGCGAGGGCATTGCGAAATCAGCCCGGAGGCTGGCCGCGTCCTGTGTCGAGAGCGTCGATCCGGTGCTGCTGGCGATCGTTGAAAGCCCGGATGTGCTCATCGACGGAACCGCGAAGCATGCCGACGACCCGGTCCTGGGCCTCGAAGCGGCCGGTCAGCTCCGAGCGGGAGACGACGTTGTCCTCGAGGCGCTTCAGATCGGCGGCGAGCTGGTCGTTCCGCTTCTCGGCCCGCGCCTCGACCCGAGCGATGCGATCCCGCTGAAAGTCGTAGTCCCGCTCTTGGGCCCGCCAATGCAGTTCGTGCTCGGCACGAGTGACCTGGGTCGCCGCAACCTGCTCGGTCCGCTTATCGGCCCTATCCTGCATGACCTGAAGGGCGGTCTTCAGATCGGACATGCCGGAGGTGAGCGGCCAGAAGGCCAACCCACCGACGACGGTAAGGACCGTTATACCGACGCCGACAGCTGACCAGATCACACCCCAGGGCGTCTGGCCCCGGCGATCGAGCTTGTCGCTCAAGCCAGTGACGGCCGAGGCGACGCTCTGCAGGGTGCCGACAATGCCCTCGACCCGTGTTTCCAGCGCCGAGAGGCGGGAGTCGGAAGTCGGCTGCATCTGTTGCTGCTGCATCTGCTGAGGATGCTGGAAGGACTGCTGGGTCATGTCATTGAGCCCCCACGGGCAAAAAGACCCCCCGGCCAATGACCGGAGGGTGCGCGCCGATGTTTCGGTCGAGCGGGTGCGGAATTCTCGCGAAACCTTCGCGGGAGTTGTGACGGCGGTCGCGCCGGTTATCTCGTGAAGATCTTGCGGACGGTGCCGGCGATACCCGTCACACCGATCACGGCCATGACGATCGCCCATTCCATCTTGTCGTAGGGCTCGGGCAGAGCGGCCACACGCCAATGGAACAGGAAGGTCGAGTCGAGCACGATCGCGCCGAAGTGCAGCATGCACAGCGCGAAGGCGAAGGGGATCATCCATGCGGTCCACGGCGAGAGGTGCTGGGCCGCCCGCTCGGCCGCGATCACCTTCCGCTCCTCGACGTAGGCCGTGAGCTGCGCCTGGGCGACCGTCGTATCACCGGTGACGTTCTGGCCGTTCGTCAGAACGCTGTTGTCGGACCGCTTGCCGAGGTAGTCGAACAGCTTCCCGATGACGCCGGGAAGGCCAAGCACGAGCGACGCGAAGAAGCCCATCAGCGTGGTCCTTCGCCGGGTCCGGCCGGCCGCGCCGCATCGCGGATGCTCTTCAGCACCGGCGGCAGCGCCAGGCGCGCAAGGGTCAACACCGCGCCGATCTTCACCCCGTACTCGGGCGGCAGAATCAGCGACCAGTCGAAGCCGACCACCGCGTTGAGGATGTCCGGCAGCGAGAACAGAAGGGCGAGCAGGTAAATCCGCACGCCGACGAGGCGCGCGTTGATGCGCTGGACCATGTTCATGTCAGACGTCCTTTCGCGACAGGGCGGCGTGGAGACGCGACCAGAAGCCGGGCGCGTTGTCGTTGGAGGCCGGCGGCTCGACATCGGCCTTCGCGACCACCGGCACGGTCACGGGCTTTCCGAGAGCTCCAGGAAGACGCGCGGCGGTCAGCGGCATGCCGCCGGCGACGAGCGCGGCCTCGATCGTCACGGCGTAGCCCGCGATCAGCGCGGCCTTGTCCGTGCCGTTCACGGTGCGGCGGGCGCCGACGTAGTCGCAGCGTGAGCCCGCGATGAAGTCCTCGAGAGCTCTGCCGGTGAAGTCGCCCTTCAGCGACAGGCCGCGCGTCACGCCCTCGATCAGGATCTGCGCGGACACGTCGGGCAGGAGCGCCAGGTCGGGATTGCCGGCGAGGTCGAGCCCGAGGAGCGCACCCATCTTGCGATAGTTGTCCTCGTGCGTGAGCTGCACGTCGCCGCGGCCGTAAAAGGAGCGCCCGGCGGCGTTCGGCAGCGCGTAGTTCCGGCTGATCCGTCCCGACGCGAGCAGCCGCGCGACGGCGGCGCGCGCGCTGGCATCTGAGACGGCGAAACCCTCGCGCACCGGCAGCATGCGCCGGCCGGTCTCGTGGAAGCTCGTCGCCAGGATGTAGGCGAGGTGGCGCCGGTCGAGGATCAGCGCGTGGAGGAAGAAGGCATCGAGCAGCCGGTTCACGCCGTCGACCTGCGACTGGGCCAGCGCGCCGAACAGCGGACGGACGCCGTCGAAAAACTTGCCGCGATCGAGGCGCGCGAAAGCGCCCGCGTCGGTGGACGTCGCCATGGTGGTCTCCGATTGTCGGGTGGGCCAGTTTTGATCGCGGGCGGGCGATCTGATCCAATGCGCTGAAAATAACGTTTCAGATCAGAAGCTTAGCGATTGACCGAAGTGGTCTATTTTTGACGGGATTTTGATCGGTTGGCCCGGTAAGTCCCGAACACCCGGTCCCAGGCCGTCGTGACGACGCCGAAATTCGCCTCGACGCCGCAGTGATGCGCGGCGTGGCGCAGCTTCAGCGCGTAGAGCGGATGCCCCGGCGCGATGGTCCAGTGATGCACGGCGTGGTGGACCGTGATGTAGCCGAGGTAGCCGAGCGCGAAGCCGGCCAAAATCCCGGCCGGGAGGACGAGGGCGAGCCCAGCGAAGACCGCCAGCGAGTGCCAGGACGTCACGCCGGTGCGGCCGCACGGCTTGGCGTGGTGCGCGTCGTGCGCAGCCCGGAAGCCCGGCACGCGGTGGAACAGCACCCGGTGGATCGCGTACTCGGCGAGCGTCCAGGTGAAGAGGCCGGACACAATGCCGACGAGACCGGCATCACCGAGAACGATGAGCAGCAGGGCTAGGACCGGCATCGTGACGAAGTCGGCATAGTAGGCCAGGCGCGACATACGCTTACTCCTGTCGCACCGGCGCCCAATGGTCGGGCCCCGGTGCGGGTGGCTCAAAACACTTTCGCCAAGATCACGGCGGCGACGATCGCCACGATGGCCGTTACGGTCGCGAAGCGGGGGTGGGCGGCGACCTGGGCGACAAGCGCGCGCAGGCCAGATTTGGCGGCGGTACCTGCGCCGGCGGCGGCCTCGGTCTCGATGGTTTTGAGGTCCATGCTGGTTCTCCTTCAGGGGGCTTACGGCTGCGGGAGCGCCAGATGACGTATCCCGCGCCGATCTTTGGATTCCTGGGGCTCAGCCGCCGTGCGCTAAGCCGACGCGACAGACGCCGGCGCAGCCGATCGCCCGCGCCGCCCCGGCCGAGAGATCGATCGCGCGTCCCTTCACGAAGGGACCGCGATCGTTGATCCGCACCAGCACCGAGCGGCCGGTGGCTTCGTTCGTCACGCGTATCCGGGTGCCGAACGGCAGTGTCTTGTGCGCGGCGGTGAGGGCGTTCTGGTCGAACCGCTCGCCGTTGGCAGTCTTCCGGCCGTGGAAGCCGGGTCCGTACCAAGAGGCGATGTCGGCGTGAGCGGGCGCGACGCTGAGCAGGGCGCAGACGATCGCGGCCCGCAGCGCGAGGCGCTGCAGGAGCATCGGGGATCTCCGATTTCAGTTGAGGGGAGGGGCCTCAGGGGCCGATCGCGAGAACGCTGACGGTCAGGCCGGCGCCGGCACGTTTCTCGGGCATGCCGCCGATCGCGATGGTGTTGGGCAGGTTCACGAAACCGGATGCCGCAACGAGGGTCCGGCCGGTAGTGATCGCGACGGCCGAGTTTGCAATCGTCGTGTCGGCCGACAGCGCCGAAGCGAGGATCTTGGGAACCGCCGTGAACCCGGCCTGCGACAGGTCCACCGACCAGGCGCCGGTGGACGTGGTGCTCGCTTCGCCAATCCAGAGCTTGCAGGCCGCAACGACGCCCGAGGCGCCGTAGGCGGGGATTGGGATCGTGTCACCGGCCGGCATCTCGGCGAGGCCGGTGGCCAAGAGGGCGACCGGCTTGCGCTGTGCCATGGCCGTCGACCTCAATTCCGGGAGACAGGCTCGCCGCGGGTGAACTGGAGCGTGTTGGCGTCGAGCACCTTGCCGACCTTCTGCCAGGTCTGACCGGCTGTCGCGGCCCCGGCTGTGGCGACCGCGCCGGGCGTCGAGGGCGACAGGAATGCGTCGCCGACGGTCAGGCCGGTGAAGCCGGGCACGACGCCGCTGCCGAGATAGACGCGGGCGGTGCCGTTGGCCGCAACCGGTCCGAGAACGTAGCCGTCAGCCGGCTTGCCCTGCGTCGAGCCGTCGGCGTTGCGTGCCGTCGCGGCGCCGCTGTTGGCATAGACGTTCACGAGGCACGGACCGGCCAGCGCCTCGGAGGCCGGCATGTCCTTGATGTCCGCCGCGACGCCGGGCGGCATCATGGTCGGATCCCAGGTGCCGGTCGTCGGATCGAGGGCGGGGATCTTACCGGCATTGGCTGCGCCGCCGGTGGTGACGGGAACGGCCTCGGCGAGTGACGTAGCGCCCTGCACAAGGAAACGCTGGACAGCGGCCATGAATAGCTCCGGATCAGGATGCGAGGATGACGGCGGGGCCGAGCGCCAGGATCAGGCGGCTCGGTGTCACGAAGGTGCCGACAGGGAACCGGAACCCGGCCTCCGGCGGGATTTGCACGAGCGTCCCGGCCGGCCCGAGAAAGGCCGGCCCAGGCGCGTAATTCCACGACGGCTCCTCGACGGGGCCGCAGGTCAGGACGTCGACGGTGGCATCGGCGAGGGCGGCGCCGAGCGTGAGGCCGAGGACGCTGTCGGCTTGTCTCGGGTCGTCGCAGGACGCGAGCGCGACGCGCCCGGACCCGGTTCTTCGCACGAGGCGGTGGCCGCCGAGATCGCCGTCGGCGATCAGGGCTTCGACCGGCGAGCCAACGGGGCGCCGGGCGAGCGTGGCCGCGAGATAGCCGAGGCAGTCTGCGGCCGTGGCATAGGCCTGCTCGTCGAGGCCAGTGATCAGCCCGTAGGGCGCGCAGACGATCACCTCTCCGGTGGTCGCGCGAGCAATACTGATCTGGCCATCGACGCGCAGGCTCGCGATCAGCTCTCGCGCCTGAAAGATGCTGGTGTCGCCGCTGATCCGGACGCCCCCGAGCGCCGCGTCGTAACCGACCGCGATCATGTCGAGGATCCCACGAACGTGCTCTCGGGATAGACCAGGACCGAGCGTTTCAGGATGTGGATCGGCACGGTCGAGGTCAGGAACAGGGCCGCCCCGTTCGCCATCACCTTGTCGAGCGTCTGAAACTCGACCACCAGCGTGACCCGTTCGGGATCGGGGTCGCCGGCGTCCTTGAACAGGTCGGCCGTGTCGGTCGCCAGAGGCGGCGTCGAACCGGGAACGACACCGGCATCCACGTCGAGGAGGATCGTGCCGTTGGCCTGCATCGAGCGGACCAGCAGGTTCACCTGGATCTTGAAGCGGTCGGCGAAGGCGCGGCCCCTGACACGGGCGCCGTCCCACAGCGTGAGGCCCGCAAACGGGGGGTTGAGATACAGCGAACTCAGGGCCGGATCGGGCGTGAAGGCGATCGGCGTGCGGGTCCGCTGCGCGAGGAGGTCCCCCGGTTCGCGCACCGTTCGGCTGTAGCCGACCTGACCGCCGCCGATCGGACCGGGCGGGCCTTGCGGTCCATCCCGGCCCGGTGGCCCCTGAAACAAGGCTCGCTCAGCTTCGCTCAAGCCGCGCGCGGGAGACGGCGGAGGCGCCCGCCGCGCCCACGCCGGCACGTTTCCAGAGGTCGCACCCGGAACCGGCCGCACCGGCGACGCCGGCTGCCCGAAGGGTGGCGCGGACACCGCGGCACCCAAGCCAAACGATCGGGGATCGGGCATCACGGCCTCGGGTGACGGTGGCGACGATTGGAGGGGCCCAGTCCTTCAGCCGCCTACCGCGACCGAGGGAGGGGGATTAGACTTGGCCAGTCGTCTCGCTCGGTTGCCCGCCTTGCGGGGTGACGGCGGGTCGGGATCGTCAAATCGACGATCCCGACCCGCTTGGCCTTACGCCGGCGTGGCCAGCAGGAGGGCGGGGAGCGCTGGGCGCATCATTGATAGGCCGCCTCTGGACACAATCGTCAGCCGCCCGCCGTGAGAGTAAGCGATTTCAGCGTCCCGCCATCGTTATAGTAAAACTTCACCGTCCCGGTGGATGTATTCTTCCAGAGCAAGAACTGGCCTGCCGGGATGAAGCCGGCGGTCGCGTCTGATCCGAGCCGGAACGATCCGAACCGTGGTCCCCACGCGCCTTTGCCGACATATTCGACCGTGACGTCGATGTCCGTGCTGTCGCTCGGCGCGAACGTGATAGCGTTGCCGGCAATGGCCCCTTTCAGCGTCATGAAGTTGGCCATGCTCGCGACAGGCAAGACGCTAAGCGCCCCAAGGCCGTTGGTCGCCTTTCCGACTTTTACCGAGCCGAGAAGCGGGTCCAGCGCCTCCGATCCGGAGAAGCGCGTCGCCTGCAACACGGGCACCTCGATCGCCGCGATCCCGAGGGCGTTCATGTGGTTGAGGGTGTTGCCACCGCCGGCCGTCGTGTTGGTATAGGTCTCGAAGTCCGTAACCGTCGGCGTGTAGGTTCGCGAAACGCCGAGGGTCGCAGATGCCACCGTCGTGCTGACGCCAGCCACGTTCGAGCCGACACCAGCAATCGACGGGGTGAATGGCCCGCCGAACAGGGGGACCAGTTCGCTGTAGACCTGAACCCCGTTCCACAGCACGGTCAGAACGCCCGCTTTGACCTGCACCTCCAGCGCAAGATCGCCCGCGCCAGAGGCAGGCACACCGCCGACGATGAAGCCGGCGTAGCTGCGCCCTGTGCCTTCGTAGACCTGGAGCGTGAGGTTGCCGCTGCCGCTGTCCTTGCCCAGGACGAGGATGTTGTCGGACCTGTTACCGATCTGAACCGTGAGGTTGGTCAGGTTCGACCATAGGCTCGACCCCTGACCGGGGAATGTCGCCTTGAGATCATAATCGCCATCGGTCTTGCCGAGCGTAACGGGCAAGGACAGTCCAGCAACACCAACCACGGATTGCTGCATGCGCTGGTCGACCGGGTCGACACCGTCGCGCATCAGGCGCTGCCAACGGTTGAAGTCGATCAGGCCGAGCCCCTTGGCGCGGGCATAGGTGCGCAGGAAGCCGGCCGCGACGTAGCGGGGCTCCTGACCAAGCGGGTAGCCACCAAAAGAGCCAACCGGGTCATAGGCGGTCTGCTTGTTGGTGATCAGCACGACGTCCGGAACTTTCGTCCACCCGGCGATCGTGTCGAGCACGGTGTGGAAGGCGTCGAGATTGATCGGCGTGGCGTCGGGGTTCATTCCGAAGTTGAGGAACAGCAGATCGGGGCTTTGAGCCTGGACGAGGCTAAGCCAGTTCGCCGAGGTTGGCGTGTACCAGGACGGGAAGTTGGACGTCGCCGCACCGGCAGCGGAAGTCCAGGTCTGCGACGCCACGGCCCGGTTGACGAAACTGATGCTCTTGCCGGGGTTGTCCGCCTTGATCCTGCGGATGATCGTCGGCCACATGTACTCCGTCGTCGCGATCTCGTCGGCGGTGTCGGTGCTCGTCGAGTCGCCCATGATGACGACTTTGGCCGAGCCGGCAGCCAGAGCCTTTGCGAACTGCTTGAGATGCTGGCTCGGGATCAGGTCGGTGCTAGGCGGCGGTGTCGTTCCGCCCGTTAGCGGCGTGACTTGCCTGTAGCTGGCTCCGGTCAGCCGGCCTTCGCCCACGAGGATCGTGCGCGACAAGCCTTTGCCACCCTGACCGATCGCGGGCGCGTAGTACAAGCCCGGCGGGAAATAGAGGTAACGGTAGCCGTTGGCTGCGGCATAGGCATCGGCCGAGACCAGCGCCGCGCTGTCGTCGGTCGCGCCGTCGCCCTTGGCCCCTCGGTCTTTGACGTTCAACCAGTCAGATGCACGAACGACACTGCTACGAGCAGTGTTGCCGTTGCCGGCGACAAAAGGTGTTTGAGATCCGAACGGCGGAAGGCTTGAACCCATAGCTCAGCCCTCCCGCGCGAAAGCGAAGGTCGTCATCGGTCGGTCTCCGGGCATGGCGAGAGAGCCCAGCGGCACGAGGCGCGGGCGGATCAGACGTTGAGGGTCAGGTCAGGCGTTGAGGGCGATCAGCCCTTCAGGACGAAGACGGACGATCCGCTCGCCGAGATCGCGAAGATGTCGACGAGCGTGACGAGGCCGGTGTCCCAGCCACGGCTCCCGCCCTGGTCGCCGGCGGTCGGAGCCGCCGCGAAGGGCATCCCCGAACCGACGACGGCAGCGGCCCCGAAGCTCGCGGTGAACAGGGTGGTCCCGTTGTTCGTAATCTCGAAGAGGCGGTCGCCCGCGCTCGCGATCTTCGTCGAGGTGTTGGCAGGGAGCGCAATCGTCGACCCGGCGAGGTTCGCGGAGGGGCCAACGACCGGCAGCGGGTTGTTGGCAGGCGTCCCGACCCGGATCGACTTGTTGCCGATCGCCGCCCGCATCAGGGCCGTGACGGGGCCGTTGGTGATCGCCGTGGTGGCGCGAACCCGCACGGCCTTGAGGCCGGTGGCCGTGCCCTCATAGATGCCGGGTGCCGTGAAGGTGGAGACGGCAGGACCACCGCCGTAGGGCAGCAGGGACATCGCGGTGGCGTCGGAATAGTCACCGAGTGCCGAGCCTTCGATGACGATCGAGCCGGTCCATGTCCCTGTCGGAAGGGCCAAAATGATCGTGTTGCGGCCGGACATCTCGACGGAGACGGTGTCGCCGACGAGCGAGAGCGCGCTCGAGGCTTCGCGCGGCGGCGTCAGGACGCTCAGCAGGCCACCCGATACAGTACCCGCCAGCGTCCCAAGGTACCCGAGCGAGCGCTTGAACAGGGCGACGAAGGAGAAGGCGCCCCCATCCGACGTCGCGGCCGTGTCGGCCTGCAGACCGAAGTTCGTGGCGAAGGGGCCGTCCGAGGACAGTACCACCGGGAGGGATTGTGCCGCCGGTTTCGTGCCGAGGGATGTGGGAAGCTGGCTTGTCGTCGCGAGCGTGCCCAGCGCCGTCAGGATGCTCGTGAGGGTCGCGGCCGCGACGTCCTGCTTGGCCGCCGTCGAAGCGCCCTGAGGCAGGCTGAGCGGCGCGGCGAGCAGCGCTCGGATCGCTTCTGCCTTGGTAGCTGTGGTGGCATCCTGGGCCGCGAGGTACTTCAGGACGGCGACGGCCGTGGCCGACGCGGCCGAACCGTCCCAGGCCGCATCGGACGCCTTGCCGAAGCTCGTCACGAACACGCCGTTCGTCGCGAAATCCACCGGCAGGCTGTTCGAGGACGGCGCCGGACCTTGGGCCGGGACCTTGCTGGCGAGCGACGCGAGGTCTGCGTTCTGCATCGTCAGCGTGCCGGAGACCGGCACCGGGTTGCCGGTGTCGTTGCTGATCTCGACCTGATTGGCGACGGTAATGTTGCCGTCGACGTGGATCGTCGCCCCGCCGACATCGACCGGGATGCGCTGGCCGGCCGGCGCGGTGACGGCCAGCGTGCCGGCGAGGAGCGCGCGGACCTGCTCGTTCTTGGCGAGCAGCGTTGCGAGGGCCGCCTCAATCCCCGCTTCGGTGGCGAGCGCCTGCAGCACGGCCAGAGCCGAAGCCTGACCCGCCGCGGTCGCGAGCCCGGCAGTCTGCGCGTCGAGGGTGACGTGCCCCGGCGTGGCCTGCGTGAACAGCGAGGCTCCGGCTTCCGTCGAGGGCACCGAGCGCGGCGCGCGGATCGGTACGCCGGACGGATCCAGCCCGAGATCCGCGTCGGCATAGATCACCGGCGCGCCGAGCGCGTTTTTGTAGACAGTCCCCGTCATGGGTCAGATCCGGCAGATGAGAGGGGCGAAGCCGGTCATGGTGAACCGGTGGAAGTTGAGGTTCGGCGGCGCGAGCAGGTCGGCGTTGAGCGCCGTCACGGCGTCGATCTGAGCTTGCAGTTCGGCGACGCGTTGATCGGTGTAGGCGGTGTCCGTCGGACCCTGCGGACCGGTGGTCAGCGCCGGCAGCACCACGCCCGAACCGGGCTGGCCGGCCACGAGGATCTGCGTGAAGGCCGCCTGCTGCCGAACCAGGGCGCTGTCGGTGGCCGGAAGAACCCGGACCGATGACCGCCCGAGCCATTCGTCGATCGTCGACCCCGTCACCGTCCGGTGAACGTCGAACACGAGCGTCGTCGGGGTCGAAGCGAGCCAACCCCCGCGCGCCGCCTTCGGGACCGATAGGATGAGACTGTCCGTCAGCCCGTTCGTGTCCGCGATCCAGGTGATCGCACCGTTCGCACTATCGAGCGCCACGGCCTCGGGACCGCCGAAGCTGCCTGTCATCGTGGCCGTGAGCCGCGATCCCGTCAGGTTCAGGGGAACGACGAGTGGGACAATGACCCGCCAATCCGCGGTATCGAGGCATGTAGCGGGCATGGAAGACCTTCAGATCGACTTGCTCCCGCAAGGGACCGGGAATACCGTCGTGACTAGCGCGGCATGGCACGGCACCGTTCGGCGTGGCATGGCGAGGCACGGCGCGGCGAGGCTGGGTCGGGTCTGGCGTGGCGTGGTAGGGGTGAAGAGGTCGGCGTGAGCCGGCCTTTTCCGCTTTTTGGAGCTACCGACCGTCGTCGCCCTGCCAGAGGGCCTGATCGGCCTGTGCGGGTCTGGACATGGTGGATCTCGCATGAACGACTGCGCGGGCGCGCGGGCGAATGCACTCGATCCGAGCGCCGCTACGCCTCGGTGTTGCCGGCGCCGGGTTCGAGGAAGGACCGCGTGCCGTTGGTGACGGCCGACCGTGTGCGCGGACTGCGTTGCTTGGTCATGGGTCGCGCCTTGGCGTCCCCACTGTCTCTGATGTGGTCGAGCGATCAGTCTTCGAATAGTTGATCGTATCAAGCAGGGCGGGCGGTGACTGATCGGGATTGGCAGTAAAGGCACGGCCCTGCGCCAAGGCCGAAGCAAGCAACTGGATATGGATGCCACGAGGTCTTTTGAACCGTCCAGATGCTGCTATTTTTTTCTCCAAATCGTCTGACATTTTCACCTATCTTAACCAAAATTGCGGTCAACGAATTTGTTCGTTGCGCCTGAGTTGTCGATAATACCTCCGGTGACGAGGTTTCTGGCGCTATTCTCAGTCACCCAGAAGTAATCACCGCATCCAGAGTCTAAGCGAACGCCAAATCCCTGCTTGGCCCCAGGCTGAGAGAAGTCGACGTTGAACTTGTTGCGGCTGATGTGAAAATCGGCATTGCCAGAACCGCCCACGCGAACGCCGCCGCTGCCGTTAATCGAAATATTGCAACTTTCGATGTTGAAGTTTTTGTTGTTGTTGTTGACTGCAAAGCCAATGTTTCGGCTTGCGCCAATGTCGCAGCCTATGAACTTGAGGCCGTCAGTGCTGTCCATCTGCACGGCGTTGCCGCCATGGTTCCAAGACCAGCATCCGATGTACATGCTCTGTGCGATCTGCGAGAGCAGCATCCCCTCGTGCGACGTATCCCAGAATACGTTCGCATAGCGGTTGTAGCCTGAGCACTGACCACGGGTGAGGCTCGGCGAGCCAATCGTCTTGGCATAGAGCCCGCCGATGAAATCGCCGTCGCTGAGGATGATGGCCTCGCAGGCCCCGACCTGTCGCAGAGAACCAAGGCTGAAGTCGTAATCAATTGAGCTGATGGTGCCGACGGCGCCTGATGTGTTGCCCGTCACCGTCGTGCCAGCGGCCAGCTGGTTCGGGATCAGCATTCGGTACTGCGATCCAGTGAGCTGGATGATGTTCAAGCCCGTGTAAGGCGAGCCGGAGATCGTCAGCCCCTCGCCGGCCTGGAATGTGCCGTTGACGCTTGAGAAGTTGATGGTGTCGCAGATTGAGGCAGTAACGAACTGCGAGAGGAACACGTCGTTTGAGTTCTCGATGTAGACGGCGGTCTCTCGGCCGTCCGACACGCCGAAATCATAGCCACGGACGCCCGCACTGTTCTTGACTGATATGCCTCGGTAGGCGGTCGAGATGTTGATGTCGTTGAAGTAGCCCGACACCTGCATGTCGAGGGCAACGCCAGCGGTCGGGCGAACCGAGAGCGACACCGGCCCCATGTCGATCCCGGAGATGCGGGAGCCGGGAACGCCGGTGGTGCGGATGAAGTTGGTGGTTCCCGTCGACCAGCGCACGCGGGTGATCGCTCGGCCCCGGCCGACGAGGCTCTGCCCGCGGGTGGCCACCAGCGTACCGCCAGCCGCACGATACTCGCCGGCGCCCATCAGCCCGAGGCCATTGTTTACGAGGGCGTCGATCGCCTTCTGAGTGGCCGCGATGCAGTCGGTCGTCGTGTTCTTGAAGCCGTGAAACCAATCGACTTCGCAGACCGCGAGCCCAGCGATGGAGCCACCGGCCGACAGGTCGAAGATCTGATAGGCACCTGCAGTCAGACCCGCCGTGAAGGTGACCGTGACGCCGTTGTCCGGCTTCAGCATCACGCCACGCGGGAAACGATAGTGAGCCGAGAGGGTGATGTTGGACGAAATCCGGATCGTGCCGGGCTTAAGTAGCCATTCCCCGAAGCCTTGAAGCGCATCGGCGAACGAAAGATTTGCGGCATCGTCGGCCGTACCATTAGCGACCAGATTATTGAGAACAGGCGCCTTGGCGGCCAGAGACGCGGCTGTCGCCGCAGCATCGGCTGCTCCAACGTCGCTGGCGATGAGATTTATTGACGATCCGGATTTGCCATTGACCGTCGTCGGATTGCCTTGAGGCCCTTGCAGGCCCGCAGCGCCAGTGGCGCCTTGCGGTCCTTGCGCGCCCTGTGCTCCAGCCGCGCCGGCAGGCCCTCGAATTTGGCCGACGTTGTGCCAGTTGCCGCCGGGGCCGGCGTCGTTGCCGGAGGCGGTGTAGACGTAGCCGTCGCCGCTGGAATAGCCGGTCCCGTTCGACGTCATCAGGTAGACGTCGCCAAGCGTGTTGCCGGACGACGGAAGGTCCGAGGGGGTAGCCCGCGATCCTTTGATCGTCGTTCCCGCGCCTTGGTCGCCCTTCGGGCCAGGGTCGCCCTTCGGGCCAGGGTTGCCCTGCTGGCCGGGGTTGCCGCGCTCGCCACGCTCGCCCTGCAGACCGCGTTCGCCCTGGCCACCGGGCAAACCGGGGGCACCGGCGCCCCCAGGGAGGCCGCGTAGGCCCGGGGCGCCGCCGCCGAGCACGACCTGAGGCACGACGCCCGCGGAGGACGCGCCCAACACGTACGGCATGCCGGAACTCTCGAAGACAGGGGGAGGCGCGCGTGGAAAAGCCCGGGGCGATTGGGCCGGGACGCGCGGCTTGCGGTCGGGCAGAAGCTGGCCGTATGGACCGCCCGAGGGGCGGTCAGAGCAGGTAGACGACGGCCTCGACGAAGGTCAGCGGACCGTAATAAGCAACCTTGCGTCGGTCATCGCCGAACGCGAGGAGCTCGTAGACGTAGTCGCCCGGAAGCAGACGTCCTGATCCCATCGTTGTGTAGGGGACCATCAGACCGGGAGCGCCAGTTCCGTTGCCCTTCACGATGAGGGGATCGGAATTGTCCGTTGGGTCGGACAACGCCTCGAAGATCAGCCGTTGGATGGTGTCGGCGCGCCGGACCTGCAGCACATAGCTGATGCCGGTGTCGTTGATCGTCGCGGGCGTCGGCTGCACCGCGAAGGCGTCGCCAACCCTGAACGGGGTCGAGCCCGGTGTGACCGTCAGGACGAGACCGCCGGCGGAGAGTGGTGCGCCGGCGTATCCCAGAGCCGTGACGGCGCCGTTGGGATCGGTGACCGTGATGCCGACGAGATTGTCGGTCGAGGTCACCACGACGGCGTGGCCGCCCAAGGGCGTGCGGGGTTCGACGCTCTGGACGCTGACGGACCCGTTGCCGGTGTTGCCGCTGCCGACAACGACGCCCGCGGTGCCGGCTTGATATAGCGGAAAGCTGTCCGTCCAGTCGTCGTTGAGCGCGACGCGCAGGGGCTGGTAACGCGGCTGGATCGCCAGGATGTTCGTCACGGACCGGCCTCAGGCGACGAGTTCGTTGGCCCGGATCAGCAGCGCATCGACCTGCGCCGGGCTGTAACTGCGCGCCGCGATCATCGCTTGCGTCAGCGGGTCGACGCGACGGATCTCGGTGGCCAGATCCCAGTCCTCTTGGAGGTCGGGATTGGACGCGAGCGCTGCCTTTACCGCTGGCCATTCCGGCTCCGGAAACACGGCCAGCTCCCCGGTCTCGGCCAGGGCGCGTTTCAGTCCGAGCTTCGAGGCCGAGGTCGGCACGACGACAACGACGGGCGGCGGCGGTGGGGCCGCAAAGCCGTCATCGGTCGCAAGCCAGCCGATGGCGATGTCCGCCACGTGGGAGACGTCCCGGACGTCGAACAGGTCGTGCGGCCATGCGTCCTCGCCTTCGGACAGGGCGTGCACGATCCCGCTATTCACGAGCGCGAACAGAGCCATGCTTCAATCCTCAGACGGTAAGGGTGACGCGGCCGGGCGAGCCGTTGCCGCCGGGATAGTTGCCCGACGAACCGTTGCCGCCGACGCCGGGGGCGGTCGACGTGTTGCCGGCCGCGCCGTAGTTGAAATTCGGGGATCCGCCGGCGCCCGGGGACGCGCCGCCGACGCCGCCGAGATAAGATGGTCCGACGGGGAGGCCGTAGCCGCCGGCATCGCCGTTGTCGTTGATGTCGCCGCCCGACGCGATGCCGCCTGCCCCGAACTGCGAGTTGTTGGCGCCGGACGTCGAGAAGTACCCACCACCACCGCTCGTCGCTGCGCAGAGGGTCTGCCCGGCGTTGAACGTGGTACTGTTGGCATCGACAACCGATCCGCTGGCGACCGTGATCGAGGTGGTGCCCCCGGCCGCTCCGTTCTGCGGGGACGCACCACCGGCACCGCCTGCCCCTCCAGCGCCAACGACGATCGTCAAAACGGTGTCGACGACCGCTGTGGCCACCTTCTGAGCATTGCCACCGCCGCCGCCGCCGGAACCCGCTGAGGTCGAAGCGTTGGCGCCGCCGCCGCCTCCGCCTGGACCGCGGCATTCCCGGACCAGGAACGTGCGGTTCGCTGGGATCGAGAGCGAGTAGGAGCCAGGTGTGATGTACTGCTTCGGCGAGGCGCCCGGGATCTTGAGCGTGTTGATGTAGGTGACGGTCGGACCGTTGCCGGAATTGGTCAGACGAAGCTCGGAGCCGTTGTCGGCGAGGATGATTTCGGCGTTATCCAGCCAGTCGCCGACCTGGATTGGCGTGCCGTCGAACCGCTTCACGGGGCGCGTGCCGAGGCCGTCGAGATTGGCCGTTGTGCCGCCGTTCGCCGAAGCCAGGGCCGTCGTGATCGTGTAGAGCGCCCCCTGCTCGTAGGCGGTGATGTTCGGGGCGACGTCGACGACGAGGTTGGTGGCCGTGGCGGCCCCGCCAGTCGCGACGACGCCGGTGTGGACCAGCTGCAGCGAGGGGACTGTCTGCGCGAGCTCGGATCGCGCCGCGGTCCGGAAGCGCCAGGCGCCGCTCTTGAAGACGACCTCGATGATCTCGCCCGAGATGTCGCCGGCCTTGAGCGCCGCGCCACCACGGGTGACGACGGCCGCGGCCGCATTCCCGTTCAGCGCCAGCGTCACGGCGCCCGTGTTCGTGTTCGGGCAGAACAGGCGCACCGCGAGGCCGTCGATCAGCGCGGCCGGGGCCGGGCTGACCGAGGCGGTGAGGTCGTTGGTGCCCGTGGCGACACCGTAGACCCACTTGCCCGACTGAACGGCGGTCGGCAGGCCCGGCAGCTTCGTCGGGATGAAGGGCGCCGACGCGTGCTGGACGATGTTGCCGGCCGTGATCGTGGTCTGACCGGCGTTCAGCGTGACGATGAACAGCGGTGCCCAGCCCGCATCGGGGGAGGGCGGCTGCTGGGTGCCGGCGGTCGCGGCGATACCGGCCTTCACCTGGACGGCAGCGGCGCCGCGGCGGGCGGTGTTCTGCGCGGTGCCGGCATTGCCCGGACCGGCGAAGGGCTGCGCCGGGTTGGCGGCGTTGTAGTACGGCAGCACCTTCGCGCCGTCATCGACGTCCTGGTACTGGACCTCGACGAGGAAGGCCTGCGAGTAGCCCGCCGTGCTCGGGGGCGCGAAGGTGAGCGCAGTGGCGTCGAGCGCCTTGCCGATCTTCACGATCGAACGGCTGTCGGCCGCAATCGAGCCGAAGGTCGTCGCGTCGATATTCGCGGTCTGGAAGACGACGCCCGGCGACAGCGTCGCGATCAGCGAGGCCGGTGCAGTCGGGCTCAGCGAGAAGCCGTCGACGACGATGCCGGTCCCGAGAAAGGCCTGCGCGAGCAGGCCGTCGGATACCATGGCATTCTTGGCGAGCGTCAGGATGTCGGTGTCGCGCGGAAGCGCACCGGCGTAGACCAAGGGCCTATCCATCGCGGGACTTTCGGTCGGAGGATGTTCGGGATGCGCTGGGGCCGACCGTCAGCGGTCGGGCGAGCGGCGGCGCGCTAGGATTGGATCGCGGTCCAGCCGATCGTGCCGGCCGCGACAGTCGCGGCAATGGTCGCGTAGATCTCGGCGTCCGTGACCTGCGCCTCGGACTGGCTGAGATCCGCGTAGGCGATCACGCCGACGCCGTAGCCGCCGCCCGGGCTGCCGTATCCGGAGAGCTCCGGGATGCCGGCCGTTGCCGGGCGGAAGGCGGTGATGAAGGTCTGGTAGGGGTAGGCGAGCGAGCCCCAGGCGCCGGCACCGCCCGACACCATCTGGCTCGGTGCGGGGACGACGTAGGCGAAGGTGCCGATCCCATAGGCGCTCGGGTTGTCACCGTAGCCTGAGACTGGCTGCTCGCCGGTCCCGCTGCCCGCATAGGCGATGGCGCCGATGCCGTAGCCACCGCAGTCGCCCGGATTCCAGAGTTCCTGCAGGACCGGTTCGCGGCCCGTCAGATCGACGAGCGCCCGCCGGATCGCCTCGCGCGTCGCGCGCGGCCGCAGCAGTTCGCGCAGGATGCGGGGACGAAAGGCGTCGTCGGTCTCGGCCGCACGGCGCAGGAAGCGCAGGCCGAAGAAGTCGAAGGCGATGAGGTCGAGCCAGCCGCCGGTGGCCGTGGCGATCCGCGTCTGCGCCTTGGCGTATGCGATCAGGCCATGGACGAAGGCCAGGAGCGCCGCGATGCCGCCGAGCAGACCGTCGAGGATCGGGGCCTCGTCCGGAAACCAGGGCGGCAGGAGCGTGCGCAGGCGCGCCAGCATGTCGTCCGCATCGCCAACGGCCATGGTCTTATCCGATGACGATGGTGGGCGCCTTGATCGTGACCTGGGGGGAGGGGGCGATGTCCTCCTTGGCCCCGTTGACGGTCAGGCCGGTGACGTTCTTCACGCCGGGGGAGGCGTCGTAGGCGACCTGGACCAGCCGGGTGTAGGTCAGGCCGGCGCCGAGCCCGAGGCCGTTCACGAACGTGCTGATCGCTTTCGAGACCGCGGCCTCGACGTCGGCGAGCAGGTACCCGAACGCGGCCTCGACATGCATCTCGATGCGGACGTTGCGCACCGTCGGCGGGAACACCGCGTAGATGATGCCCGACGCTCGCACGGCGTAGATCGCCGTGGTGACGTCGGCGAGGAGGTCGTCGCCCGGTGCGCCGGTGCCGTCGTCGACGACGACGTAGATGAAGCCGGGGTTCGGGCTGCCGTCGCGACTCTCGTTCTCGACGATCTGATACTGGATCCCGAGTTCGAGGCTCGACACCGCGAAGGCGATGGCGGGGTTTGTGGCCTTGGCCAGGGAGGCGAAGAACAGCGTCTTGCGCACCCGCAGCGCCTCGTCGGTCTCGGCGTCGGAGCCGTTCGCGAAGGCGACGAGGTTGATCACGGTGTCGATGCCGGGCGTGGCCGACGTGATCACCGTGATGGTGTTCTTGAGGACGTTGCTCGCCGCCGACGGGATGTCGGCCTTCACCGGTACTGCGGCCTGCGCGACGCCGATCGGCACCACGTAGCCGTTCCGGGCTAGACTGAAGGACGGCACCGTGCTGTCGGCGACGACCGTGAAGGTCTGCGAGCCATCCTCGGTCTGAACGGTGGCGCCGACCGGGATCAACGCTTCGACGGTCGCTGTGAACCGCGAAAACACGACCGAGCCGCTCGACGGCGCCGCGCCGAGACGCGTCAGGCCGAAATCGTTGACCCAGGAATCGAGATCGGCGCCGCTTGAGGTCGCGGCGCGGGTCAGGGTCAGGACGTAGACAATCAGGCTTTCGAGCCAGAGCGTCAGGTCCGCGGTGGCCTCGGCCACGGCGCGCAGGACGGCGCCGACCGAGAAGTCGACGAGCGCAGTCGCGCGGCCCTGTACGCCCGCCGCGAAGTTCTCCACCAGCGTGACGAAGTTGCGGATCGGAATCGCCGCCATCACGGTACCTCGAAGGACAGCGTCTGCTGCCGGCCGGTGGCGGCGTCGGCGTAGATGATCCGGACGTGGACGCCGTTCAGGATCGGCGTCACCACGATGACGGGGTCGGGGTCGCGGGCAACGGAGGCCTCGCGAAAGATTTGCGACCGGATCAGTGCTGACAGCTCATCGGCGTCGATCAGGCCACCGACGCGAAGCTGAACGCCGGCGCCGTATCCGAGGTTCTGGATGTACGTCCCGGCCACCGTCAGCAGGCGGCGCAGGACGCGCTGGACGCCGCGCTGGGTGCCGTCGACGAGCAGCAGGTCGCCGGTCGGCCCGACGGAGAGGTCGGAGCCGATCATCAGGCTGAGATCAGGCATAGGTCCGACCGGGTCGTGGGAAGCGGCTTAAGCGGTCAGGACGCCCCGGCCGCCGGAGGTGACGCCGCCGGCACCGGCGATGGTCTCGGAGGCGGTCACGGAGCCGTCCACGGTCACCGGCCCCTTGATATTGATCCCCTTGCCCTTGAAGCTCTGCGAGCCGGCGCCGGAATCGACGGTGATGTTCTTGCCCTTGGTGTCGACGCTGACGTGGCCGTCCTTGTCGAACTTGAAGGAACCGCCGTCCTTGTGGGTGACGGTGATGCCGCCATCCTTATCGAAGAGCATCGAGCCCTTGGTGCCGTGCATCAGCAGCATCTCGCCGGCCTTCACCTTCGGCGGCTTTTGCTTGTCAGAATAGATTCGGGAAATGATGACGGGGGTGTTGTGATCGCCCTCGATGTGGGCGACGACAAATTGGTCGCCGATGTTGGGCCCTATGGCGATACCAAAACCATTCCCGATATGTGCAGATCCCAGCGGTACCCAGCCGCTCGAATTGCCTTCCGGCATATACTTCAAAACAACCGAATGGCTGTCCTCGTTGTACGAGGTCACTTCGGCGATGCGTATCGGGGCTCGCGAGGCGTCCGCGTAGGACGACTCACGACGGATCAGGTTCGAGAGATCCGACATCAGGACATCTTCCGGTCTTTGGACGCCGCCTTCGCCGTGATCGGGCAGCGGTAGCCCTCGTCATCGTTGATCCGGTGCTCGACGCTCTCGATGTCGTAGCGCTGGTCGAACGAGCACCCGGTACCGGACAGGTCGAGCTTCATCCGGGCGGTGATGCCGGGATCACCGGGCACGTTGAGGCTGATCTGGCGCTCCTGCTTGGTGGCGCGCTTCAGACGCTTTTCTGCGATTCGATCCGCGCGATTCTGTTTCAGGCCCGGCGCCCGGTATTCGTAGGTGATGCCGTCGCCGTCCTTGCCGACGCCGGTGGCCGCTGCGAGGGTCTTCTTCGCCTCGATGCTCTTGCCGGTGCGGTGGTCGTGCGACTTGACCTTCACCGTCGCCTTCTGCGCGAGGTCGAGGTTGCGCTGGCCTGACAGGGTGATGAAGTCGCCGCGCGCGAAGCTCTCCGGCGTCGGCTCTTCGTAGACCACCTGCAGGATCGGCAGATCGTCTTCGCTGTCGGAGCGCAGATGCAGGGTGTCGCCCTTGACGAAGGGCACTAGGCCCTCGGCTTCGGCGAGGTAGTTGATCACGTCCCAGTCGGTGTAACCGTTCGTGGTGTGGACGTGGTCGATGTCGTACTGCCGGCCGGCCTTCAGCGTATCGCTGTCGACATCGAGCTTCAGCCCGGACCGCTTTGCAATCTCGGAGGCGATGTCGCCGGATTTCTTGTTTTTGAAGCTCTCGTTCGACTTCTTGTCGATGAGCTTTTTCGTCTTGTCGTGGCCGTTGACGTCGATCCGGCGCTCCAGCCACTTCGGGGCGACGGCGGTGACCGTGCCTTCGAAGATCGGTGCGCTGAAATCGGCACCGTCGATGCCGACGACGACCTTGATCTCGATTTCGGGCGTGTCGCACCAGTAGGCGGTGTCTCGGCCCGGTGGCAGTCCGGACATCGCCAGCGTGGCGTGGAAGGTATCGGACTTTGCCTCGCGGCCGAGATGCACCTCGATCGAGATGCACTCGACGGGAACGCCCCCGGCGAGGATGTAGCCCCGCGGGCGCCGGTCGGACATCGGTTCAGGCCCCGATCACGCCACTGGTCGTCTGGCCCTTCGGGGGCCGATCCGGCAGCACCAGCGTGACGACGCCGGTGAGGAAGGGGTCGCGCAGGCCGTTGAGGCGCGCGATGCGGGCCCAGAGGGTGTGGTCGCCGAGTTCGCGGGCGGCGATCTCGTACAGGTTGCCGCCGGAGACCGTGACGACACGGGCGTTGCGGCCGACCTGGATCTGCACCGGGCTACCCGATCAAGGAGAGGTTCGCGGAGAGTCGACCGACGCCGCCGCGCAGCGTGGTCAGGTTCGATTGAGCCTGGATCGCCGCGAGTGCGCCCGTGACGGAGGCCGCGAAGCCCGGCGCCAGGAGCGCGTTCGGGTCCGGCGCCGCTGCTGCGGTGATCGCGGCATCCCCGGCGGCGATCGCGGTGTCGAGCGTGGCGACAGCGACCGAGGCCGTGTCTTGCAGCGGCCCGACCCGCGACAGCGGGATGTCGGCCAGACTGCCGACTGCGTTAACTGCCGAGAACAGGCCCGACATCGCATCGCCGACGAGGCCGCCGGCCAGGGCGGCCAACGGAAGGGCCGAAGCGATGTCGGCGCCGATCAGGGAGCCGATGCTCGATCCGATGTCCTCAGCCGCCGAACCGCCGTCGTCGACGACGTAGCAGGTAATCCGATAAGGAAGATCGAATTCGCGCTGATAGTCGGCCTCGAACTCCTCGACGATGACCGTGAAGTAGAGGCCGCCCCACGACAGCGGGACCTGGGAGCCGCGCTTCGCCATCGCGTTGATGGCGAGCGCCCGGGCCTTGGCGTCTGCACCGCGGAACCGGCCCTCCCACTTCGCGTCGCAGAACTCGAAGCCCATCGCGTCGGGGACGCGCTTGCCCCCGATGAGGACGTTCTTGGCGATCCGCTGCTTGCCGCCGAACGGGATCTTCGACGGGACCTCATGGCCGCGCAGCGTGATGCCGCCGATCGAAACGGTGGAACTGGCCATGGCCCCTCCCGAGGCGAGGGGTGGACGCAGAAACGGCAACGGCCCCGGCAGAAATCTGCGCGGGGCCGTTCGTAGGGTCCCTTATACGTCAAGGAACTCTTGGCGACTAGACGGAGGCGCAGCCATAACAGGCCACCGGCGCGCACATTGTAATAGCGCACGTGGTGCGCTATTTTAGGGATGGGAGGCGGGAATGTGCCGACGTTAAAGCGCTTCGACCAATTCAAGATTTGCGTCTTCGCTGACGATCATCCGCCGCCGCATTTCCATGTGATCGGGCGCGGGTTTAAGGCAACGATCTTGTTCGAGACGCTATCGCTTGATGTCGGAGAATGCCCCCGGAAGGTGTTCGCGGAGGCGGTGACTTGGGCCGCCGTGAATCGCGAAGCCCTCGAAGAAGCTTGGAGGAACCTCAATGAGCGATCGTGACATGATCCGCGCCGGGGATCCTATTCCGTCGATCGGGGCCGTAGAGGTTGGCAACGGTCCTTACGACGTCCTTATCACCTGGGCCGATGGTCATCGAGCCGGCCAGCAAATCCTCATCGACCTCGCCCCAGTGATCCTGACCTACAAGGTCTTCATTCCGTTGCGCGATGACCGCCGTCTTTTCGCAACCGTGCGCGTGGCCGAGTACGGCGAGGCCATCGAGTGGGGTGATAACGATGATCTGGCGGTCGCTGGGACGACGTTGGAGCGCCTTGCCAACGAAACGATGACCAATGTCGATTTTGCAGCATTTCTGAAGCGCAACAGGCTCACACTAGATGCCGCAGCTGGGCAGCTCGGGATCGGTCGTCGTCAGGTGTCATACTACGCCAAAGGGCGGGAGATTCCGAGATATATCTCCCTCGCTTGTAAATATATCGAAGAGCGCAAAGCAGTAGATGATATAAATAATTATTTATCTGCCGGCAACACGCTTACTAAGATAGGATTGCACAACTGTGTTATAACTGACGGGAATAACAACTTCGATTGCGTGGCTCAAGCTACCGCGGCCTGGGACAGTAATGTCGTGATTATCAAAGATGGGGGGGTGATAGAAGGCTATTATGTACCACCGGGTGAGAAACCTGAAGTGATAGTTAAAGGCGGTACGATTAAGGTAGGTTCGGGAAATGTAACTGGCACAAGGCGTGCTAAATTAAATCTTGATAAAATTAGATAATAGCCATGACCGACCGATCTCTCACCGCCGGGCACCGCGATGATATTCTTCTACGCACCTTAGACGGCGATTAGAAAAGACTGAGACATTACCCATTTGGGGTAGGATGATATACTAGATTAGGATACCTCAATCGTGCAGCTTACAATTGAAGTGGGCGAACTTAAGGTTCTGGCGAGCGGTGTACTGCTTGTCGATTCCGGTCGAGATGTAAAGTTTACAATTGAAGGAAATGTGTTTGAGCTTATGATTGATAAAGATGGGCCGCCATATGAAAAGGTTGGCACAAATCATATTCGAGCCTACTTTAACACTGATAAAATGGTCAGTACTAGTTCAATGATCGGCGATTATAATGGTAGGCCGTTAATGATCTCAATCCGTGTTCAGCAGCAAGGTACCCACATTAGGCAGGTTTTTTATACACTGGGTCATCATTAATGGCTGTCCGTCTAGATCTTCCGCCTGACAAAACTTTGGCAACCCGTGTAATTGAAACGGAAGCCGAGCACAATACGCGAAAACTTGAGCGCGGTTTAATGGGTTTGATCTTTGGTCTCGCCACCGAAAAACCCGGAAATATCGCTGGCTTTGCGCTGATAGCTTTCTGCCTCATGTTTGCGGGGGTTTTGATTTGGGGCACCGATAGCAGCAGTCTATCAAAGAAAGACGTACTTTCGCTTATAGGTGGTTTTATCACCTTAACGCTCGGCTTCGTATTTGGTCGAACATCATCGTCTTAGATGTGTGGTGCAACGAAGTCATGGACATGAAGAAAATGGAAAAGGCCGGCGCGAGCCAGCCCTTTCACCCTTGCCTCGCCTCAACAAACCCCGCCCCGCGGTACCCCGCCTTGGCCGGCCGTGCCTTAGCTAGATCTCGAGCCTAGGATCGGTCCAGCGGCTGGGCAAGACAGAGGGTGTGTTTGTCCCTCCCGGTGTACGAGAGGGACGGCCGCCGTCAGGCTAGGACGCGACCGCCGTACCCTACCGGCGTTTTCAGCGTCGAATCGTCGAACGAACCGGTCCCGTTTCTCGTGTTCGCTTCGGCGACCTGATGGTGCGTCACGGACCGACCGACCGTGCGGCCGTCGAGATGCACCGAGCTGGCAACCTGGATCGGGGCGGAACGCCCCTTGTAGATCAGGGAGCTCGATTTGCCGGGTGTCGCACCGCCACCGCCACCGCCGCCGGACGCGCCGCTTCCGAGATCGGCGCCGCCCGCCGGTTTGGCGCTTGCGCTTCCGATCGCGGCACGAGCAGCAGCCGCTACCCCGCCGATCCAACCCGCAAGCGCGTTCAGCGGGCCGCCAGCGCCTTGCGCCGCTTGCCCCGCCTTCTGAGCGCCAGACGCAGCCTCATTGAGCGTGGAGACCGCACCAGCTGCCGTAGACGCGAGCCGCTGCTTGGCCGCTTCGATATTCTCCGTCGAAAGGCCCAGCCCTTCGGTGCCGATGTGACGCCGCGGGTTTTCACCACCGCCCGTCATGAATCCGTCGGGACCGCCGAACTCGAATGGCGTGGTACTTTTTCGGCGCTGCTCGGATAGAGTGTCGGCAAGTTTGCGAGCTGGCTCGCCTGCGATCTTATCCCACGGAAGCGTGACGGCGGCGATGGTGACAGCCGCACCGGCACCGACAGCCAGCGCTGGAAGGCTGAGCGTGCCGACGGCGGCAATAGCTAGTGCTGCAATACCCGCAGCTGCCGCACCACCGACAACAGCGGCCGTGGCGCCCATCGCCGTCTCGGCTGCGACTGGATGCTTCTCTAGTGTGTTTGCCACGCCTCCAAGCGCTGCGTTCAAGCGGTTAAGGTTGTCGACAAGGTTTGGGATTGCTGGCTCCGAGAGTGCGGTCGCCACTGCGCCGCCCTGCGATTTGGTGCCCTGCAGAGCCGCATAGGGGTCGTCGCGCCTATAGGCCGTGGTATCGCCGGAAGTCTTATCGTACCCGGCGAAGTCTTTTTCGATCTTACTTTTTTGCTGCGCCAATTCGAACAAAAATCCGTAGGCGTTCTTGTCGGTAAAAATTTTACCGAGGGTACGAAGCAGATCGGTCTTGTCATCAGTATTGACGCCACCCGCTTTGAGCTTCGGAATGACGTTGTTGTAAAGCCATAGATCCGGGTCCTTGGCCCGGTCATAAGTTTTTCCGTCCAAGCCCACATCTGAAAATTGAGCACCCGGCTGGACTAACGTGTGTTTCTTGTTCCAAGTGACAGTTGGTTCTTGAAGAAGATTATATTTGTAGGCTTCAGTGAGCCCCGAGCCCAGCATACGCAAGCCACCGACACCCTTTGCCGCGAAGGTCGCGAACTGGGTACCGGCGCGCTGTCCAATTTCCTGCGAAAGCGCCGCGAAGGCGCCGTAGCGAAAGTGGTCGCTGGTCAGATTTAGCATCTGACCGCCGTTTTTCTGTGCGGTAAAGTAGTTCGATGGGTTGAGCTTGTCGCCGTACCAGAAGGCCAACCTCATCAGCGAGTTGGCGTGCTTCTTGACCCCCTCCGAGGTAATCTCGTTAGCTGTTTCAGCCGATTTCACGGCCGTGTAAATCTCGTTTACAGCGTTCTTAGCGCCGTGATTGCCGGCTTTGGCCTTCAGTGCCGAGAACTCTGGTAGCAATTCTGGCGCTTCGTGAATTGCTTTGTCGATGTCGCCAAGAATACCGCGGAGATCGTTGATGTGCTCGAAGATCTCGACAGGGGATAGATTAGGAAATTGTTGCGAACCCTTATATGAAAGTTCCTTGGCATGATCGATCTGCGCTGGGCTAGCTCCGGTCTGCCGCATGCCGAGTTCAATGTGGCGCATATCGACGCCGGTCTCGATGACCTCAGAGAGCGTATGGACCCCGCCGGAGACCCCAATGACGCTTGCAAGTGCCGAGCCTTCATGGCCGACGAGACCATGCGTTCCGTGACTGCGCCGGCCATGCCCCCTGCCACGCGTGGCGCGCCCGGCACCGGTGCCAGCGCCCCCGGCCCCGCCGCCACCCCGGACGGGCGTTGGCAAGTTCACATTGCTCGCGGCTGACTGCAGGCGACGCATGGCGCCGGCCGCCGAATTGATCCGGCTCGTCCAACCCGAGATCGACTGCGTGACACCCCGCGCCGCTGAAGCGACGCCTTGGGTCTCGCGGCGCATGACGCGCATCTCGGCGATGGGCTTGCCGATGGCGCTGGCCCAGCGCTGCATTTCACGGTCCAGACCGTTGCCACCCTTCAAGCCAGACATGGCACGCGAGATCCGCGCGACCTCGCGCTCGATCTTTTGGCCGGCGGAGGAGGACTTCGACAGTTCGCGGTTCAGTTGGCCGGCGGCGGACGCAGCGCGGTTCAGGGGCGAGACCCAGCGACCGAACGATTTCTCAACGGATTTGGTTTTAGAGTCGACATCGCTCAGGGTCTTGAGCAGGCGCGTCATCTCGGGCACGAGATTGCCCGCGAGCGTCATGCTCGTCTGGATGCGATACACGTCGCTCACGGCGTACCCCGGGGAGAAGTCATGAAGGGGTTATGGCTCGCCGTTCTTGCGGCGATCATACTGGCGCCCCCAGCGGCCGCGCAGACCCAGCAGGGCTGGGCGCAATGCCGTACCGTTGCGGACAGCCTGGAGCGGCTGAAATGCTTCGATGGTCTTGGGCCCGCGCCGGTGGCGCAGGTGGGTGCCTACGAGAAAATGACCTTGATCGATTGGAAGACCGACAAGGCATCGCTACAAGGAAAAAAGGTCGAGGTCGAAGGTCTCGCCATGCCGTTTGCCGGCGGAGCGCTGCTGTCGATCCAAGCGGGCGATGTCAGTCCGGTCTTCCTTGATGTCGAGCGCGTGCCGCGGGATCAACGCAGGCGGCTTCTAGGCTGCTCGCCTATGTGCCGATTGTCGGTGCAGGGTAGCGGTGGCACGGTACAATATCAGCAGGGTATCATCGCCGATACTTTGAGTTTCCGCTAATTTATTAGTCAGACGACTAACATTAAAGTCTTAGCGGATCACCCGATGCCCTGGCTGCGGCAATGGACGGAAATGAATTATCGAGGCGGAAACAACAAAAGCGTCAAAAAGGCCGTTTTGCTATCTTCGCTAGCGGCCTCAAGCCCGGTCAACGCCGACTTTGCAATAAGAATAAAGTGCTCGACTTCTGACACAGTTAAGACGTGTGATGGGTCATAATCGGCTAGCATACGCTGTTCATATAGGTCAATAAATGCGTCGGCGTACCCGGTTATTTGCGCATCAAATCCGCCTGCCGGCCAATACCTGCTGTATTTCTGGCTTGGATTCTGCTTTTTTATTTCAACACAAAGAGACCTCATTTTGCCGTGATCTATTGATCTGTAAGCCAAGCTATAAAGGCTGCTGCCTCTTTTATCCTCTCCGACGGACTGGTCGGCGGCCGCCTTCAGACCGGCATGGAACACGGCATAATAGGTAGCCGATACTGCTCTACATCTGTCAGCCAAGCGCGGTCGTTCCTGCCCAGGCAGCACAGCGAGCAGGCGTTCGGCCTGCTCAACCAAATGTGCGGGTTCGATCACGCTGAAGCTCTATCCAATCTTCCATTCGGGCAAAGCTAACTAGTGGCACACGGTCCTCACCGGCCCTGTGTAACTCGCTTTTCATCCTACTGATGATATTGAGCAGTTGTGTTCCTCCAAAGTCGTCGGCGTTTGCCTCTGGGTACACAATAGTTATTTTGAGCGCATCGGACCCATCGGATGTTTGAGCGCCCGCTATTGCTGTCGATATTGGGACAAACTTACCCAAAACATCCCGAGATGTTTCCTTCGCCAGTCTTGATATTTCACCTAAATCTAGCCGCATCACCGCATGCCTCAGCCCTGTATTCCCAGGACGGGCGCCTTCAGCCGGACGCCCGGCCCCCCGCCGTTCTCTGCGATGAACTCGAGCCCAGCCTCCGCAAGCGCTTTCTCAACCTTTGCCAGATTGTCGGTGATAGCCTTGGGAACCCCCTCGCTCTCCTCCATCCGTTTGATTGTTGCGGGGGACACCCCAGAGGTATCCGCTAAATCCCTTACGGACCACCGAAGGTAGCCGCGTGCCATCCGAATCTGGGCCCCGGTGACCATAAAAGCTAAATGACCCATATTTGGTCTAGCGTGAGCTAAATTGGTTGACACGGGCGCCTCCATGAGCCAATTTAGCTCATGGCCGCTGCAAATGAAAGCGACCTTACCACTAAGAGGATCGCGCCGATGCCCGTGAATGCAAAGATCCCCACCCCCCTGCGCGCAAACATCATGGCCAGGGCCTGGGAGTTATTCCGCAAGCGCTACAATTACCCCCGCACCCCGTTCCGTTCGATCGGCCGCGCATGTTTCGCGTCGGCTCTAAAAGCCGCGTGGGCGGAAGCCCGTGAGACTGTTCGTCTTGTCGGTTTCGGGGCCGATGCCCTGAGGCGCTCTATCGAGGCACTTTCCTCTCCGGCTCACGCGGTAGGCCTTTCCTCAAGCTACGCGCTTGGCCCTCAGGCCGCGATGGAGCGGTATCAACAAAAGCTCGCTTTAACGGCCGCCCTGAACTTCGCGATTGCGGCTTGAGGGAGGGAGCTATGCAAAATCGGAGAGCAATCCTCACGGCCCTTATTGCGGTACCGCTGACTGGGCCGTTGTGTGCGGGTCAGCCTCATCTTGACGCGGCCCTGCTCGACCTCGGCAGGCGCTTCGATGCCGCCGTGGCGGCGCACAAAGCCCACGTCCGGGCCTACTTCGCGGCTGACGAGGCCCATACCCAGGCGCTCCAGGCCGCTAAGTCGGCTGGGCGGTTCAAGGGGCTCGACGCTGAAGCCTACGCAGCGCTCCACTCGCAGCTAATTGAGCCGTTCAACGCGGCGCTAGAGAGGGACGACGAACTCCACGACGCCTGCGGCAAGCTGGGCGAGCAAATCATCGCGATCCAACCCAAGACTCTGGATGGAATCGCTGTTCTTGCCCGTGTCTGCCAGTTCGAATCGCGGCAGGCCTGGGAAGCGCCGAAGAGCCGCGAGTACGATGAGGACGTCCTCGTTGCCCTCGTCGACGGCATCTTGGCCGTGGCCGCTACGGCGTGACCTACGAGGAATACCTTGCATCCCCACGATGGGCCGAGCTGCGCCGGCTGAGGCTAGCCCTCGACGGATTCCGCTGCCGGGGCTGCGATACCGCCGACAATCTTGAGGTTCACCACCGGCGCTACGGCACCCCGCTGGGCAGCGAGACGGTCGACGACCTGACGACGCTCTGTGGCGGCCCCGAGGGCTGCCACCACGCGATCACCACCATCATCCGCCGCCGCCTGTACGCGACCCGTCAGTATGACGTGACCGCAGTCGCTCGGCTGGCCCCCGGCAATCTGGAGAAGAACGATGTCCCAGGACTACGAGCGTTTAAGATTTCGGCTCACCGGCGTGTCGCCCCTGGTCATGCACAACGGTCGCTTGGCGAACCCGCTGGACTCGTTTGCGAAGGCGCTGAAGGCGGTCTCGGGAAAGCGCGGCAAGACGGACGCTGACTTCGAGGAGATGGCCCGTATCGAGTTCCTGGGCGGCCTCTATGTCGGCGACGATGGTCCTTGCATCCCCGGCGAATTGATCGAAGCGGTCCTGATCGCGGCGGCCAAAAAGAACAAGCGCGGCATGCAGGCCAAGGCCGGCATCCTTTCGGACGGCAACCACCGGGTCGAGTACCACGGCCCCAGAGGGGCAGAGGAGCTGTGGGCGGACGACCGCTTCCGCCTCGTTGCCGGCGTTCGTGTCGGACAGGCCCGTGTGATGCGGACCCGCCCGATCTTTCGGGAGTGGTCGTCAGAAATCTTCGTTGACTTCCTGCCGGGTCAATTGAACCGGGCGGACGTCGCGGGAATGGTTAGAACCGCAGGCACCATCGTCGGCATCGGCGATTGGAGGCCGCGGTTTGGAAGGTTCACAGTGGAGACGCTGTGATAGCCCGGTAGGGCAAGGCGGGTCGCGGCATGCCTCGGCAAGGCGTGGTTCGGTAGGGGTGAAAAGGGCCGGCTTTCGCCGGCCCTTTTCCACATCAGCGGTTTGTCGCTCCGCTCAGGTGCCGGAACACGGCTTCGCCGAGGATGCGGTGAACCTCGCCCTCCTTGCGGACAGCAGCTGTCTTCAGGACCGGGCGAGGCGGGATCCCGCGGGAGGTTCCCAACTCCTGCCACGTCGCCTTCGGATCGTCGGACCCCACGGCGGCTTCGTGGTCGCTCACAACGGTGCGCGCGTAGGCATCGCGCATGGCGCCGGTTTCGAGCAGTGGGCTATCGCCCGTGGCTTTTCGAGCCACGGTCTCGCTCTGCAAGGCTGGCCACCCGGGTTGGTAGGTCCCGGGCAGCCGCTTTGCCTCATCGAGAACGACCTCCGAAGCTTGTTCGAGCCCGCGGCGTTGAGCGGCCGGCAGGGTAGCGACGCGGCCGCGCATAAAGCCGACGAACGCACCGATCGACGAGAACGTGCGCGCCATCGATCATCCGTCTTGCCTGCGCCAGGACCATGAGCCCCAGTCGAATTCGCCGCCCCGGTTCTTGCCGTGGGTGATGACGAGAGCTTGCCGCATCGTGCTGTCGAGGCTGAACGCCACATCGAACGGGACCCCGGCACTGACGAGCGCCATGCACTCCTGCAGCTCGGGGTCCTCGGTCAGTTTTTTACCGCGTCCGGATCGAAGGTGTCGGGCTCGGCCGTCTTGAAGACCTTGCCCATCTCGTCGGTGAGCTCGTCCCAGTCCTCGCCAATGCGGAACACGAGAGCCTCGATCTGGCTCTGCGAGGACGGCATGGAGACCGGCTGCCGATCGATGGCGGTCACCGAGCAGGCGATCATCGCATAGTTCGCGTACAGCGCGTTCACGACATGCTCGGAACCGATTGCCTTCGAGGCGAGCATCCGATCCAGTGGGCCGAGCTTGCGAACCGTGAAGGTTCGGCCACTCGACAGTTCGATCTCGGCAACCTTTTTCGACGGCGCCGCCGCCACGATGGTCTGAGACGGAGTCGGCGTCTGCACAGCCGGCGCCACCGGGCCGGTCTCGGGTGCCGCGGTCTCGCCGGCCTGGATGATCTTCACGCCCATAACTGTGTCTCAGCCTGCTTCGGTGGAGGAAAGGTGTCGACGCGCGCGTGAAACCGTCCGAGGGTCCGGTTGTCTCGGGCAAGGAATTTCGATGCGGCGAATGATGTACGGCGCGCTGGCGGCGATCGCAGCGCTATGGTTGGTGGCGCCGGCGCCCGCGCAAGCGACGCCCGGCATGCTGAATGCCCAAGGGTGCCATGGGCATCCCCGGCACTGTCACAGCCGCTCAGACTGGAGCACCAACAGCAGGGGACGACACTATGTGGCGGGGCACTTCGGCGGCGGTCATCGGCATCGTCGCCGCGGTCATCGGCGCCGGTAGCGCCCGCGCCGAACCGATCGTCGGTCGCGCGTCGGTGATCGACGGCGACACGATCGAAATCCGGGGGCAGCGATTCCGGCTACAGGGCGTCGACACGCCCGAGAGCGCACAACTCTGCCAGGATGCCGGCGGGAAGGACTACCGCTGCGGGCAGAAGGCGTCGCTCGCCCTGGCCGACAAGATCGGCGCCGGCAACGTCTCCTGCGAACCCGTTACCACCGACCGCTACGGCCGTACTGTCGCGATCTGCTCGCTGAACGCGCTCGACCTGAACGGATGGCTCGTCGAGCAGGGGCTCGGCATGGCCTACCGGAAGTACTCGACAGCCTACGTCGGGCAGGAGGAGGCCGCGAAGGCCGCTCGGCGTGGGATCTGGCAGGGTGCGTTCACGCCGCCGTGGGACTGGCGGAAGGGCGAACGGATCGGGCCGGAGGGGCAAACTGTGCCCCCGCCCGTTCACACGGCCGGGGCCTGCGATATCAAGGGCAACATCAGTCGAGGCGGCGATCGGATCTACCACCTGCCCGGCTCGCGCAGCTACGAGAAGACGGTGATCACAGAGTCATCGGGCGAGCGGATGTTCTGTTCCGAGGACGAAGCGAAGGCGGCCGGTTGGCGACCGCCTCGCGGTTGAGTGGTGAGCGCCGTGTCTCCAGGCGCGTAGACTTTCGGCATCGGTGGATGATACCATCTGCCCGGGATCTCATCGGGGCGATCCGTGACCATCGAGTACGAAACCGACACCGTTCTGCCGCCGATGCACCCCGGCGAGGTGCTCCGCGAGGAGTTTCTGCTCCCGCTGCGCCTCAGTCCCTACAAGGTGGCCAAGGCCTGCGGGGTCCCGCGGACCCGGATCGAGCGAATCGCGCGCGAGGAGATGGGCATCACGGCCGACAGCGCGCTGCGGCTCGGCCGCTACTTCAACACCAGTGCCGATCTGTGGCTCAACCTGCAGCGCAAGTTCGAGGTCGAGATGGCAAAGCGTGCCATTGGGGACGAGTTGGCCGCGATCGAGCCTCTGAAGCGCGAAGCCGACGGGTCCGATCAGCCGATCACTGCACCTTGATGCGGGTCGAGGCCGACCAGTCGAGCTTGAGCACGACGGTCTTGCCGCGCTCGGCCTTGCCGGCATCGGACAGCTTGAACGCGCAGCCGATGTAGCGCCACTGCGTGAAGCCGCCGTTGACCTCCTGGATGGTCTCCAGGATCGTCGCCTGCCGGATCGTCTGGCCCGAATAGAAGCCGGCCTCGCGGGTGGCGATCCAGTCGTCGACGACGGAGTTCGACCGGTCGATGTCGCAGGAGCCTTCCCAGCCGTCGGGATCCTCCTCGAAGATCGGTGGCCCGTTGAGCGGGCGGGACTTCACCTGCTCGGTGCGCTGCTTCTTGTCCCAACCGGTCTTGATCGGGATCGAAAGCGGAACGCCGGTGGCAGGATCGACGATCTCGAACGCGACGTCGTGCCCGGTGTTGAAGGTGCCGAACGAGGACATGGATTATGGGCTCCGGACTCGGAGGTCGATCGGAAGAAGGCGGAAGGCTCGTCGGGCAGGGGAGGGCCGGCGCCGCCGTGGCGCCGGCGCCGATCAGGCCGCGAGCGACGTCGTGATGACGGCGAAGTTGAAGCCGGTCGGCTGGTTCTGCGTGCGGGTGATCTGCACGGTCTGACCGCCCTCGATGTCGATGAGGAAGTATTCGACCACCGCGAGGTAGACGACCTTCACCGCGGCCTTCAGGTAGCCGGCGGCGATGCGGTTCACGGGGTTGTTCGAAAGATCGCAGATGACCTGGAAGTCATCGATCATCTTCTCGCCCTGCAGCGAGCCGAGGAAGGCGTTCAGCGTCGCCGAAGCGCGGGCGCGGGTCGAGTCGTCGGCCTGGCGGCTCTGCAGTTCACCGACGTATTTCCCCATGCCGGCGTCGAGCGTCTTGGCGATGTAGTTCGTCAGCCGGGTGTAAGCGACCTGGTGGATGCCGACGTTCGAGGAGGTGTTGCGACCGAAGCGGTTGCCGAACACCTTGCCGGCCGGGATCGGGTTGCAGATCAGCGAGAGGCCGTTCGAGCCGAGCAACTGGAGCTCGGCGTCGGAATAGGTCGCGCCGGTCGCGGACCGCTGCGTTCCGATGATGCCCTGCATCGGCTTGTTCAGCGTGGTGAACTGGGGCGCGAGGTTGACGAGCTTTCCGAGTTCGAAAGCCTGGGGCGAGACGTAGCGGTTGAGCCCGTTGGCCTCGTCGTAGAACAGGATCCAGTCGCCGACGAGGCGCTCGAAGGCGTAAGAGTCGATGCCACCGTCGTTGCGGGCCGAGACCGCCGTGGTGAGCGACTCGCCCGGCGTGCCGACACCGATCATCAACACACCCTCGGACAGGCCGAAGGCGATCTGCGTGGCATTCGTGGTGTCGTCGGTGCAGTCGCAGAGCGCCGCCACCGAGCAGCCGACGCTGCGCAGGGCGAACATGCCGGAGCGCGGGGTCGTGTCGGTGCCGACGAGGGTCTGTGCCGTGACACCCGAGGCGCCGTCGGTGCCGCCGGCCAGCGTGACCTTGGTGTTCTGGGTCGGGGCCGTGGTGCCGACGCCGGCCGCTGCGACGACGATCTGCGAGGCGCCGCGCGAGATGCTCTGGCCGTTGTTGATGGCCGAGGCGAGGGCCGGCCAGAAGGCCGCACCGGTGGCGGGCAGGTTGTCGAAGGCCTCCGAACCCAGGAAGGGCAGGGCGACGATCGCGCGGAGCGTGCCCGGGGCCGAGCCGCTGGTGACCAGGAAGCTGATCTGGTTCCCGCCCGTGCCGGTGTAGCGCGCCGTCAGGGTCAGGCAGTTCGTCTGCACGGTGGCGGTGGCGGCGAGGTCGGTGCCGTCGGTGACGCGGACACAGGCATAGGCGCCGGCGGCACCCTGCTTGGAGCCGACCGACACGAAGGTGCCCATGTCGTACTTGCGGTTCTGGGCCGGCCCGAAGTTCGGCTTGAAGCCGGACGGATCCGAGACCAGCACCGCGCGGCCGACCGGACCCCAGATCGCGGTACCGATGAGCCCGCCGATGTTCGTCGGGACGCCGTTCAGCAGGAGTAGCTGCGGTTCGACTATGGAAATGTACAATCCGGGCGTCACGAGCGCGGTCGTGTTGAGCTGTCCGGCCGAGAAAATCGCCACGGCGCTTCTCCAAAAGAAAAAGCCCCGCTCGCGCAGGGCCTGGATACAGGGGAGGGTTAGGAGGAGCGGGGCTTAGGAGGCCTTCGCCGCCTTGTCGGTCTTTGTGTCGGGCGCCGGCTCGACGGAGGCGTCGGCGGCCTTCGCGGGCGCGACCTTCACGACGTGCGCAGCCTGCTCGCGGTCGGCCATGATCGCCGCGACCTTGTTGGGATCCGAAATCCGCTGACCGGCCTCGTAGCCGGCGACCGGCGAGATGACGACGAGATCGAAGTCCATGAAGGTATCCTCTACCCGAGCACGAAGGTGGTCGGGTCGGTGGGCAGGGCAGGGGGGATGATGGCCGGTCGCCCGGCCGAGGCGATCAGGACCTCCGTCGCATCGACGGTCAGGTACTCGCCGAACTCGAACCAATGGCTGATGTCGCGCCGGTAGATCCCGGCCTTCTGCTCGTTGTCGACGTCGGTAGTGTGGTCGTAACTGATCCAGGCCGCCGAGCCGTCGCAGAGCGGCAGGAAGCGATTATGACAGCCGGCAAGATCCGAGGTGTCGGCGAGCCGGGACCGCACGATGCGGCCGGCGGCCTTCCGAAGATCCGGGCTCGGCGCCCAGATCGTCGTCATGATCGCGCGCTGGGAGCGCTCGACCTCTTTCGCCAGCCGCTGGACCGAACCGACACGTGCCGTCAGCCGGTAGGCCGTGGGGATCGTAACCACCGCGCCAGCGGCCGTGGCCGGGATGTCGGCGGCTACGATGAACGCGGCGAGTGCCGTCGCAATGGTGGCCGGCGTGTCGGCCGCCTGGACCGCATAGGCGAATCCGCGATCCCGCACGGAGACCGATACGGTCTGCGGCACGGCAACGGTGCCGCCGATCGTCAGTGTGGTCTCGGTCGTCGCGACGCTCAGCGTCTGGGCCGGCGGCGAGACGCGCAGCCATTGCGGCAGCGCGCGGGTGGTGACCCGTTCGAGATTCGGCGGCGGAAACACCGAGACGTAGACGCCGCGCGCCTCGCCCGTCTTCACGCCGGCAACGACGCGGTCGAGATCGGCCGGCAGCGGCCAGCCCTTCACGATGTAGACGTCGGCATCGATGGCGGAGGCGCGGTCCGCGCCGTCCGGATAGAGCGCCGAACCGAGCAGCGCCGCGATGGCGTCGACGACGTCGGAGAGGTCCGCCATGTCAGGATGCGTCCGGTGGCGGTGCAGCTTCGATGGCAGCGAGTGCGGTGCGGACCTCGACGGCTTCGTAGACCGTGATGGCACCGCCCTCGTGAAACCAGCGCCGCTCGGCCGAGCGCTGGATCACGGAGTCGGCTGCGGGCCAAGCGGCGATGCTGTAGGCGTGCCCGCCGGTCTCGTGGACGACGGAGACGACCCAGCCGTTCGGCAGGACCCGGGCGCCGAGGGTGACGATGGCGACCTCGCCGCGCATCTCTTCGTGGACCAGTTCGCCGGCCTGGTGTCGCCAACCATCGTCGTCCTGGATCAGAACCCGGACGAGGCCTTCGTCTTCATCGGCCGTGACGACGGCGCCCAGTCTGACGCCGTCGAGGAACACGTCGTAGCGCTCGCGCGGCTGGCCAGAGAGAATCCCGGGGCGAAAGCCGGGGTCGCCGCGATTGATCGAGATCCGCATCGCTCAGGCCTCAAGGCGTTCGGTGCGCAGCGTGAAGCCCATGGGATGGGGGTAGCTGGCGATGACCTGGTACCGGTTGCCGAGATCGTCGATGACGACGTCGCGGTTGACGATCGCGCCCATCGGCGGGGCAGCACGGCGCGGTATGAAGATGTCCCACACGGTCGCGCTCTGGGCGTCGGCCGGGACGTTCGCCGCCGGGCGACCGGAGGAGGTGGCATGCTGGACCGAGGCCGGCAGGCCCTGGAAGACGGTGATTTCGCCGTCCCGATCGAGACCGCCGTAGCCAGATTGCAAACCCGGCGCAGCGACGGCGTCGCCCTCGGGGCGGGTGATGGTGATCTTGCGCGGGTAGCACCAGCTCATGATGCCCTCACGCCGGCAGGGTGTCTTGGTACTGGGAGAGCACCGCGTAGACGCTCGGCGGCATCGGGATCGACTTGCCGCCCATCCGCACGACGCCACCGAGCGCGGCAAAGCGTTCTTCGTGGTCGCCCGCCTTCCGGGCCACGAGATCGGCCGGCCGGTCCTGCGCCAGATACCCGGTCTTCAGCCAGTCGAGGCAGGCCATGACGAGGTCGGCCGGGATCCGCGCATAGCCCGCCGTGTAGGTCACGCTGACGTTCTGGCGCCCGCGGGGGAAGGTGTAGCCGTAGACGTCGAGGGTGCGGCGGCCGTCATGAACGTAGCCGGGTCCATGCGGGTTGGAGCGTGCCGAGACCGGACGGCCCTCGATCTCGAGCGAGGCGATCGCCGTGATCGGGAAGTTTCGCATCAGCAGCCGCGGGTTGCCGGACCCGTCATACGTCTCGGTATGCTCGGTCAGGACGAAGGAGCGTGAGCACCATGTCGCGATGCGCTCCGAAACGGCCGAGATCGCAAGCTGCAGCCCGACATCGTCGGTGCCGGCTGGGATGCCGAGATAGCCGTAGGCCACCGCAAGCGTCGTGAGGTCGGCGGGACCGGGCTCGATGGCCGGGGGCGTGGGATCGGCCATCGCGGCGTCCGTTTAGGCGGCGGGCGGTTCGTCGGTGGGTGCGGTTTCGCCGAGATCGACCAACCGGAAGCCGTGCGGGGCGATGGCGACGAGCACGCCGATGGGCGCGAACGTCCAGCCCTCGTCGTTTGCGGCATAGGTCACGCCGTCGACGGTCACGGAGGCGTTTGGATCGTCGTGCTCGACCGCAGCGAAGCCTTCGGGAACGACGACGGGCTCGACGTCGGCCTGGGTGGCTGCGGCGGAGCGGTTTGGATTGCGGCGGGGCATGCGATTCTCGCGTTGCGAGACCGGGCGGCGGATGCCGCCCGGCTCGTTGATGGAGACAGGTGATCGGGCGGCGAAGCCGCGATCAGCCCTTTGCGATGTTCGTCACGATTCCCATGGCGAAGGGGGCGTACACGGCGAGGACTTCCTCGGCGTAGACACCGACCTGGCGCTGGCGGGTCGTGATCGGCCAATCGATCTCGTAGTAGTCCTGGCGGACCTTCACCTCGGCGACGTTGGGAACCTCGTTCGCCTGGTACTGGATCGGCAGGTTCTCGGCCCAGCCGATCATCGTGCCCGGGGGCAGAGCCGGGTGGATCTTCACCGGAATCTTGCTGCCGCCCTCGGTCGAGTACGGGTTGAAGTAGTACTCGATCGTGCCGCCGGCCGTGGCCTTCACACCGCCGCTCTGCGGATCCTGCATGTAGTGCAGGAGCGGAGCGGAGCTGCCGGTCAGGACGGCGTTGGTGAGGCCGGTCGTCTCCTGGCTGTTCACGTACAGAACCGACGGGGAGACCTGGTAGGCATCCCACATGCCCTGGAGCATGGCGTCGACCTCGTTGCACGAGCCGCGGCCCGAAGAGGTCAGTTTGGTGCCGATGCCGGCGGTGCCGGTGGCGAGCTGGTTCACATAGGCGGCACCGTTCGCACCGGCCTTGAAGGCGGTGGTCAGGAGGCCGTCGAAGGCGAGGTTCGGGTTCGCCGAGTTGTCGGCCGTGATGGCGGTCGCCGGCTGGGTGCCGGTGCGCAGCGTCGAGAGCGAGACCGAGTTGATGTAGGTGATCGCCTGCAGCACCTCGGAGCCGGACGGACCGACGAACCAAGCGTAGCCCATGGCACCCATGATCGGCGCGACGGACGCCAGGATGCTCTGGCCCGACGTCACCGCGACGCTGCCGGCGGCCGACTTGTTCGAGGAGCCGCCGTAGAGCGTGAAGGTCTTGCCGTCAGCGCCGTTGATCACCTTGGTGGTCGGAATGCCGTTGGCGATCGACGCGCCACGGCAACCCTCGAACGAGAGGGCGACGACGATGACCGAGTAGGTCGCGGCGGCGATCGCACCGGTGCTGCCGGAGGCCGAGGCGACCGGAGCAGACGGCGTGCCGAGCTGCAGAGTCGCGTTGCCGCCGAGGAGCGCGTTCTCCTCCTTCAGCATCATCTTCTGTAGCATGCGCATGGTCATGCGCGCCTTGACGTCCTCGAAGCCGCGACCGGCGTTGATCGCCTCGAAGCTGGCGCCGTCTTCCTCGCCGATCGTTACGTAGGAGGCGGCCTTGTTCGACGTGGCGTAGCTCATCTGACCGGAGCGCTGGCCTTCCGGCACCCAGCCCTGGGCGTCGTAGCCGGAGCCGATGATGCGATCGATCGCCTTCCAGTTGGTGGCGACGCCGATGCCGCCGCCGACGCGGGGCAGGCGGTTCCGGATCGGCGTGTTGACCGGGTAGAGGTTCTTCGCCGGGGCCTGGAGGTCGTAGGCGACGAGGCCGGTCTGCGTGGTGATGCTCTTGGCGAGCTCGTCGTTCGACATGCCGGCGGCGGACAGGATGGAGCGGGCGATGTCCTCGCTCGGGGCCTGCAGGGCGGCCTTGATGAGATCGTCGGTGTTGGCGGTCATGGGTCGTGCGATCCTTGTCGGCACAAAAAAACCGCCCCGAAAGGCGGCTGCGCGGTCGGCCCCGGGTGACCGGGGAGGCGGGTCAGGGTAGCGGGGCGATCAGCGGCTGACGGAAATCGGCCGAGCGTGCGCTGCCTTCAGCAGGGCCAGGGTGCGGTCCTCCTCCGACATCTCGTCGAGGGCCTTCCTGACGTCTTCCGTGGACAGGCTGGGTGCCGCGGAAGCGGCAGGGCTGCCGATCACGTCCTGCTCCTTCGAGACGGGCGTGATGTCGGCCTTGGCGAACGTCCCGGCGGTCTTCGCCGGGGCGGGCTCGGCCTCGACCTTGGCGAGGCGGGCGGTCAGACCCTCCACGGCCTTGGCGAGCGGTTCGACGCGGTCGGCGAGCTTGACGAGGGCTTCGTCGCGCTCGGCGACCTTGGCGAGCAGGGAATCGTGTTCGGCCTTGGTCAGGGCCTCGGCGTCGGCGGCCTTCGACAGCGCCTCGCTGGCCGCGGCCTTCTTGGCGGTGACCTCGGCGACGAGCTCGTCGATCTCCTCGATCGCCATCTCCTTGAAGAGGGCGGCGCCGGCGACGAGCCAGGAGCGCATCTTGGCGGGAACGGGGCTATTGTCGCCCTCGTAATCGGCCTCGCAGGCACAGGACGACACGATGGACGCGATGGACGAGATTACGTCCGAGAAGCGCTGGACCGTGTACATGCCCTTCGCCAGATCGTCGGCACCGGCGGCCTTGCTAACGCTGGCTTCGAGGGCGTCGACGGCAGCGGCGGCACGCGCGAGCGCGTCGACGGGACTGGTGGCATCCGCCTTCTCGACAACCGCGACGGTCTCGGGCCCCGTCTTGGCGACCTCGCCATCGACGGGCTTGTCCGGGGACGGAGCGTCCACCGCGCCGTCGACGGTTGGCTTGGCCACTTCGGTGACGGCGGCCACATCGGCCTTCGGCGCTTCGACCGTGGCGGTCGCGGTCTGAGCGGCCGCGGCTGCCTCGAGGGCCTTGGCGACGGCCTCGCCCGGGGATGCCGCAGGCGCGACACCGGTCTCCTTCACCGCCGCGGCGGCGTCGGGCGCAGTGTCTGCGCCAGCGGAATCCTTCATGGAATCGTCCTCTTCGTGATCGGCCTTCCAGACGTCGAAGACCGCTTCCGGATTGCACGGGCGGTCGACGAGGCTGATCTCGTTCAGGCGGATCTTGGTGATGGTTTTGCGCTTGGCGGGATCCCGGGCGAGGACCTTCCCGCCGATGGAGAAGCCCTTGTAGGTCCCGCTCTTGATCTTCAGGATCGCGACGGGATCGACGACGGTGGCCGTGATCACGGTCCGGTCGTCGTCACCGACCTCGGCGACGTCGACGGTGCCGGCGGCCGAAAGCTGGTGCATCTCGCGCAGCGGCCCGGAGCCGTGTGCGAAGAAGTCGGGGAGGGCGTCCCGGATCGCGTCGGCGGTGATGGTTTCGCCGGCCGCGTCCGTGGCTTCGCTGGAGGCGATCCCGGTCACCGTCAGGGTGCCGTTGTCGTTCTCGTCGGCCTTCTGCAAGGACAGGAAGAAGCGCATCAGGCGTCCTCGTCACCCTCAGGGGGATCGATGTCCGGGTCTTCGTCGTCGCCATTCCCAGAATCGACTTCGGGGGGCTGGGCGGCGCGCGCTGCGGCCTCGGCGCTCGCGATGACCGCGGCGTCGTTGGCTTCGATCTCGATCGCACCCTGCGCGATGTAGATCCGAGCCTTGTTGCCGCCCGGCACGGGACCTTGGCCGCGGCGCTCACGCACCTCGTCGATGGTCTCGGAGCCGTTGCGGAGGTTCTTATCGTCGATCTCGGCCTGAACCTTCGGATCGATCTCGCGAGCCGGGTTCCACTCGAATTCGAGATCGGGGTGGCCGAGGTCGTCCTGGACGACACTGTCGAGCATGCGCTTGGCCCAGAGCAGCAACGGGGCGAGCCCCTGTTCCTCGCTCTGCTCGGCGTCGTTGTCCGAGGTGGCCCGGTTGACCTGCTTCACGAACGGGGTCGGCGGCAGGCTGAAGGCGAAGCAGACGATGCGGGCGAGCCACTCGTCGAATTCGTCCTTGATCGGGGCGTCCTTGAAGGCCTGGTACTTGGTATCCTTCGGAACCCAGAGTTGCTTGGACCGCTCGCCGGTCTGTCCGCTGAGCTTGGCGTCCATCCAGGACTGCCAGTCCTTGATCTGCTCGGGCGTCCAGCCCTCGGGCGCACTCAGCAAGCCAGCCGGCGTGTTGCCCTCGGTGAAGTAGGCGAGCTGCGTGGCCTGCCGGCGCATGGCCGTCGTCAGTGTGACGACGATCTGCTCGACGGGGCTGTAGCCGTAGAGGTGGTTGGACCGCGGATTGCGCGGGGCATAGATCAGGTCGTCGCTCGTGAGGTCGGCCCACGGGACACCCTTGATGACCTGCTGGTAAGCCGGGAGCGGCATCATGGGCCGGCGGCCGCGCTCGTCGACCAGAACCTTGATCGTGCCGCCGTCGACCACGTCGAGGCCGATCAGCTCACCGCCGCGATTCCGGCGCCGCTCGATCGCTGGCGCATCAAGCACCAGCAGGTCCTCGACGAGCATGCGCATCCAGGTCGCGAACGGTGTGACACCGTCCGGCTTGCGCAACATCTTCTCGACGGCGTCGATGCGGGTGTCGCGATCATGCTGTCGGGCCCGCCCGAGCATCTTGC